TCAAGAATAGACGACCCATTGTGTTGTAATGAGTTTAATTTATCAAATAAGTAAGCTACTTGTTCAGAATGATGTTTATTAATTTTAGCAATACTTTCCTGCTTAATAATATCATTGCCGTGGTGGCTTAATTCATGGTGGCCCTCTTTAACTTCTATTTTAGGATAGGGTCTATTGCTTCCTTCATCAGCTAGTACCAGCGAAACCACTCTGGTAGAATCTGTTAAAAGGGCCAATCCTATAAGATCAATCAAAATCTTACAGTGGTCATCAAAAAATTCAGGAATATCAGAATATAATTCTCTTTGGCCAGATAATTCTTTGGGCTTAGACTCTTCCATTTCAATACGTCTTTCAATATCTCTAACACTATTGATATACTCTTCTAGCTTACGTTTATCTGAGCCTGAGAGGTCTTTATTTAAAAGATCCACCTCCCGACTAACCCCATCTAAAATACTCTTTTTATAAAGAATTCGCTCTTTACTTTGTGGAGTATTTCCACCATAAATTCTTTCAAATATACTTCGTGGATTGTTATCTTTGGGCAACGGGGAGGTTGCACTATTCCAAGATATTGTGGATGAATAAGCACAACTATAACCACTATCACAATTACCAGACTGTTTACCAGACTCACACCCTAATTCTAAAGATCCAAATCTTGTTATAGACCTATAATGTTTAGCTGCTATTTGATCAGCAGAAATTCCCCCACTAATATTTTTACCATCAGTTTTTTTAATCTGAACACCAGTTAAATAAGTACTCATAGATCTTGCGTGATCTCCACCCCCATCACCATTAGCTCTTGCTTTTGTTTGAGCAAGGCCAGAAAGAATTAAAATCTTATCTTTATAATTATTAAAGGGTTGTAGAGTTGGTGGTAACTCATTTAAAACCCCAACATCTTTAGGGGTCCAACTATTCATATTCATACCATTAGGACTAAATACAAATACTAATCTTTTTTTATTTTCAATAATATCTCCCAAAGACTCTAATAATGGTAGTCCTAATAATGATCCTGATCCAACTATAAATTTTCTTCTATTAATCATAAAGATTCCCACAATTCTATGTCTTCTTTTAAAAGACCCCTAATAATTTCTAATTCTGCCCCAGATAATTCTGGCTTATTTTCAGGATTTGATGGAGAGATATGTTCTACATTACCATAAATACCAAGAAATTCAAACATTGATTGAAATCCATTCTCAAACTTAAAATGCACACACCTATTATTAATTAGATTCATACCATAAAGAGTCTCATATGATCCATTTTGCAAAGAGTCTATTAGCATAGAAACAGATAGATTCTTTTTTGAACATAAAGACCGTAATCTTTCTATGGGGTTTCTTACCATTACTCCAACATTATATTCTTGGTCTAGAGTTGTAACAGATAAAAATGTTGTTGGGTGGCGACCACTAGTGTCTTGTTGATATTCAATAAATTTATCTGGATAAAAATCCCTAAGTAAACAATGGGCTATTGAGTGACTACCACTACGAGTTACCATAGCTAATTTATTATTATTTGGAGCTTGATATAGTACTGTTATCATGTGAAATATAGGACTAATGCCCCATTGCCTCCGGGAGTTGTAAAAGTATCATAAGCTCCTCTGCCGCCATATCCAGCAGTTTTAGTTAAGGCGCTATTATATTTATTAACATATCCTGCTGATCCAAAAGCTGCTGTTGCTCCGCAAGTTTCTGTTGTGCTTACTCCAGCTAAAGTTAGGGCTGCGAATAATCCACTAATATCTGTAGCTGGTTTTCTTCCACAAGCAGTAGTCGTAGCAGAATCTCCACCAACAGCTCCTCCCGGACCACCATAAGCTCCAGATCCTCCGTTTGCTCCACCATCTCCTCCACTATAGCCTCCTGCATCTGCTAAGGGGTAGACGGAATTATTGCCGTTTCCTCCTGTGATAGTTACTGAGCTATATGTTGCTGTTGATTTTGTTGAAAGGGTACTAGTGTTTATTGCTCCTACTCCTAGAGCATAAGAGATAGATGCACCAGATACAGACCATGTTTTATACGCACAACCTCCACCATAACTTAAGCTTCCAGGACTACATCCTCCACCTCCAACGACCCAAGCTTTCATAGTGGTGGCCCCAGCAGGAATAGAGTAGCTTGTGCCAGAAGTTAATAAAACCGCTTGTGGGGTAAATGACACAGGAGTAAGATATCTAATAATAACAATTCCAGATCCTCCAGCACCACCAGTTCCATTAGTTCTTTCTCCTCCACCACCACCACCTCCAGTATTTGCTGCTGCTGCTAATGCACTACCAGATCCAACCCCAGCAGTTCCTCCTCCAGATCCTCCAGCTCCAGGTGTTCCTCCTGCATATGTAGATCCTCCTCCTCCTCCACAATAAGTTGTTGATATTCCACTAATGCTGCTAGCTGTTCCAGTTCCACCAGCTCCACCAGTAGTGGTTGTTCCGTTTCCTCCCGCACTAGTAGATCCTCCTCCTCCACCAGAACCATAATTTCCAGATGTACCTGCTGTTCCTCCATTTTTTCCTTGTCCAACAGTGCCAACTCCGCCAACATTAGAGCCATAACAGGCTCCTCCTCCAGAAGCTTTTGTACCTAAAGACGCTTGAGTAGGAGGAGTTGTTGGATAGTTGTACCAACTAGCACCTCCTTGGCCTCCTAAACTAGTAATACTGCTAAATATAGAACTAGCTCCATTATTTCCCTGAGCAGTAGTAGCTATTCCTCCTAATCCCACAGTAACGGGATATGTTCCATTAGTAACAGCAAATCCAGTTCCTGTTTGAAATCCTCCTGCTCCTCCACCACCACCATGATAAGTTCCTCCTCCTGAGCCTCCTCCTCCTATAACTAAATATTCAACTGATAAAGATTGCAAAGCAATAAAATTACTACCAGATGATAAAAATGTATGAACCGTATATAATCCATCATAAGTTATGGTTCCTCCTGTTGCCAAAGATGCATGAGTCCATATTTTAAGAGTTGATGATGTTCCACTCCCTATTTTTAATAATCCTCCTGTAGTACGACCTATTTTAAATGTTGTCATGGTTCAATAGGCCATTCTATATTAGATGGATCATTTTGCAGATTAGGAAGATCTCTAAGATTTTGTCTATAAATTATCCAATCTTCTTTATTATTTCCAACATCTGGTAAAACTCTCCAGTCGCATTTAGATAATAAAAGATCTCTTTCTGCTCGAACTGCTACCCAAAGCTTTTCGATAGGCCAGTTTAAAATCAAAGAGTCTATCTGAACCTGTTGGTCTGGAGTTGGTTGGTCATCTTTATAATCTATTCTAAATTCATTATTTTCAAGATCAGCTATGCCATGTATTGGTATAATATTATTAATTTTTGTATGGAGTATATTTATTAACATAAGAATAATCCTTGTTCCATGTTGACGTTTGTAAAACTAGTATTAGCAGATATTCCTTTTTCTAAAGATTGTATATAGTGATATCCAATTTGAGGATCAAAAGTAGCTGATGTGCTAAAAGTTCTATAATCTGTAGTGCTTGTTTTTGTTAAAATTAGATTTGTGGGAGTAGTAATACTATCAAGAGCTAGGGCTATATTTCCACATGTAAAAGAACTATTAAGATTTACACTAATAGCATCTTCTGCGAGTCCCGTAACAAACTCAAACCTTCCTTCTCCAGGTGTGGTATTAGAGTTAAAAGCTCTCCAAGTAGCAGTAGCATATGAATGAATTGAATATTGCCCAGCATAGATAGCATGAGGCACCCTATTATTATAATTCCATACAAATCTCCTTTTTTTACTATCTTCGGTTGTTGTTGATGATGTTGTTCTTAATGTTCCTACATATCTATATGATTTATCACTAGTTTTAACATAAACTCCATCTTGTAAAGATATTGCTGTTGCTCGTGTAGTATCACTAGCCCAAATATTAATACTTAAAGCCATCTCATTAGGAGTACCAATATAATTTATAAATAAATCATAATTAGCATCAGCAGTAACAGCAGGAGTATCAAGACGAACGGTAGAAACATTAAGACCTCCAGCAGAATTGGAGATTGAATATGGAACCCAAACAGAATTAGTTGTATCATACAAACCAATATAACCATGTGTAAAATGGTAATATCTAATAATAATATTCCCTGTACGATCAGCATCTGGAATTATTCCTCCTCCTAGACTACTAGCTTGAACAGAAATTCTCCCTCCAGCTAGTCTACTAGCAAATAAAGAATCATAAGCTTGAACATTAGTTCCTATAGCTAATCCAAGAGTTGTTCGAGATGTACTAGCATCAGCATCGTCAACTAAGCTTCGTGCAAAAGTTGTTATAGCTCCTGTTGTATAAACATCATTAGCTGTAGCATAAAGATAACTACCAGAAGCTGTTGTTAATCCAGCAATACTGAGTAATCCAGCATCATATGCTTGAACATTAGTTCCTATGACTAATCCACTAGTATTAATTGTTGCTGTGTCAGTACCACTATTATATGAAAGAACAATACCTGTTCCAGCAGTAAGAGCAGCAGTAACAAATGACTCAACTCCTCCAGACGATGCTAATAAAGACCTGCCGTACTCAGTATAGATACCAGTTGTATAAACATCATTAGCTGTTGTATAGAGATAACTGCCAGAAACTGTTGTTAATGCAGCAATACTAGTTAACCCAGCATCATAAGCTTGAACATTAGTTCCAATAGTTAAGCTAAGAGAAGCAGCAGTTTGATCTCCAGTATTTGTTCCGCTAGACGTTCCAGAAAAAGTTCCACTTTGAGTTGCTAAAGTTCCCAATCCTAATGTTGTTCGACATGTACTAGCATCAGCATCGTCAACTAAGCTTCGTCCAAAAGAAGTAATGACTCCTGTTGTATAAACATCATTAGCTGTTGTATAAATATACCTATCTGCTGCTGTTGTTAATGCAGCAATACTAAGTAATCCAGCATCATATGCTTGAACATCTGTTCCAATAGCTAATCCTAATGTTGTTCGAGATGTACTAGCATCAGCATCATCAACTAAGCTTCGTCCAAAAGAAGTAATGACTCCTGTTGTATAAACATCATTAGCTGTAGCATAAATATAATTACCCGACTCTGTTGTTAATCCAGCAATACTTGTTAACCCAGCATCATTAGCTTGAGCATTAGTCCCGATGGTTAAACCAAGAGAAGCAGCAGTCTGATCTCCAGTATTTGTTCCACTAGACGTTCCAGAAAAAGTTCCACTTTGAGTAGCTAAGGTCCCCAACCCTAATGTTGTTCGAGATGTACTAGCATCAGCATCATCAACTAAGCTTCGTCCAAAAGAAGTAATGACTCCTGTTGTATAAACATCATTAGCTGTAGCATAAATATAATTACCCGACTCTGTTGTTAATCCAGCAATACTTGTTAACCCAGCATCATTAGCTTGAGCATTAGTCCCGATGGTTAAACCAAGAGAAGCAGCAGTCTGATCTCCAGTATTTGTTCCACTAGACGTTCCAGAAAAAGTTCCACTTTGAGTAGCTAAGGTCCCCAACCCTAATGTTGTTCGTGCTGTACTAGCATCAGCATCATCAACTAAACTTCTTCCAAAAGTTGTAATAGTTCCTGTTGTGTAAACATCATTAGCTGTAGCATAAAGATAACTACCAGAAGCTGTTGTTAATGAAGCAATACTAAGTAAACCAGCATCTCCAACCCCCACATTACTACTCAAACTAGTCCAAGTTGAAGTTCCATCTCCAATTTTTAGCAGATTATTAGTAGTATCAAAACCCGGTTCGCCACTAGCTAATACTGGATTAGTATTAGACCACTGAGTTGCTGACCCTCTTCTAACTTGTATTTGATTGGTTCTAGCCATTATAATTCCATATTAAATATTAACATAATAGAGAGCTTTCTATAGCAAATGAGGTAAACGATGAACTAGCAGTAGTTCCATATTCCACCCCTTGTACAAAATGATATCCTATCTGTTGAGTAAAAGCTCCAACAGCACTAGCTGCGCTACTATAGGTGGTTGAGGCTTCGACTAATATAGAACTATTAGAGGCTGTACTTGTTGTGTCTAATCCTAATCCGACATTTCCATATACTATCTGACCATAGTACATAAGAGATATAGAGTCTTCATTGAAGCCAGAAACAAATTCTATTCTGGTACTACCAAGAGTTGTATTATTATTCCATGATCTCCAAGTAGCTGTAGAATAAACATGAACACTAGATAGATAGCAATAAACTTTTTTATATCTTCTGTTATTATAGTTCCATAACAATCTTTGAGCAGCAGTATCTACTGTTGTGGTTGTTGTTACTGTTCTAAAAGTTCCTAAATAACGATATGATTTATCACTAGTTTTAACATAAACTCCATCTTGTAATGATATTGCTGTTGCTCGTGCAGTATCACTTGTCCAAATACTAGATGCTAATGTTAGGGTTCCAGTATTGCTATACATAAAAACGTCATAATTATATCCACTGCTTAATGTTCCAAGAGCTAACGATCTTTGAGTAAAGCTGTATGGAACCCACACTAAATTTGTAGTATCATACAGTCCTATTGAAGAATTTACATATGGAGTATAATAAATAGTTGTTTTAGCGGATTGATCGGTGGTGCTTATTGGGACGCCACTTTCAAGAGTTAGTCTACCTCCAGCAAATGCACTAGCAAGCACAGAGTTATATGCTAGAACATCAGTTCCTATTACTAATCCTAATGTTGTTCGAGATGTACTAGAATCAGCATCGTCAACTAAGCTTCGTCCAAAAGCTGTTATAACTCCGGTTGTATAAACATCACTAGCTGTAGCATAAATATAATTACCCGACCCTGTTGTTAGTCCAGCAATACTCTGTAAACCCGCATCATATGCTTGAATATTGGTTCCTATTACTAATCCACTAGTATTAATTGTTGCTGTATCAGTAACACTATCATACGAAAGAACGATACCTGTTCCAGCAGTAAGAGTAGTGGTGATAAGCGACTCAACCCCGGATGATGCTAATAAAGACCTACCATACGCCGTAGAGGTACCTGTTGTATAAACATCATTAGCTGTAGCATAAAGATAACTACCAGAAGCTGTTGTTAATGCAGCAATACTAGTTAATCCAGCATCGTAAGCTTGAGTATACGTTCCAATAGTTAAACTAAGAGAAGCAGCAGTCTGATCTCCAGTATTTGTTCCGCTAGAAGTTCCAGAAAAAGTTCCACTTTGAGTTGCTAAAGTACCCAATCCTAATGTTGTTCGTGCTGTACTAGCATCAGCATCGTCAACTAAGCTTCGTCCAAAAGTTGTTATAGCTCCTGTTGTATAAACATCATTAGCTGTAGTATAAATATATCTATCTGCTGCTGTTGTTAATCCAGCAATACTAAGTAATCCAGCATCATAAGCTTGAACATCTGTTCCAATAGCTAATCCAAGTGTTGTTCGAGATGTACTAGCATCAGCATCGTCAACTAAGCTTCGTCCAAAAGTTGTTATAGCTCCTGTTGTATAAACATCATTAGCTGTAGTATAAATATATCTATCTGCTGCTGTTGTTAATCCAGCAATACTAGTTAATCCAGCATCGTAAGCTTGAGTATACGTTCCAATAGTTAAACTAAGAGAAGCGGCAGTCTGATCTCCAGTATTTGTTCCGCTAGAAGTTCCAGAAAAAGTTCCACTTTGAGTTGCTAAAGTTCCCAATCCAAGAGTTGTTCGTGCTGTACTAGCATCAGCATCATCAACTAAGCTTCGTCCAAAAGTTGTTATAGCTCCTGTTGTATAAACATCATTAGATGTTGTATAGATGTATCTGTCTGCTGCTGTTGTTAATCCAGCAATACTAGTTAGCCCAGCATCATAAGGTTGAATACCAAGAGAAACTGAGGTCTGATCTCCAGTATTTGTTCCACTAGACGTTCCAGAAAAAGTTCCACTTTGAGTTGCTAAAGTTCCCAATCCTAATGTTGTTCGTGCTGTACTAGCATCAGCATCATCAACTAAGCTGCGACCAAAAGCTGTTATAACCCCCGTTGTATAAACATCATTAGCTGTAGCATAAAGATAACTACCAGAAACTGTTGTTAATCCAGCAATACTAAGTAAACCAGCATCTCCAACCCCCACATTACTACTCAAGCTACTCCACGCTGAAGTTCCATCTCCAACTTTTAACAGACTATTGGTAGTATCAAAACCCGGTTCTCCACTAGCTAATACCGGATTAGTATTAGACCACTGAGTCGCCGTTCCTCTTCTAACTTGTATTTGATTGGTCCTGGCCATATTTCTCCCTTATAGTCTATCTTATTATTATAATAATAGATAAATATCTAAAATCAAGGAGACCCACCATCTAGAGTTCCCCATGTTGGAACTCCAGCAACAACTTGTAATATATATCCATTAGATCCAGCAGCTAATTCAGAACCCACACTACTAGCTCCAACCATCAGAGCATTGGAGGCTAATGCTATTTTACCAACTGTTATTCCAGCAGTACTATTAACATCAGCATTTAATATAGTACCATCTAATATCATGGTGCTAGTAACTTTACCACTTCCAATAGCAGTAACTCCAGCATTAGTAATAGTAACATCTCCAGTAACACCAACAGATGTTGCTACGTTTGAAGCATTTCCCACTAATATATTAGCACTAGTTAAAGATGCCAACTTACTAAAAGCTATAGCAGCACTACTATTAATATCAGCATTTACAATAACATCATTAGCAATACTAGTAGCATTACCCACACTAGTTACATCCCCAGTAAGATTAGCATTAGTAGTAACAGTACTAGCATTTCCAGTTAGGGCTCCAATAAAAGTACCAGCAACAAAAGTTTCACTTCCAACAGTCCACCTATTATTAGTTTCATCCCATATCAATGAAACATTGGCATCTGTACCTCTTTCAATCTCAATACCAGCATCTTGCGTAGCTGAATATGTTTCATCGCTATTAAGAGTAATAATAGAATCCCCAATATTAACAGTATTACTATTTACTGTTGTTGTGGTACCATTAACTGTTAAATCTCCGCTTAGAATAAGCCCCGAAGCATTTACTGTTCCTGTAAAAGTTGGACTAGCAATAGGAGCAACATCTGTTCCTATAACCAATCCAAGTGTTGTCCTTTGTGCGGATGCGTCAGCATCGTCTAATAGGGCTTTGCCCGCAGTTGTTAAATCAAACACAGCAGCTGTGCCCGCTCCTGTAAATTGAATACCCTTATTAGCAGCAGACGTTAAGCCAGCGATAGCAGCAAGTTCAGCATCATAGGCCTGAACATCAGTACCAATAGTTAATCCTAACGAAGTTTTTAATGTTGCTGCACTTTCAACAACAAAGTTAGTTCCATTGCCGATAATTACTCCGTTGTCTGTTGGACTTAATCCAGCAACGTCAGCTAACTGAGCATCATAAGCCTGAACATCTGTTCCTATAGCCAACCCTAATGTTGTTCTTTGTGCGGATGCGTCAGCATCGTCTAATAGGGCTTTGCCCGCAGTTGTTAAATCAAATACAGCAGCTGTGCCTGCTCCTGTAAATTGGATGCCTTTATTAGCAGCAGACGTTAAACCCGCAATTGCAGCAAGTTCAGCGTCATAAGCCTGAACATCAGTACCAATAGTTAATCCTAACGAAGTTTTTAATGTTGCTGCACTTTCAACAACAAAGTTAGTTCCATTGCCGATAATTACTCCGTTGTCTGTTGGACTTAATCCAGCAACGTCAGCTAACTGAGCATCATAAGCCTGAACATCTGTTCCTATAACTAACCCAAGAGTTGTTCGACCTGCACTAGCATCAGTATCGTCAACTAAACTTCGCCCAAAAGCTGTTATAACTCCTGTTGTATAAGTATCATTAGCCGTAGCATATAGATAGCTACCAGAAGCCGTTGTTAATCCAGCAATGCTAGTTAAACCAGCATCATAAGCCTGAGTATACGTTCCAACAGTTAAATTAAGAGAAGCAGCAGTTGGTAGAGTCTGATCTCCAGTATTTGTTCCGCTAGACGTTCCAGAAAAAGTTCCATCTTGAGTAGCTAAGGTCCCCAAGCCGAGAGTTGTTCGACCCGCACTAGCATTAGCATCGTCAACTAAACTTCGTCCAAAAGCTGTTATAACCCCCGTTGTATAAACATCGCTAGCTGTAGCATAAAGATAATTGTCCGACCCTGTTGTTAATCCAGCGATGCTCTGTAACCCAGCATCATAAGCTTGAATGTTAGTTCCAATGCCACTAACAGCAATAGTCAACTGATGACCACTATAAGTCAAATCAATATTAGACCCCTCTATGAGTCCACTCCCCACAATATCCATAACTTGATCAGAGCTAACTGTTCCAGCAGTTACTCTAGCATCAACAGCAGTATTAAAATCAGTAATACGACTGGATGGAATTCCAGTAACACTAATAGCTATCGTGGATCCATTAGTCCCCTTAGACAGTCCAATACCACTAACACCCGTAAAATCAGTAGGTAGGGTAGCAGCATATGTTAAACTATTCCAAGCAGTTGTTCCGTCTCCAATCTTATACCTACCAGTTGTTGTATCATATCCCCACTCTCCAGCAGACAAAACAATAGTACCAGCAGCCCACTCAACAGTTGTTCCACGACGAATCTGAATTAATGTTTTAACTGCCATAGTAATATCTTTCTTTTAAAAATTAGTTTAAGGGGAACCACAATCAAAATCATAATCATCTAGATAAGTATTTAATCCATCTATTCTAGCAACACTCAAATTACCAGTAATCTTACTCATAGGAATATCTGGAAGGTCACTAACAGATATAATATCTCTATCACTAATTATATTTACACTATTATATCCAAATTTCTCAATTTCTACAACCCCAATATTATCAATATAGCTAGTTTCCAGACTTATGATATTCGGCTCAATATTTTCAATAACTACAATAAATTCGCTCATGGTTGACAACTTAATAGGGTGTCGCTATTTCTACGAATTATTTTTACACCGCCAAAAATCAACCTTATTATTTCTTTGCCTCCCCCAGTATACATAGCAGAAGGACTTTCTAGCTCAAGATCATACTTTGCGCTATCAAATAAGAAGTTGTTCGTAACACTAGCAGGAAATTGCAATAATAGTTTGCCTTCTGCTCCAGTAATTGTAAATTTATAAAGAGTATAATCAAGATTAGTGGTACTAAATACCTGTACAATTCCCTTGCTGGTTGTCCATATCAATCTGGCACACCAACCGGTAATATTAATGGGTATCTCACTACTATCTTTATATATTAAGGATAGCTTAAAGGAAGATCCTTGTTCTATTGTGAAGTCATATTTGCCAGCTGCCATATTATTTGACCTTCATGGAATGGGTGGCCTATATATTTAGTGATAATAAGTTTATATAAAATAATACACCTATAAGCAAGAATAAATCCACTTAGCTTGTCCACAATCCCATATTTTGAATAATCCATGATCATATCCAGAATTTCCCGGAAACCTTAATCTATTCAATGTAATTTGGCCATCTGTCCATTTAAAGCTAGGATATGTATGATTATATTTAAATCCTAAATCAGACAAATAAGACCCATCCCCATATCTTAGATCTATAAATGTCATAATAGAAGATGGATTAATTTGTTCTATAGCATAATTTAATAGTTTTGAAAATCCCCCAACAACTCCAGTTCCTTTTGAGCAGCAGAATCTTGATACTTCATAGTCTTTATCTTTTAATCTTTTAAGCCTTAAACAGCTTACAATCTCATTATCATATAATAAACAATAGGTTTGTCCCCTACCTTTTCCCATAAGATGATTAATCTCATAAAACTGATCAGCCTCCTTATTGGACAATACTCCTATAGAGCACTTTCTAGCAAAAATCCTATTAGATTTGCCCAGTCGATTTAGTATGATAGATTTAATAATATCAAACTTATCGTTCAATTCATCTTCCCTAAAAAATAATGATCTAAAATTATTACTAGAATATACTAGCCTCTTCATGATATGATAGTTTTTATCTAATTTAGTAGCATCACTATGCCAGTATAGTCCATCTATTTCTATTAATAAATTATCTATTTTAAAGTCTGATATATAAACCCCATTATCATGAGAAACCCTATGTTGTTGAGAATAACTAATATTTTCTTCATCTAACCAGTTTTTTAAAATTTGCTCTAGAGAACTATATCTATTACCCTTTTCCATAGTGGTAGCAACTTCAAAACCATATTGAGATACCAACTGATTAAATCTACTGAGACAATATCCTGTTTCTTCTGCCCACTCTTTACTATTTTTATTTTCATAAAATCTAGCATTACCATTAGAAATCATAGTATTAACAATCTTCTTTTTAACCTCTATATTCTTAGTAGCACTAGTATATCCATATCTTTTTAAATTAGTTTCTTTAGTGGCCTCTTTAAATATTTCTACCTGAGCTACATTTTTGACCCCGTACTTAATTAGATTAGTATTTTGTTTCAATATCTCATTATTAGGATCTTTTGCATGATGACTAACTCCCCGAACCCTAAGATTAGTATCTTTAATTTTTTGTTTAATATCTTCATTCTGAAACACATTATCTGTACCAAATCTCTCTAGATTAGTTCTATTTCTATTTTCTGATATTTTTATCTTATATGATGGTCCATACTTTTCTATTAGGGTTTTATCTTTTTTATCCTGTAGTTTACCCTTAGTATCTAGACCCCAGCTCTTTATGGTTCTATTCAGAGATGATCTTGGAATACCCAGTTTATTAGATATATTAGATATAGACCACCCCTCTGAGATCATAAGAATAATATCGTCCTTATTACTATTTATTTTAAGACTTTTAGGATTATCTAATCTTTGAGATGAATTCTTCACTCCGTGCAACAATAGACTTATTTCTTCTCTTTTTTTAAATCTACATTGTTCACAACAATCTTTATCTAGTACCTTGTTCTGAATATATCTAGCCTTATTACTTTTAATAATATGCTTATGGCAGTAATCACAATCAACTATAATGCTCTTGTTAGAACACTTGCTAAGGTCTTGTGGATAGTATTTATATTCACTGTATGTTATATCATTTTGTATCATAGAAAATTTCCTCTTTTGACTTATAATACAGCAAATGCTTTGTTTGTCAAGGCATAGAGTCTATGTATGACTAGAAAAAAGGACCAGTATTTCTACTAGTCCAGTTTTCGTTAATAATAAATAAAAGGTATTAGAGTGAACCTATGATAACTCTACGATTATCTAGTACGGCGAAGCCCAGTTCTGCCCATCCGTAGAATCCAGCTCTCTTCTGACGATGAAGAGTATCATCTTCAAAAATCTGAACTTCTTGGCGAATTGGCATGATGAAACTATCTCTCTTGCGCATATCTAGACCTACCACAACTTCAGTATCTCCACCGGGCATACTTGCAGCCAAGGAGGTAGTGAAGAATGCTTGGTATTCTTGACCAACACCAAGTTCATCTAGATCATGAAGATTGACTCCGAATACACGATTTAGACTACCGTCTGCTGCTGTATAAATCTCTCGACGAGTAATTTCGTCAATTTGATCAATACCCCAGTTTCGAATATCTTCCATCGCTTCTGGAGATACAAAAAGATCAGTTAGCATTCCACGATTAGCACTGGTACTATTACCGCCGCCGTTTCGTCTCATGACTGTTTTCATCAAACTTACCAATCTCTTGGTAAATTGACTAGCAGAAGCATCAGAATCATAAACAACGATATTTCGATCAACACCAGCAGCTAACAAAGTATGCCAGCCGTCATCATTCATCTTCTTAACAAAGGAGCCCTCTAAAGCTTCCATTGCTCTGCCAACAACATCCCACCTAGCATCTCTAGCATACTTTAGCAAGTAGTCGATAGATGAACCAATGTCGTAGGTTGGAACCATAACATAGTCACCTTCAACATGACGCTCTGGAATATATCCGTGATTAGGCAAAGTATATGCAACAAAGTCTTTTTCGGTACCTGGTGCAAGAAAATCTAATGGAAATTCTGGAGTAGCACTTTGAGCAAGCTTGATAGGCTCAAATATGCCGTCTAAAATATCTCCACTTAGTAAACCCTGACGAAGAGGCAATTCTAGTGCTTTTGCAAATTCTGCATTAGCGGCTAATGCTACTTCTCTATTTGGCGAACCAGAACGCATCAAAAGATCTGTTAATTCTGGTGTTGGCTGAAATCTCTCTGTTTTAGCTGACATGTTTTATCTCTCCCTGTGATTTAAAAAAAAACTTATAGATTAACTGATACTTTTGCATAACCGTCTGCGTCTGTAGCACTTAAGAATTGACCAATTTGAACAGCATTAGTACTACTAGTACCTATATTGCCGTTTGCACCAACATAAGCCTTGGCTCCTGCACTTGGAGTGCCAGCAAGGAAATTAGTTGTAACCTGCCCATTTCTGAGTATTGTTACCTTTCCTCCTACCTGGACCTCATCTTTGTGCCAATTGATATGTTGTTTTGTTAGGTCAATATTTACAACATCATTTAGCAGAATTCCTACGGGTAATGAACCAGATGCTACTGAAGCATAAGCAACAACAGCATTGGCATCATCCATAGATACTCCCAACCCGGAAGTAGCGACATTAACACTAACCACACCACCGCGTGTTGCAGTTGTATTCATGAAAAAAGAAACATCAGTCAATAGTTCAATACGATCAGATTTTAAGGCCATTGTAATTTCTCCAGTAAATATTTAGGGACTATTTATTTTTCTTGTTACCTAGTTTGCTGTACACGAATTCTACCAAAGCTGCTCTTGTGGAATTTAATGAAGACTCAGCTGATTCTTCACTAACGCTTAAGCTTACAGAGTCTTCTACTTCAACGTCTTCAAGGACAGATATATCGCTATTGTCTTCAGAAGCTTTCTTCTTAGGATCTTCCTTCTTAGGATCTTCCTTCTTGGTGCCATCTTTTTCTTTCTTGTACTTTTCTAGCCAAGGAGGCAGACCAGCAGCAAAAAGAAAAGTCATAGCATCAAAAGCTTCATCTTCCATAGCATCAAATTTTTCCAATATGCTAGCAACAATTTCAGCATCTAGACCTTTGTCTACTAATGATGCTTTTCTAAGCATGTTCTTTTCTTTCTTCATCATAGCGGCTTCAGCAGCTCGATATGTCTCAATGATACTATTGGCAGTATCTAGTTCTAATCTTATAGCCTGTATAGCAGCTTCAGAATCGTCTTCCATTTTATCCATTTCTTCTTGCATCTTTTTGATCTGCTCTTTGGTCTTTTTTGCAGCCTGAGCCATTTCGTCTTCCATTTCAAGATTGGCCGATGCGAGACCAGCAATTTTGGCTTGAATGCTGTCAGATGCTTCTTTGGTATAGACAACATCATCACTCACTGTTAGCTCTATTTCTTCAGCGACGGTTACCTTCTCTTTTGAACTCATAATAGTATTCTCCGAATTAGTGTTGGCCTGAGTAATAAATACACCTGATTTTATAATTTCTTCTTTTTTTTCCAAAGTACAACTATTGGATTTTTTGTTATCGGTCTCAGATAATAAGTTCTTAGTAAATATTATACTATCCTGATTAGCTGGTCTGTCAACAAAACCCTTGCCAGAAAACGTTATATTTCGCAAGACTCTTCCAATTTTATAATTTTCATGTTCACCAAGACCCCCATAAGACCGCAAATATTTGCTTAAATACGCAGTCTCATTATTTCGAGATAATATTTTATATGTTCCAGTATTTTTTTCTATTAGACCATAATCAAACCCCTTAAAGAAACATTCCATACTAACATACTTAGTACCGTCTTGTATTTCAGCTATTAGTTTTTCGGATCTGTCTTTAAGTTCTGGATTAGTAAAAGATTTATATATTACTGATCCTGTTAATATATGATATTTTTCTGGTAGATCTTCCACTTCGGTATTTTCATCTATAAGAATACCTTCCTCTGTAATAGGCCAATTTGATGTGATGTGTCCTATTATTATATTCTCATCATGTTCTAAATTAGTGGGTTTGTCTTCTGGAGTATTTTTTGCTATCCAGACTTCTTTTTTATCAAAGATATCGTCATTTTTATTCCAACTAGAACTAACAAGTATAGACTGCACATAATACAGATCATCATCACTGAAAGATGCTAGACTATGAATATTTTTTTTAATATCTTCAGATTTATGCTCTATTGGCTCTGCTATACAAGCATAAGATATTGAGGCAGAAGAGGATAACTGGGCCTCTAACCCATCTATTTTTTCTTGGTCAAATATATGCATAATGATTAACCCTTATGTTTAATTACCTGCCTCATCATACACCAGACAATAGAAAGAAGCTTTTGCTTGCTCATTCTCACTAACGGATAGTTGTCTACCCAGATCTCCCTGAATAGCTTTTAGCCAAATATAAAATTTAGAGACTATCTTGCTATTAGTCTCCATGTTGTGAAAAGATTCCACTACTTGAGAACTCCCAATGGTGCAGTAAGGGATAAGATTAAGAAGAATATTGGTTTTAACCTGTTCTAGCTCTTGGGACTCTGCACTAGTTAAACTTCTTAAATTTTTCTTATTATAGAATTCTAACATTAGTGGGTTCATAATTTCCCCTATTTTATTCTGAGCTGATGTCGCCCACATTAACATCTTGGCCCCTGTTCTGGGTATAAAGGTCTTGGGCGCTCGCTTTTTCTTATCTTTTGATAGTTTAGGCCTTCCGTCGCCAGATTCTTTCGGCAACGAATCCGATGACGGATCGTTTGCCAACTTCGTTGGTTGTGGTGCTGTTGCTGCTTTCATCTCAAGGGATGTTTTTTCTCCGGGTTTCTTTTTGGGAAGATCAAGTCCTACTTGACTAGGAGCCACTATCCCCAATTGCAGAGATATTTTTTTCAAAGAGTTCTCAAACTGAGGATCAAACCAAGGCCCAGCTTTATCTACCATTCTACTTGTTTTTCTGTCTCGGAATTCTCTGTTCAGTCTGTATTTCTCCATATCTGGATCAAATCCAAATCTTGTTTGTATTAGCTCATCAGATACTAAGTTTCTATCAGCTAGCTGAATGAGTAAAGCCTTTTCTGTGTCTTCATTGGATAAATCCATTCTGTCAAACTCAATTTTTCCAGGATATTGAAATCCCATAGCTTGTTGGACTAATTCTAGTTCCTTTTCCCAGAAACTAACTAGTATGTCTCTGCCGTACTGAAGTCTTTGGGTCAGTGTTTTAAGGCTTATAAAATTGTTTGTTGTTCCACTAGCTCCGAAAGTACCTGTTAAGGTTGGTGGAATACCTAGACCAGCATAAATAGCGTTCAAGTGGGGAATGTATTTTCCTTCGCCCAAGAATTGATGAACATTAGTTTTTGATTCAAGAAGCTCTATATCTGGACCCCACACAAGATCCATTGTTCCTCCCCCAACATTATTTCCAAGTATTTGAGCTAACTTCGCCGTTGCTGCTTTTGTAGGGGCTATTTTGTGTTCTAGGCTCCCTAGTTTAAATATTCTAATATTTGATATAGCTCCATCTAAAGCTGCCATATCCGCGAGTTTCAGCTTTTCTATAACATTGATATCATCCATGATAGCATACATCATAGGAAATGCCCAAGCCTGCCAATCATCTTTCTTATAATGAAAAACCATTGTCTTTTCAGGATCCAAAGGATAGGATTTCTTCTTTTGGGCCGCTTCGACAATTTCTGCTGGCAGACCACTAACTACCAAGGCTTCTGCCTCATTCTTTGGAGCATTTATGATTCTTCTAAGACTAGCTGGTAGAATAAGTTGATACTGCTTTTTTTCTACAAATGAAGATAATGGTCCTCCAGCAACTTCAACAAATACAGGATCCATAAAAGTATATCGCCAAGGTATTTCTCTTTTTTCCAACTTAATACTATTTAAATCAGCAATATCAAAATTAGGAGCAGAAGCAGATCTATATAGTTTTTCAGCAACCTTTACACTAATTTTCCCAGTTTGTTTGTTAATTACAACATTTCCCACCTTATATAAATTATTTAAAAATCTCTCACTCCTATCTTTCCCCCCAATCTTCTTGAACCACTGTCTATAAAATCTCTCTATCCTTTTATTCTTATGAACAATCCTGACACCCTGAGCAGCAAAATCTCCCATAAGATCAATAACATTTTTAACCAAGCCGATTCTCTGATAAATATCTTCTGCTCTGCGCAGGATAGCCTTAATATTTCCTCTAGGAACAGCTTCGTCTGGTCTGAAAAAATCGTAATCGTCCCTTGTTAATCCTGGTCTTCCCGAAGTTCCAGTGCCGTCAAGATTAGAGTAATCAAAACCGTGTCGTCTTGCTGCTGAACCTGTTGATTTTTGTATGCCAACATACTCCTCCAAAGACTCTGAGGAAGTATGAAGGGCAATCTTCTTGCTTTCCAAGTCTTCGCCCCATGTAACATAGGCTTCTTGGCCGATTATGGTAGAATCTTGGTTTGCTTCGCTTTTTGGATATTTTTTAGTCATAGGTATTCCAATTACAATAGGAATGCAATCAATATGTAACTATACACTATCTATCGATATATTCCCTTGTAAATATCATCGTTTGCTCCAGAAGTGAACCATTCTGGCCCACGATACATATCTCCTGAATTCTTGGTCATATTTCTGGCATTTCCTCCTACCACATCATATGTTAGGGGTTGAAAAATTCTCTGCATTTGTCTAGCTATCATATTAGCTATTATTAAAGAACTATATCTATCTTTTCTAAGTCTACCCTTTTTCCCATTTGGCATCTTTATCTCTGGAGTATCCCACCTATCTCTTGAATTTGCGGATGAACTAGTTTGACTCATTACAATAGTTGTTAATTCATTTTTTAGCTCTTCTATCTCTAGAACACATTCGCTAAGACTGTCGTAGACTCGATTTAAATCAGTGGACATGATATCTTTACCTTCTCTATCCAAAGCTAGACCCAGAGTGAGATTATCGAATCTTGGAAACAATAAAATTTTATCCTCTAGATCTTTTCTTAGTCCGTGATTAGCTTGGGCCGTCCATTCTGCTTTAGCAAACTGTACAAGCTCCAATATATGTAAACCAGCTTGGTCATCAGTTTCTTTTCTCTTATTTTCCTCTATGATCGGCCATATAAGATTTTCCCCATTTTCTAATCTTGATGGATCATGTAGAGCCTCTTCAATAGCTACTCCTCCACCCTGAGCATCCATTCCTAATCTTGCTGGAGGAAATACCTTCATTAAATTTCTTATTTTTCTAGCACAGAATCCATAAAAATCATGCTCATTAACCAGGCCTATCTTTTGTCTATCTTTAAAATTATTCCTATTTGTTGTCCAGCAATATACTAACCTGTGATGGTTATCATGAATTTCTAAAATGACTATACTAAAATTATCTTGTTCTGAAGCTGGATCTATCCCATAAATATATTTACAACTTAAATTACCCTGAGTAACAGCATCAAAACTAATTTCTTTCCCACCTACAGATATTGGAGTTGAATCATTCGTAACACAACTCTCTATTAAAGATCTTTTAAAGAATCCAGCACTATCATTAATAAAACATGCAGCATACTCCATATTATAAATAGCAGTATGAATAGTAACCTTCGCCCTAGATACTTGTCTATCATCCATAAATCCCTTTGGTATTAATTCATAGGGGATTCTTATTATAGAATAATCTTGCCAATTAAAGTTTGGAGGAACTTCGCCCTGAAATATATCTTCTAATATCCTAACATTACCCTGACTCTCTATTATAGCTTTATATCTTTTCCAATAGGCTGCAAAATGCTTAAACCCATAATCTGCTGTTCCTGAGATAATAGCTTGATTACCCATTCTAGTATTAAGAGCTTCTAATTCATCGTTCCACAAGCCTTTGTCTCTCATGGCCTTTTTCTTAGCTTGTTCTTTTACGTTCTGAATTGGACTCGCACTAACAGCAGCAAATCCAGATACAACAGTTTCATATATATCTGAGCTAATGGATGCAAATTCATCCGCTATAATAATGTGCGCTCGAAGTCCTCTGATCTTACTACCATCACCAAGAGGAATAGCTATAGCCCAACTATCGCCCAATCTCATCGTACATCTATCAACATCTCTTCTTGGTCCATCACTATTTCCAGTAAATATACTTCTGAGAATAGAGCTATTTCTCCAAATAGTTTCCATGTATTCAAAAATAATTTTACTCTGTCTAAAACCTGATCCAACGATAACTATTTTAGTGCCCGGGCTAAATAAACACTTTAACACAGAATACAGAGCTAAAAGAAAACTCTTTCCCCAACCTCTGCTTGCTATATACATAGGGAATGGTCTTATCCAAAACTCTTGCAATATTGCTACTTGCATAGGATGTAACTCTATGTCAAATAGCAGTTTGCAAGTTGACCCTACGTATTTAGGATCTCTTAATATTCTAAGAAGATGTAGATCTGGATTTTCTATGTCTTTTTCTATTCGATTGATCATTATGTTTCGATCAATCTGAATTAACGATGTATCTCCAAGATCTAACCAAGCACTATCAAACTCATTGTTACGAGACATTCATCAGTGCTTCTGTCTTTTTAACAGATTGAGATATGGCCCTATTAACCATCATCTTTGCTACTGTTTCAATAAACGGAAGATTTCTCTTGGAGCTTTCATCTTTCAACCATTCCAAGATAGTGCTCATATTATTCTTGCACCATTCTGGTCCTTGCTCATTCATCTGTAGAGCATGTCTTCGACAGCTACATGTTGAACTACTCTTAATCCCAAGAGTACTAATCATATTAGTTAAAATAGTTCCTGGGCCTGTTGGATCTTCCTCAAGAGTTTTAGGATATAAAGCCCTTAATGTTTTACCAATATCTTCTCCTAGATATGATCTAAGTCTTCCCTCAATATATTCTTGAGTATAATCTCCAATACCAACATACTCATCTGAACCTATAATAGTCATACCATGAGGAATGCCTTGTATATTAACAGATACTGTTTGACGTAATGGACTATCACTGTATGTTGGATCTAGTACTCCGTCAAAAACAATTGTCTCTGGCTGTACTATCTTATCATTGTGATCAGTGTATGGAGGTGGCGTAACAGATACTTTTCCTTGAATAAACATATGTAATATCTCCCTATTTAGCTTCTTTTGTTAAATGATAAATTTTCTTTAAAATAATTTCCGCAACTTTTTCCGCATCGCTAGGACTACCACAAAACATAACTTTTATATTATGTTCAAGTTCCCAATCTAAAACATGCTTCATTATAAAAGCAGGACTTATTTTTACTTTGTCCCACAATCTTTTTGGCAGGTCTGACCCAATAGGATAACTCAAAATATCTTTTATACTAAACTCTAAAAGCAAAAAAGCATGTTTATGTTGAGCTAATCTTGATATCGCATCTTTAAATCTTGGTTCAATAATATTATTAGCTATTTCAGTAACACTCTTTTTTCTTTCTATCGCCAAAATAGTCTCTAGTCCCTCAATACTATAGTCACCAGCATCTAATTTATGGTGCGATGTTGTATAGTTATCAAAAGTCCAAGGCTGTTGTTCTCTAGTATCTACTATAATAGTAAAATCATCGTATTCTTTTGTCATGGTGGAAATGCTTTATTTTGGAGTATTTTTATAAAAACGGCCTCATAAATATTCTCTATTCCTGATATCATCTTATGATGATTTTTGCATAAAGTAATACCATTATTAACTTCAAATCTTAATCCCGGAAAATCCGCCCATGTTCTTATGTGATGAGCATTTAGTTTCTTTTTAACATTACATCCCAACCATTGGCAAGTATGGTTATCTCTTTTATACACCAGTTTTCGCCACTTTTTGTATTGTGGATCATTAAAGTCTCTAGACATAAAGACACCTATTATCAGAGTCCACCATTTCTATTACTAGTTGATCAAATGAAATATCCGGGGTCCAATTCATCTTTGATCTGGCTTTGCTCGAATCTCCCCTTAAATATTCAACCTCTGCGGGTCTGAATAATAGGGGGTCTATAATCATATATTGTTTATAATCTAACTGGACATGATTAAAAGAGGTTGTTAAAAAATCCTGAACCGATTTTGTTACTCCTGTAGAAATTACATAGTCTTCTGGAGTGTCCTGTTGTAATATCATCCACATAGCCTTTATATAATCTTTAGCATGTCCCCAGTCTCTTTGTGCAGAGATATTGCCTAGTTTAAGCTTGGGGAATTTATTTTCTTCATCTGTCGACCAAACATCTACTAAATATAGGTTATCTTCTGACGATACTGTTTTATCTGTACGGATCGCATGTTTCTCGCACCATGATAGGTATTCTCCGATCCATTTTGTTATTTTTCTGGTGACAAAATTTTCACCTCTTCTGGGAGACTCATGATTAAACAATATGCCGCAAGAACCAAAGATACCATATCCGTCTCTATAGATTCTTGTCATATCGTGAGATGCTAATTTTGATATTCCATAGGGGCTTTGTGGTGAAAACTGAGTATTCTCATCTTGATATTTAGAACCGTCAGCAGAATCCACATCGTAGTTATACCCAAACATCTCGCTTGTACTAGCTTGGTAAAATCTTGTTGCAGGAGAAAATACTCTGATGCCCTCTAAAATATTAATGACCCCGATAGTATTAACATGTACAGTAGTAATCGGTTGATTAAATGAAGTTGCAACATGACTCTGAGCAGCAAGATTATAAAATTCATCTGGCTTAGTATCTTTAATTATATTATTAATGGAACTAGGATCTGTTAAGTCAAATTCAAGCAATTTGAACTGGGCGTTATTTAAAAGATGATTAATTCTAGATAAATTATAATTACTCGTTCGTCTATAAAGCCCAAAGACCCTATAATCATGATCTAATAAAAACTCTGCGAGATATGACCCGTCTTGGCCAGAGACCCCTGTTATGACTGCTGTTTTCATAATTTTTCTTCCGTATTTTGAACTACTGTGTCTGGTGTTAAAAATGGGCGATCTAAAGTATTATCTTGATAAGTATGATACTCACTAAGTTTATCTAAACTTTTTTTTGTTGCCATATTTATAATTTCCATCTCTCTACCTTCTCGTTCTCTTGTTTCTTCATCTTCCAACATTCTTATTAATCCGACCCAACTGCTCTTACCATCCTCGATCCTTTTAATTCTTTGTTCTCTTGTTGCTTTTAGATCCTTGCTTATTTTTTGCTGTTCATTTAAAAGCTTCGTATATTCATTTGTATAACTAGCTATACTATTTCTAGCAAATCCCAATTGTGTTTCTAGTTGCATCAGTTTGCTATAGTCTTTTGTATCATCTGATTTATTAGACTCTTTGTCAACTGCTTTTTGAAGTTTTTCTGTTTCTGATAGGTGCCGTTTTCTTTCTTTCATGCTTCTATTTATAAGAATATCTATAGTTATAAATTGTTTTATTTGAAGTTCTTCTGCTGGTAAAACATCTTCTCTAAACTGCTTAATTAATCCTATCCAAGTATTTATAAAATAAGTAAGTTCTCCTGACTCATCATCAAACTGTCTTTCAATTTCTCCCCAAAATGTTTTTCCATATAATTTATGTTTTAAAAAATCGTCACTAGTAACATCTTCTTTGGAAGATACTAAATTATTTTCTTTAATATATCTTTCTATAGGAGCAGTTCCCCTATTAAGATAATTAGCTATTTCCACTACTGATAAAGTTGTTACTTTTTCCCCTATAAATTTTTCTTCTTCTAAACTTAGCTGTCCTCTTTTTTTGGGGGGAGTTGTTTTGTCCATTTTTGTTCCTCCATTATTTTTGAGATATGAGCTTGAAGACGAGATAGTTCTTGTTTTTGTATTTTTGTCCCGTGTTTTAATTTAAGATAAGATTCTCTGTATTCTTGTTGAATATATTGATCCAAAAAATCTATGATTTCTTTATTTTCAGTTGTTTTTACAGTATCCTTAGTTTTGTCAGCATGAAATCCATCATCAATAATATTAGAGGGTTGGATAATATTCTTCTTAGCATCATTTCTTTTGCTCCAAGAAGCATATGGTTGACAGTCATCTTTGTTTAAAAACTTGCTACATTGATTGGAGGAATTTTTATAAGCTTTGTCAAATAGGGGACAAGTAAGACATGGCTTGTCTGGTCTTTGAAAATTATTTCTTTTATAATTAAATAGCCTATTCCTAACATGAGTCCATAAGAAATTTTCCAGCGGTCTGCTGTTGTCGTATTTTTCAAGTCCCTCTATTGCAAAAATAGCAGCTTGTTGTTTCATATCATCAAAATTGTGATATGCAAATCTAAACTTGTATGCTAATCTTTTGCTTATATTATCTAGTACTCTTAAAAAATCTTTTTCATCAACCCCTTTTGGCAATTGGTTTTCTTTGGGTTTTATTTTGGGTTTTGCTTTGGGTTTTGTTTTGAGTTTTTCCTTGGGTTTTTTAAGAATCTTTAATTTGGGGGTTTTCTTCTTTGGTGTCTTGCTGGGTTTTTTGTTCATTTAATAGGCATGAAATGCTTTGTCCTGTTGGAAGATCAAGGTCTTTTAAAACTTCTGAATCTAGTATTTCAGATGCTCGGACCGATAATACTGAATCTATAAGATTGTTATCAAAGTTATCTGGTGACATTTTTTCTCCTTGCTGTAAACTCGCCAAGTAATAGTATAGTATGACGTAACCAATAGTTTGTCAATACTAATAACACCAAAGGGGCTTTATAAATGGGAAATTATAAAAAGTGGACAGATGTGGAAATTGATTATATTAAGCAACACCACAACACAGTTGCTGACGAGGATCTTGCTCAAAAGCTAAGTCAGTTGTCTTCTCAGTCTGTTACAACAGCTATGATTAGGCGACAAAGACGAAAGTTAAGGCTAAGTAAGCCACGGGGTAGGCCTCGCAAGACTAAGCAGGTAGTTTTGGGGGCTGTACAGAAAGAAAAGGAATAAGGGCCTAATAGATGAAAATATTAGTAACTGGGGGATCTGGGTTTTTGGGGAAATCTGTTATAGGGGCATTATATAATAGTTGTTTTAAATATGATGATGTTTTTATATGTAGAAAAAAGGATTTTGACCTTACTAATAATGATGATGTTAAAAGATTATACTCTACCTATCAACCTAATGCTGTTATTCATTTAGCAGCAGAGGTTGGTGGGATAGGGGCAAATATGGCCAATCCCGGAAGATTTTTCTATGCTAATATGTCTATGGGAATTAATATGGTCGAAAACGCCCGTATATTTAATCTGGAGAAATTTATTTTTGTTGGTACAGTTTGTTCGTATCCAAAATTTTGTAAGGCTCCTTTCCTTGAAGAATCTATATGGGACGGATATCCAGAAGAAACTAATGCTCCTTATGGAATAGCTAAAAAAAGTATTATGGTAATGCTTCAGTCTTATAATAAACAGTATGGGTTAAAATCTTGTGTTATCTTGCCAACTAATATGTATGGGCCTAATGATAACTTTAAAGATGAAAGTAGTCATGTTATTCCAAGTTTGATAAAAAAGTTTGTGGGGGCAAAATTAAATAATGAGGAATCTGTAACTTGTTGGGGAAGTGGACAAGCTACTAGGGAGTTTTTATATGTGGGGGATTGTGCAAGGGGAATAGTTAGTGGGTTAAAATTAATAGATGAGCCGGTTCCTATTAATATGGGTGGGGGAGTTGAAATTAGTATGTGGGATTTGGCCTATAAAATTAAAGATAGTGTTGGATATGGGGGATCTATCTTGTGGGATAAGTCTAAGCCTGATGGTCAACCAAGACGGTTATTAAATATTGATAGGGCAAAAAAATTATTAGGGTGGGAAAGCTTGGTGAATTTTGATGAGGGTTTAAAAGAGACGGTGGAATGGTATGAACAAACTTTAAAAGGGGAAAATAATGGTTGAAAATATTAAGAAGAGACCTTTCGGTTATAGTTATTTTTTAGATATGTATGATTGTGAGGATACTACAGCAGATGATATGGAATTGGTTTATAGATTTTTAGAAAGATTAGTTGATGAGATTGGAATGACTCGAATGACTCCTCCTATTGTTATTCATGGGCCAACTGATCATGGTAGGGAAATTTATGCAGATAAGTGGGGGGTTAGTGGGTGGGTAGGATTAATAGAGAGTGGAATTCAAATTCATGCTATAGAGGCAAAACATTTTATTAGTCTAGATGTCTATTCGTGTGCTGAATTTAAACCAGAGGTTGTATTAGATTTTGCTAAGAAAACTTTTGGGTTCAAGAAGCATGAGGCTCACTTCTTAGAGAGAGGAATTGATTATCATGAGTGATGGTAGTGATAATATGTCTCCTATAATGATGAAACCTGAAGTAAAACTTATTAGTGTTACTCCTGATGCAGAAAAGCATATGGCTTATTGTGCTCGGGTTAGCAATCCTAATAATCAGGAGAATGATAATTTTTCTGGATTACTAAAGTATTGTATTGATCACCAACATTGGAGTATTTTTGAACAGGCTTTTCTTACTGTTGAGATTAATACTAGTCGGGGGATTGCTGCTCAAATATTGAGACATAGATCATTTACATTTCAAGAGTTCTCACAGCGTTATGCTGATAGTTCTCTTTTGGGTGAGATTCCTCTTCCAGAGCTTCGTAGACAAGACACAAAGAATAGGCAAAATTCTACAGATGATCTTGATCCAGATCTTGCTGGTCAACTATATTCTGAGATGCAAAATCATTTTAAGGCTTGTCAGGATTTGTACAAAAGACTTTTAGATGCTGGGGTAGCAAAAGAGTGTGCGAGATTTGTTCTTCCTCTTGCTACTCCTACAAGACTCTATATGACGGGTTCTGTAAGGTCTTGGATTCATTATATAGGGCTTCGCTCAGGTCACGGAACACAAAAAGAACATAAGCATATTGCTGAACTTATTCGTAATATCTTTACTTGTGAGTTTCCCGTAATAGCTAAAGCGCTTTATGGGTGGGAGATTAAATATTTGTGGGACAAATGATCCAACTTTTATAATGGTGTCAATAATCTAATCTAAGGGGTTGTAAAATGAAAACAATAGGTATATTATCATATGAGCGAGCTGGAACCACATGGCTGACTCATGTCTTTCATACGGAAGGGGTCCTTTGCTTATATGAGATATTCTCTAGAAATCCAGCTCAATATTATTGGAATATTCTAAATCTAATGAAGACCACTGATTGTATTCCAGAGGTAGCAATAGAAGCATTTGAAAAAATATTTCATCCTGAAAATATGAGAGTTGATCCGCTATCGTATCGAAAAATTAAACGAAAAATGCTGGCTTCCAATCCATACTCTATCGAATTACTGAAAACGTATCAAGAAGAGGCATATAAAAGAAATAAGATGCTTTGCTTTAAAATTTTCCCATATCATTTACAAGAGAATATTCGTGTCGAAGATGTTATAGATTTATGCGACTATATTATTATAACATATAGGGATAATATTCTAGAAACTTTTTTAAGCTGGAAATTAGCAATCAAAACTGGTGAATGGACTAAAAAAAGTTTAAGAAGAGATCAACAAGATGGATCTACGCCAGCTAAGGTTTCATGGAATGAGGTAGAGTATAGGGCGTTTTATCAAGACATATGTGGATATATTAATGAGTGGAAAAGAGCTAGCTCTAATAGTAAGAGAGAGATTCTTATGTATGAAGATATTCATAATATGGGATATACTATTGATCAAAAATTGAGACTTGTACAAAAGACTATAGATTCTCTGGGTATAAATATGTCTGTCTATAATGGACAGAATATAGAGAAGCAAGCAGATTATTCTGATCTTTCTAAAATAATTGATAATTTTGCCGATTTTATTATTTCTAAAGATAATATCCCTATCTTTTATCACACTTCACTTGAGCGGAATATTTAAACTTGTAATATAAAGGAGATTATTATGCAGAAAAGAAGATTATATGTGGGGGTTTTAGTATTTATATTAGTAATGGTTGGGGGATTAAATGTTTGTGGGGCAAATGATCCAACTTTTATAATGGTTGAGAGGGGATATGTTGTTCAAACTAATATGGTAGTTATGGTTCCTCAAACTATTGTTTATGTGCCGATGGTTAATCATACGATATCTTATTATTATCCTGTTGCTCCATTGATTCAGGTTGTTCCAATGGTTGGAATAGTGCCAGCTTATAGGGGGGTGGGGCTTTTTCATAGACAGAGGGTTCCAGTTGGGGTTCCTGTATATTTTTATGGAAATAATTATTAAAGTGGCTAATTAAATATTAAACTGGCCAATTATTTTTTAGGGTTCGTATCGTTTATGGACCACCCCCGACTTTATCGCAAAAACTCGGGAGTCCTTTGGCAAACAAAAAAACCCCCTCTCTTGCGGGGGACCTTCTATTGGGGGGGTAGCCAATACCATAGAGGGGTCTTATATTGGAGCCCCTCTTGCGGAGCCCCTTCTATTGGAGGGATAGCCAATACCATAGTAGACCCGACCCGTATGTTGAGACCCGAATATAAGTTCTTACGCTGTAAGGAGTTACGACAAGCTTTCGCCCGCCCGAAAGTTGTAAGTTCTTTGGTACCAACGACTTAGAGCAAGTGCCCTGTGCAAATATCGTGCCAAACTTTCTACAAAAAAAAATTTTATTTCGCATTCTACTGATACCTTATTGGGGGGGACCTCTATTGGGGGGATAGCTATATCGTAGGTGGGGTATCGTAAACGCAACTCGATTGCATTCTATATATCGACAACTTCTCAACATTTTTGAGCACAAAAAAAAAGATTTTTTGAGACGTAAAGCCTTGCTACCCAACAGGTTACGTCAAAGCAAAAACATTTTTATATTTCCTATTGGACAAAGCGAATGATGTCGATATAATACGTAGAGAAGAAGAAAAGAAGAAAAAGAAAAGAAAGAAAAGAGAAAAACAATGAATATCGAAAAGATCAAAAAGACGTACGGAACAGATTGCCAGACTTGTGAGCAAGTATGGAATCAAGCGGTTGAAGCCTACAAGAACGACTTCACCTTTGCTGAACATGTTGACGAGTTCAACAATGATCGTTTTGAGTTCAACTCGCCTGAAGCGATTGAAGCCTACGAACTCAGCGAATACTTTGAAGAACACGTTGAAGAATATTATCTTCCAGAGGCTTGGGAACAATACGATTATGAAACAAGATGAGTCTAGTAAAGAAAGAAAAGAGAAAAGCATTATGAAAAAAAACAACGGTCTATCAAAAGTATTTCTAGGAAAAGGTTTCTTTCATATGGAAGAAAAGATGGTAGCGGTAGTGGAAGGAATCGAGACGCCAGTGTTCTGTCATGGCTCTTTCGGATCCTACTTGATTGTGAGTTCAACCCATTGGAAAAACGGAGGGTTGCGAACTATCGAAGAAGATTGCGTTGTGAAAGGTTTAGCTCATCAAACGATTTTAGACTTTCATGGAAAAAGGAAAACAGTATGAATAACTTTGACGATGTTCCTCTAGCGTTGACAACTATCATTGACAACAGAAAAGAAAAAGAAAACCTATCATTCTTTGAACATTTTGATATGGATGCTTTTCTATTAGATCAGGATGAGTCCGAGTCCGACTATATACCGGGCTATGATGATGGCGAATGGGATAATAACGAAGAAGTATATGATACATTCGTAGACGTTAATGAGCGGGCGTGATAACTACTCCTTGCGGGGGGGGGATAGTGTACAAACGCTACCCCCCTATGAGGGGATACCATTACCCCCCCAACGGACTAGAACTTAAACCCTTACAGCGTAAGAACTTACGACAAGCTTTCGCCCGCCCGAAAGTTGTAAGTTGTTTGATACCAACGACTTAGAGCAAGTGCTCAGAGCAAATGTTGTGCCAAACTTTGTACAAAAGATTTATTTTGTTTTGGCATGAGAAATTATTCCGAGAAATTTCTTTTTAGCTATTGCAAAAGCCTAGAAGTGTCGATATAATACGTAGAGAAGAAGAAAAGAAGAAAAAGAAAAGAAAGAAGAAGGATTTTAAGATGAATATTTTTGTGATAGTTGGTTACATTGCGATCTCCGCACTAGTTTTAATCGGTGTCGGCAATGTATTGTTTTACCTTGTCATTCAAGTGCTTGGCCGTCTTGACAATATGATCCAAAAAGGTGGATACACTTTTCATGGTTGTATTGGAGAGGCACCGAAGATGCCGGAAGTCTGGAAAGATTCCAACGGAGATGAGTGGACAATATCTTCTTGCGAAGATTGATTGTTACATGATCTGCGGGTCAGATAGTATCTTCTGGGGGATAGTGTACAAACGCTACCCCCCTATGAGGGTATACCATTACCCCCCCAACGTACTAGAACTTAAACCCTTACAGCGTAAGAACTTACGACAAGCTTTCGCCCGCCCGAAAGTTGTAAGTCCTTTGATACCAACGACTTAGAGCGAGTGCCCTGTGCAAATACCGTGCCAAACTTTGTGTAAAAGATTTATTTTGTTTTGGCATGAGAAATTATTCCGAGAAATTTCTTTTTCCCTATTGCAAAAGCCTAGAGATGACGATATAATACACAGAGAAGAAGAAAAGAAGAAAAAGAAAAGAAAGAAATGAGAAAGACGATGATGAAGAAAAAGAGTTATCTAAATTGCGAAGTAGTTGTGAACTATAAAGGTAAGAGGATCGAGGGTGCTGTAGTTGGAGTAGATCGCAATCTTCATCGTATTGGCGAAAGTCTCGGTACGCGATTGCTCATTCAAACAGAATGGAAAGGCTCTTTCCTAAGAGGTACAGAAACCATTTGCGAAAAGTCTGTTTACAAGTCCGTCTACCTTGATCAGGCTGAAGGATTCCGCGTTATTGAACGTGCGGATCACTATACTGGAAAAGATGAGCCTTGTGATGCTGTAAGAGATTATCGTCGAGTTAATAACTAAAGAAAAGAGAAAAAGAAAATGCTTGCGACGAATTCGAAAAATGTAACAAATAACCTTGATAAGATTTTCACTGCTATGCGAAACGGTAAGTATAATAGCGTGATTGATACAAGAGGCCGTGTTCACATGGGTATCATCAACGCTATCATGCGTGAAGACGGTAGCGGAAAGAATTGGATTGTAACAGTGACAGGTGCGGTAAGCGAAAAAGTATTCATTCACGCCTCTTGAAAAAAGTAAAAAAAAAGAAAGAAAAAGAAAATGGATATGAATCATTTTGAAGATGTTCTACTCGCCCTTGAAGATATTATCAACAGCAGAAAGATTAAAGAAAACCTATCATCCTTTGAAAATTTTGATATGGATACGCTCACCGAACATGAGGACGAAGAAGTATATGATACATTCGTAGATGTTAATGAGCGGGCGTGATAACTACTCCTTGTGGGGGGATAGTGTACAAACGCTACCCCCCTATGAGGGTATACCATTACCCCCCCAACGGACTAGAACTTAAACCCTTACAGCGTAAGAACTTACGGCAAGCGGGGGCCCGCCCGAAAGTTGTAAGTTGTTTGATACCAACGACTTACGGCAAGTGCCATGTGCAAATGGTGTGCCAAACTTTGTACAAAATATTTATTTTGTTTTGGCATGAAAAATTATTCCGAGAAATTTCTTTTTTCCCTATTGCAAAAACATAGAACGGACGATATAATACATAGAGAAGAAGAAAACAACTAAAAGAAAGAGAAAGACTATGACCATGACACTATCAAATTTTAATCAGAACCACTATAAGATGACGACCGGGTTTATTGAGGACGAACAGGGTCTTACCGGAGTCGTTGGAATGATTATATCTTTCGGAGTCTATGACGACTCCCATGATAGCAATGAAGAGTCATTTTCGTATGACGATGGTCTCGTGAAAAGGTATTACGAGATCGCTCCCTACTACTGTGTAGTAGATGAGAACGGGCCAGTCACTGATGATAACGGTACTCTTAAAGTTTTCCCTATTCTTATCGGCGGATGGGGCCACCCGCCCACCGTAGCCTTGATCAGCCTGATCGAGCAAGAAATAGACCGAATGTTTTCCATCAACTACTAGAAAGTTTACAATGTCCCTCCCGTATACCATTGCAATTGTTAAAAGTATCAACTCTAAAAAGAAATGAATAAAATGAAAAATCGAAGAAAAGTATCGAATTATGAGAAAGCCCAAGCCCTAATGGAAGAGGCCACCCGTATAGGTATGAACAAAAAGATAACCTATCAAAAATGCCTCTGCCCCATTTGTATCGAAGCTCGGAGCAAGCCCCACAGTGTTAAAGTTGTAATAGAGTCTTGAGTTTAGTATCAATAGAAAAAAGGTATGTATATGAATATGTTTGAAGTTGTTGGGTATCTGGCGATTGTTTGGTTGCTCGGTTGTATAGTTTTCCTTCCGTGTTATGCTATCGTATGGTATTTTGTTAGTATGAAAAATAATAAGATACCGATGAGTAGTGATAGCGTGTGGGTTAATGGTGTTAATATTCACCATGATACCAATGGTAACATCTCTAGTTTTGCAAAAGATTAGATATGCTACCTACGGGGGGATAGTGTACAAATGCTACCCCCCTGAGATACTAGGTCTTAAACCCTTACAGCGTAAGGACTTACGACAAGCGGGGGCCCGCCCGAAAGTTGTAAGTTGTTTGGTAGCAACGACTTAGGGCGAATGACCAGTGCAAATACCGTGCCAAACTTTGTGTAAAAGATTTATTTTGTTTTGGCATGAGAAATTATTCCGAGAAATTTCTTTTTTAGCTATTGCAAAGGGTTAGAATAGTCGATATAATACTTAGAGAAGAAGAAAAGAAGAAAAAGAAAAAAGGAAAAGAAAATGGATATGGATAAAGATAGCATCGAAATGGAACTTAAATACAGAGGGTATTCTCTCGTTCCCAGACTTGCGGGAAATGATCCTCACCTCAAAGCGGAGAATCTTAGGTGGAGAGTAACTTCCAATCATATCGATTGGGATTGGGATTTTAAGACTCTGGAAGAAGTGGTAGAGTTTATCGGTAAGGAAAAACAAATATTCAAACAGGTATGTCGCAGGTTATCAAAATAAGGAGAATGATTATGAATGATGGTATTGCAAAAAAGATGGGTGACCGGGGTTTCTTCCACATGATGGAAAAGATGATGGTTAATGTTGATGGTGTTGTGCAAGAAGTTGTATGTCATGGTACATTTAACGATCAACTAATGTTAAGTTCATCCGATTGGTATGGTATCAAAATGGTTGATATTGATAAAATCAGATGTCGGCCTTATCATCCTAGCTTTGAGAGTATTGTTGATGGTGAGTCGGATCAAGACTATTACAACTATATCGACGCGATTGATCAGGCTTTTCGTGATTGAGCACAAACACTACCCCCTGTATGAGGGGGACACTCTTGTGGGGGGATAGTGTACAAACGCTACCCCCCTGAGACACTAGATCTTAAACCCTTACAGCGTAAGGACTTACGATTTTGGGGCGGGCCCCCGCAAGCTGTAAGTTCTTTGATACCAACGACTTAGAGCAAGCGTCCAGAGCAAATGGTGTGCCAAACTTTGTACAAAAGATTTATTTTGTTTTGGCATGAGAAATTATTCCGATAAATTTCTTTTTAGCTATTGCAAAAGCTGAGAATGGACGATATAGTGCTTAGAGAGTAACAAGAGAAGAAAACGAAAATAAGAAAAGAGAAAAAAGATGACAAAGAACAACGACGGTCTTGCAAAAAAGTTCGGTGATGTGGGTTTCTTCCACATGTTGGAAAGAATGATGGTCACGATTGAGGGCGAGAAAGAGCAGGTTGTGTGCCACGGCACGTTCGGAAGCCAGTTGCTTCTGAGTTCTCAAAAATGGGATGGAATCAAGATGGTCGATGTCGATAGCATTGTCTGTCGCCCTTTTCATCCGGTCTTCACCAGCATTATGCTGGGAGATCAAAGCAAGGAAAATCTTCTGGAATACTGGCATTGGGTCGGTCTGCCTCAAGACCATCTCTATGTCGATTGGGACGTGATGTATTTGAGCGAAATGGAAGCGATCTGTATGGACGGACTACAAGAGGAGGACTACCCTCTTAATTGCGAAGCTGATTGGGGGAAGTAAACCCTTACAGCGTAAGAACTTAGAGCAAGCAGGGGCCCGCCCGAAAGTTGTAAGTTGTTTGATACCAACGACTTAGAGCAAACGCCCAGAGCAAATACCGTGCCAAACTTTGTACAAAAGAATTATTTTTATTTGGCATGAGAAATTATTCCGATAAATTTCTTTTTTCCTATTGCAAAAGAATAGAATGGTCGATATAATGCTTAGAGAAGAAGAAATCACCACAACGGAGAGAAAAACATGTCACATTACGAAAACGACGATTATGAGTGTGCAGACGATCCTTTTTGTCCTCCTGCTTTCCCCATCTCTGATGAGTCGGACTATATGCCCGGCTATGATGACGGAGCATATGATGCTGACGAGGTTGACGAAGATGAGTCTGACTATATGCCCGGATGGGATGATGGCGAATGGGATGATCATGAGAGTCTGTGCGGCGAAGAGGATTTCGCCTAGTACCTGTGGGGGGATAGTGTACAAACGCTACCCCCCTATGAGGGTATGCCATTACCCAGGTATGCTTATAGTCTCACCAAATCCACGGAGATTGACTAAATTGGCTATAGTCAGCGAGAATCACCCCCCCACAACATACTAGATCTTAAACCCTTACCCCGTAAGGAGTTACGAAAAGCTTTCGCCCGCCCGAAAGTTGTAAGTTGTTTGGTAGCAACGACTTAGAGCAAGCGTCCTGTGCAAATACTGTGCCAAACTTTCTCAAAAGAATTATTTTATTTGGCATGGTAAATTATTTCCCGAATTTCTTTTTTTCCTATTGCAAAATCATAGGATGGTCGATATAATCTTTAGAGAAAAGAAAAGAGAAAAAAGATGAACAAGATGGTAAGAAAAGCGAAACGATTGGCTCGCAAATGTTTTCTAGGGATCGCTATTCCCACCCTTAAAAAATCAGTCGATGGTGGTTGGGTCGAGTGTGAAAAAGTTTGGAAGTTTAACCGAATTTCTTTATTGTCTCCACCTACCAAAAAGACGAGTAAAAAGCAACTGGTAAACCCAGCAGCAGACTTGGCCTTTGTAAAAGCTGGTCGTCCCGGAAGCAAGGAACGAATGGAATCATATAAGCTTCAATACGAAGCTATTGAGGAGAAAGATGAATATGGCATGACTATTATTCCTGAAGGAAATATGTCGTTGTTTGCTGAATAGGGTATTGACAAGAAAATAATTTAAGGTATAACGGAAACAAGGAGAAATTATGATGACAAAAGATGAGCTAGTACAGGTTGAGAGCTATAATGGTTGGAAAAATTATGAGACTTGGAATGTTTCCCTCTGGATAGTGAATGATGAGAGGTACTATAACATTGCCAAAAAAACACGAGATTATACATATTTTTTATATGCTCTTGAGAGGGAGTATCATCTACAGCCCTCATGGCACTGCGGATTACCGAACGGGCTTATCAAGAACACAACTCCTGACGGTGTTTCTTGGATCGACCGTAGAATTGATGTTGGTGCGATCAATAAGATGCTAGGAGAATTGGCATAATGACTTATAAAGAATTGCTCGATAGGTTACAAGAACTTGATCAAGAAAAGTTAAGTGGGCCTGTTAAGGTGTGGAATGATAATGATAGTCAATATATGGAACTGTTGACTTTCAACGATATAGAAGTTTTTTGGGCCAGTTTTCCGACCATATTTTAGGGGAAATAGTATGATGATGGAAGTATATCTAGGTATTGTTTTTGTAACGTCTTTAATTGGGGCGTTTGGTATTGGTGTTACTGGTACTCTCTTGTATGTTATTTATAAGGAGGATAAGATTGGATATTGATAATATTGAAAATCTTTATGAGATGGAAGATAGTCTCTATCGTAATGTTGAAATGGAATGTCCTGAATATCTGGTAGGTGATAACTTGTGTGATTATAATTCAGAAACAGACAGTTATCATTATAAGTATTGATTTATTATACTACCACCCGTAAACCCTTTGGTCGTAAGAACTTAGGGCAAGCGGGGGCCCGCCCGGAAGTTGTAAGTTCTTTGGCAGCAACGACTTAGAGCGAATGCCCCGTGCAAATACTGTGCCAAACTTTGTACAAAAGATTTATTTTGTTTTGGCATGAGAAATTATTCCGAGAAATTTCTTTTTTAGCTATTGCAAAAGATTAGAAGTGTCGATATAATACATGGAGAAGAAGAAAACAAGAAAAGGAAAAGGAAAAGAAAATGTACGATCTACAAAAAGCGGTCAGAGAAAAAGAGAGAGCAATGAAAGCACTAGAATATGCACAAAACGAATTCGAGATTTGTGAGGCTCAGTTGGAAAGTGTGCTAAAAGACATGAAGAAAAATTGGATAGCGGCGGAGAAAAAATGGGCGAGTAGTGTTCTGAATCTCGTAGAGGCTCGCAAAGCTGCCAGTGCTGCGGCTCTTGTGCGAAGCGTCGGAATCCCAATAGTAACGTCTCAAAGCGTTAAAGATTGGCAGCAAGAGGTAATAGAAACTAGGAACGATGTTGCAAGAGAACACAATGCCTACCTATTGGCCTGCGAATGTGCGGGGGTTGTCCGAGAGGGCAAAATCAATGAGGGAACGGGTCTTGCTTTATTGTCCTGAGTCTAAAGAGTTGTAATTAAAGAAAAAGAAAAGAGAAAAAGAAAATGAAACTAGAAACATACGAAGCAGCAATAGCAGCGATTGAGAAAACTCGAAACAAAGTATCCAAGAGAGTGTCGGCCAATACTACCCTCTACAAAATTGTGGCTGTGGATGGTACGGTAACTGTGGGAGTAAAACTCTATGATACATTTGTGGTCATCATGCACCCGGATCATTCGGTATTATTTTCGGGAGGTTATAAAACCAGCACTACAAAAAAGAGAATCAATAACTATAGCTTGTGTTCGATATTTCAAAAAGACTTTGAATGGTTTGTGAAAGATGGTACCCCTTTTGAGGAGGGGATCGTAGTAGATCGTGGGGGGGCATTGCTATCTTTGACTCCTCAGAGTTTAGAGTGTGCATCATTTATACTCCCGCCCCTAACTCCTTTGGTCATAGGAACTTAGGGCAAGCGGGCCCCCGCCCGGAAGTTGTAAGTTGTTTGATACCAACGACTTAGAGCGAATACCCAGTGCAAATGGTGTGCCAAAAAAATATTTTAATAAATTTCTTTTTAGCTATTGCAAAAGAATAGAAGAGACGATATAATACGTAGAGAAGAAGAAATCACACCACAGGGAGAGAAAAACGTGTTCAATACGCCATATGCTTTGTCGGATCGTACAACTCGGACGATTACCGCAGTGGACATGATCGAGTTTAGTGGGCTGTCCACTAGCGGTAGTAAATTCAAAATAGTCACTAAACTTGAGGATGCCCAGCGTTGGGTCAACGGAGAGTTCATTCAAAATTGTTTCCCTTATCTCAATGCTGATGAGCGTGAAATTCTGATGACGGGAATCGACGCTCAGACTTGGGAAACCATGTTAGTAGGAATGCAGGAGGAAGAGGAAGTATGAATACCGATACCTAATTGCAAAAGAACAGAAGAGATGATATAATACATATATTCCGGTACCATCCCGAATACGGGTGGTGGAGCGAATTAACGCCACGGCGCTACACCCGTGTCTTATCACTAATCAGGTAAGATCGCTGAATTAACAGCCGGACACCGCACACAGAGGAAAAGAAAAAAGGAAAAAAAATGAAACCGCTCACCGAACGACAAACTGCTATCTACGAATTCATTCGAGAGAAGATTCAGTCTCGCGGATATGGTCCGACCATCAGGGAAATCGGTGATGCTTTCCAAATTCATTCACTCAATGGAGTGATATGCCACCTAAAAGCTCTGGAGAAAAAGGGGTGGATTACACGTGGAAAGAAAATGTCAAGAGCAATCCAACTCCTTGGTGAGCCACCGATGGTATATACGACTCAGCATAAAGTTGCTGTTGCCATGATTGAATCGACGTATGAAGCCTATAAAGACTGGAAAAGTCATGATAAGGAATATTTGACCGACGAATTAAATAACTATAATGACAACATTCCAGTATGGCGAGATATGGATGATAACACCAAGTGCGCAGCGATTGAATACGTATACAACAAGCGTGATACTATTGAGCTTCATTCTGATATTGTTGAATCTTGGGTACAAGCAACAGCGTATTTTATGTTATATAATTTTTGTAGTGATATTACAAATGGAGAAGAGCCAGATTTGGAAATGTTTTTTGATGATCTGGATTTTATGTTGGACGAAGAAATTCTCAACGATAGTGATGTTCAAAAGATAATGGGAATAAGTTCAGATTTTACAAAAAAGTTCTAATGAAACTACGCTCCTCTTTCTTCTCTCCGTAAACCCTTTGATCGTAAGAACTTAGGGCGAGCGGGGGCCCGCCCGAAAGTTGTAAGTCCTTTGATAGCAACGACTTAGAGCAAACACCCAGAGCAAATACTGTGCCAAAAAAATATTTTAATAAATTTCTTTTTCCCTATTGCAAAAGAACAGAAGAGACGATATAATACATACATAGGCCAGTAACTGCGAGAGGGAAGCAGGGCGACGAGATTAAAAAATCTCTAAGGACCAGTGCCGTGGGCAGTTCCAGTATTGATGCTTTCGAGCAGGGAGAAATTTCCCTAGATACTGATTATAGAACCGGATCGTAAATGGTTCGCTGGTAACAATACAACAGCCGGATACCGTTTAGTCTCACCAAATCCACGGGGATTGGCTAAATTGGCTATAGTCAGCGAGAATGCGGGGCCGTTTAGTCTCACCAAATCCACGGGGATTGGCTAAATTGGCTATAGTCAGCGAGAATGCGGGGCCGTTTAGTCTCACCAAATCCACGGGGATTGGCTAAATTGGTTATAGTCAGCGAGAATCCCCCCGAACATACTAGATCTTAAACCCTTACCACGTAAGGACTTACGAAAAGCTTTCGCCCGCCCGGAAGTTGTAAGTTCTTTGATACCAACGACTTAGGGCGAACTCGCTGTGCAAATACTGTGCCAAACTTTGTACAAAAGATTTTCACAATAATTCATGCTAGAGCCTATTGACAACCGATAATAGGTATGGTATAACGATGGAAAGAGAAAGAGGAGAAAGAATGTTCCCAACAAAATTTATGGATCACTCGGCCTACATGAAGAAGGTCAAACGAATGACTCAGGCTGAATTGGAATATACCATCAAAGATTGTAAAGAGGTATTGGCCGTGTGGGTTGACCACCCCAATTGTGGGTACTATTCAGATGAGATATGTTACTGTTCGACGGAACTACACAGAAGGAAAGTAAAGGCCCAAAATGTATAAAGTAAGATTTCACCTCGGTGCTGGTAAACATTACAAGCATTGGCAGATTCGGTCGGAATGCGGAGTGTCGTATTACTGGCCTATCGAGGTTCAACTCTTTTTGTTTAACTGTGTGCTAAAAAGCAATAAGAAGAAAGCATACAAGGTATATGCTGAACAGGTGCGTGACGTGTGTGGTTGGGTCGAGTGTGACAATGTTAAAGTCGAAGATATGACTTTTGCATATGAGCCTATTACAGTGGAGGGATTGCCAAGGATCACATATGATCCGAAGGTAACGCCGTATTGGAAGATCGAGGGAGATAGCGATAATTATGAAATGTTAAGAGTACAAAGAGTAGTATCAAATGGTAATAAATTATTTATGAGAGAGAGCTATGTATGATCCCGTAGCTCAAATGGATAGAGCAACAACCTTCTAAGTTGTGGGTTGCAAGTTCAAGTCTTGCCGGGGTTATTGACAAAGTGTTTTTTTGTGGTAAAATGTCGTAGTGTTCTAAGTTGTTCGATTGTTCAAAGGGAGAGTTTTTATGAGTAGTATGGAATTGGCTTATGTTGTTGGTGTTTTTAGTTTGACCTCTGGCCTTATTGGTGGGTTGGTCGCTATGTATCTGAATGGGACTTATATTCCTCTGAAGGAAGCCCATCCCGGTGATGTTGTGAATTTTGTTTATCTCCAACCTGCTGCTGGACAACCCGAAAGGTATCTGGCTAAAGTTGTTGGAGTAAGTAAGTTGACGCAAGAACAAATTGCTCGACTTGATAAGAAAAGTTATTATCGATCTAAGGATGTTGCTTTCAAGAGAACAGAGCACCTTATCAAATGTGTTATGAAAGACGGTACGTTGAGAAATTTCTATGCGGAACGAACAGTAGATTGTAAAAAAGTCCCGTTCGGAGGAATTTTCCACAAAGTATCTTGATACTCCCTGCCTCGCAAACCCTCTGTGCGTAAGCACTTAGGGCGAGCGGGCCCCCGCCCGGAAGTTGCAAGTTCTTATGGGGTAAGACTTTGCATCATATTATTTTTTCCTAAAGATTTCCTCTTGACAAGTCGATTTATATCGTATACAATAATCAGACACAAAGGGAGAAAATCTAATGCAGTCAAGTAAGGGAAATGATAAACTCGGAACGGGTTGTAGAGTTGTTAGCAGAGCGGTTGGTGATAGCTGCCCGCCAACGTGCGATTTTCTAGGCATAGATTGTTATGCTGAGGGTACCGAGCGAATTTTTAAGGCTTCGCGAGCGGTGGGCTTGCGAAATATGATCACCGAAGCGGGCAAAATCCGAAGTTTGATTCTTACCACTATCGAAGAAAAAAGATCATTACGCTGGCACGAACGTGGCGACCTGCTGAAAAACGGGCAACTAGACTTGGAATATATCGGCAATATTGTAAAGGCTTGTGAAAGTATTCTAGCCGACGGTATCGCATTACCTCATATGTGGATGTATTCTCATGTTTATGATAGCCGTGTTGTTGATATGCTAGGAAAGTATATTGTACTGTATGCTAGTATCCACAATAAAGAGCATAAAGAGCAAGCTATAAAAGCGGGGTATACTCTATTCGCATGGTGTGATACCTTAAAAGTTTATAGTCCCAAAAAGCCTCGCGGCAAAAAAGCCGTGGAATGGAAAAAAGCTCTTCCTAAGCTGGCCATAATTGACGGTGACAAATATGTTACCTGCCCAGAAATGCGACGGGGTCGAGAGGAGGGTGGGGTAACTTGCACCGGGACAAAAGATTCGATACCATGTAATTTGTGTGTTAAGGGCTTGGCGAATGTTTTATTTTTGAACCACTAAAAGAAAGAGTGTCTATGAATTATAGTATTGAAACGTCTGAAAGTATACAGGAAGATATACTTACTTGTATTGAGGGGTTTTCTGTCAAGGGGAAGATTACAGATATTGAACGGCTGAATGATGCTTTATGTCAGATTATTGTAGACAGAAGGAAGTTATTAAATAAAGGAACTTTGTAATGGGAAAATACTATGTTACTTGTGGAACATTGGAAGTTATAGTTCAGGCAGATAATCCCCAACATGCAGTTTGTACTGCATTAGACCAAGCAAATAAAAATGACGAATTAGATGATGGTATAGTTGTAGATGAAAGAGGTTTTAGGTATCTTGATCCAGTAAAGGTAGCTAGAAACGAAGCTCCGCCAATGTCTGATGTAGTAAAATGGTTATGGGAAAATGATAATATAGAAAAATCGGAAAATGTTATGTTCTTTGTACCACAACATTATTTTAGCTTGGAAAATTTTATGGAAGTTATGGGTGATGATGATGATGATGATTTTGAAGATGAATAAATAGTGGTGGCCCTAAGTCCTTTGTGCTTAAACACTTAGGACAAACGGGCGGGGCCCCGAAATTTGTAAGTTCTTTAGTACCAACGACTTACGACTCTTAAAATATTTTTATTTTTTCTAAAAGAATTATTGTTATTTGGCACGGGAAATTATTCCGAAAAATTTCTAAACTAGGGCTTGCATTAAGTCGATGATATGGTAGAATCATGTTATGGGAACGAATGACGGTAAACACTTTTTGAAAGGGATGATGCTATGAGTCATGCAGTAGAGACGATGTTTTTTGTTCGAGAGACCCCTTGGCACGGGCTTGGGGTAAAGTTGGAGGAAGCACCGACTGTGTCGGAAGCGATTGTCGCTGCTGGTCTCGATTGGACTGTAGGGTTGAAAGACCTGTTCACCGCCGAAGGTCAACCAGTTCCAGCAAAGGCGACGTATCGTGAGACGGACGGGTCTATTCTGGGTGTTGTTGGCCCACGGTATAGCCCGCTCCAAAATGCTTCGGCATTTGACTGGTTTCAGCCTTTTATCGACTCCGGCGAAGTATCGTTGCATACTGCCGGTAGTTTGAACGAGGGTTGCAAGGTATGGGTGTTGGCCGAGTTAAATCGTGAAAAGTCCGAGATCGTGAAGGGTGACGAGATTGCAAAGTTTGTACTCTTGTCAAATTCTCACGATGGTACGACCGCGATTAGGGTCGGGTATACCCCGATCAGGGTGGTATGTGCAAACACGATGGCGATGGCCCATAGTTGCAAGGAATCTAAGCTGTTGCGTGTTCGACATACAAAGTCGAGTGCTCAAAAGCTCGAAGATATACGAGGCATTATGAATAACATAAACGCCGAGTTCGAGGCAACTGCGGAACAGTACAAATATCTTGCAAGCAAGATGTTCAATAGTGCTGACCTTCTTAAGTATGTTAAGATCATTCTGGACATTGAATTGTCTACTCCGAGTTCTGAGATTAAAACCAGAACAAAGAATATCATGAATGATATACTATCAAGGGTCGAGGGGCCAAAGCAAACGATGGCGGGTGTTAATGGTACATGGTGGGCCGCTTATAATGGGGTTAATGAGTACCTCAATTATGAGAAGGGTCGAAGTGCTAATAACAGACTGGACTCGTTGTGGTTCGGGCTGAATGCTAACAGTAACAAAAGAGCTTTTGATACTGCACTAGCACTGGCTAGCTAATTCGAGGGGGTGTAGCTCAACTGGTTAGAGCGTCGGCTTGTCACGCCGAAGGTTGCGGGTTCGAGTCCCGTCACTCCCGCTTAATTTCACAAAACCGAGAGTCGTAAACCCTTACCACCAAAGGACTTACGATTTTCGGGCGGGGGCAAAATTTTTGTAAGTTGTTGTGGGATAAGGACTTATGAAAATTATCTCAATTTCTTCAGACTTAGGCTCTTGACATTTGCTCTAAGTGTCGATATACTAGTAATGGAAGTTGTTGGTGTGTATGGGTTTAGGAAGATTTCTAAAATGACTTATGGAAAGGGGATCGGTCGTAAGTCTAAATCTTACAAAATTAAATATCTAATCTTACCCATCTTAACATATCGAGATCAAGTCTCATAACAGGCCACTCTACCCGGCCACAAATTTTAACCATAGTCAGGATTTTTCAGAGGCCCCTTTTGTTATTGCTAATCCCCCCGGATTGGTGGGCTTGGTGATAGTCAGCGAGATTCGTAGACCCTTTTATTTTAAGGAATTATTAAATGAATGATCTTGGAAAGAGACTGTCAGCTAAAGAGATGGACATACTGTTGGATCGACTCTCGATGGGAGAAAATATCAGCGAGTCGATAGAGAGGGATGTCGATCAGGAGGCGGAGAGTCTATATAATCTTATAAAAGATACAAGAAGGCTCCCACCGCACCTAACAGAATCGAGTAAAGAGATTCTATTAAATGCAATAGAATGTTCTACGGTCTGTGATATGTATGGAAAGGCCAATAGGCGGGTGGTATTTAGTTTAGTAGATAAAATGGTAGCTGCTGGGATTGATGATCATATTTATATCCCTAATTATGGTCGGAGGCCGTGTCCATTCGGCTGTTCCTGAATGTGATCTTCCTGCTACACAAAACCACCTTTAGGACTTACCAACATGACATATTGTATTTCCTTATCTATCAAGATTGCTGGCCTTGATGATAGTCAGCGAGATTCGTGGCCCTCTTCAGATCGAACTTGTGACTCAATCTTACAAGTTGGCCCCACAAAATAAATTAAAGTGGGTCTTGACAAGTGTCGATGAGTATGGTATATTGGGATTGTGGATAAAAATTTATTATGCAAAGGAAAGGTTTAGATATGTCTAATAGTGCTGTTTTTACTTTGAGTGGTGGTCTTCTGGATGTTGTTAGTATTCCTAAGGGTATGGAAGTTATTGTAAGGGATTATGATCAGGATGAGGTTGACCCAGAACTCTTGTGTATTGATAAAGATGGTGGGAGATATATTGAGATTGTATATGATGGGGAATGATAGTTGTATAATAAATTGGTCTAATAATTAAATTAAAGGGGAATGATTATGGGAATGGGTGCTAGTCCTTGCTCTGGTTGGGTTATTGGTTATAATGATCTTAAAAAGATTTGTCCAAAAGAAGTAGACCTTGTCGAAGGCGATGAGGAATTTGAGGATTGGGGTGAGGTATCTAGGGCATTTGAGTTCGATGAATTACCCGATAGTATTAAAAAATCTGTAGAAGATTTGGTTGGGAAATTCGGAATAAATACCAACCTAACCCTAAGTCTGGGGTTCTATGATGAAGAGGGTGGAGATAGATATGATCAGGTAGACTCTCACGAAGGCTGCGTCTTCTTTGTTGATGGGATGGTTTCGCTAACGCCCGCTGGGAAGAAGTTCAAGGATGTTGTAAGAGAGCGACTTTGGACACAATATGGATAAATTTAAGGGGGATTATAATAAGGATGATAATTATATTATATTTACTTCTCAATATCTCAAGGAGTTAGGTGAGTGTTGTGGTGGTCAGTGTGAGAATTGTCCTTATAATCCTAAATATAAAATAGGATGTAAAACTATAAAAAATGATAAAAAGACGTAAGTCCCCCCTTGTTTTTACACATGACAACCATTACAATATCTATTGATGCAGGAGATAGTAGTCAGGAAGATATAAGGGACTATATGGAAGAATTAGCTTCTAGTATCAATATAAAAAATATTATGGGGGATTATAAATCCTTCTGGCAATTAAAAGATTATAAAATAACTAATGGGGAGGATACTCTTATTCATATATATCCTGATTATAATTTATGATTACAATTCCCCTGTCTACTAATTTGGATGGTCAGAGTTTATTAAAGTCTATTCAAGAACTTATTAACCTGCATAATAAAGATGGTAATGATATATCCCAACATGTTTTGGTAATAGAGGTTAAACCAACTGTTGATGTTGATCCTGAGTTTGGGAAACAAATGAAGGTAGCCAAACAAGTTATGTTAGAAGATCAAGAATCTCTAAGGAGGATGGGTCTATGAATGGGGAAATATTATCTGGGTCTTGGGTAAATAATTTAGATCATTTTACTGAATTAAATATTAGAATACATGAGTTGGAAAAGGCTATTAGAAGTCATCAGAAGAATTTTAATGATCTTTATAATATTGCCATGTCTTCACGTTTTGTATTCCTTAATGACCCGACTAATTTAGATATTAATAAAACTTTATGGGCTAGTGTAGATGATTCTGTCTGCAACCTATATGAGCCTCGCAATCCGTCGAAAAATGATTTTTACCCGGCACAGCGGCCTAATTTTAATGAAAAGGAGGTTATCGCTGACGATCTGATCCAGCGGTATACCAACTCCTTGAACGAACTCTCGAAATGAACGAACCCGATCCACTGATGGGAGAGTAAGAGATGATCGACGACCCTAAGCCCCGATTGTATGAGAATTAATCTATATTTCGTCTGTTTTCTCATATGATTGGGGAGGCTACTGTACCATTTAGTTGCAACCGACCAAATGGTCAACAATTAGTCAGAGAATTTAGTAGACCCTTTTGTTTTTCCTAATGCGCCCAGATAGGCGGTCTTGGTGATAGTCAGCGAGTTTGGTAGACCCTTTTGTTTTTGCTAATCCACCGGGATTGGTAGTCTTGGTGATAGTCAGCGAGTTTAGTAGGCCCGTTTAAAAGGTGGGAGACTGTCTTGCCCTATCTACCAAGATTGGTTTCTGTGGTGATAGTCAGCGAGATTTGAAGTTTAATTTAGTATTATATTAGGCAAGGAGGCCACATGAAAGTTCATACGGTACTATTAGTTTTTCTAATACTGGGAATCATATTAGTTTTATTTATAGAATATAATAGTGTAGGATTAGTGGGATCAACCTTTATAGAAACATCATTATAATTATATGGTGCAGGTAAGAAATTAACATGGGGAATAATTAATATTATATTTATGAATAATCATCATCACCTTAAATTCACCGACTGTTTATTTTTGACCCTTTTATTATGGGTGGGGTTTGGTACATTATATATTAGTAGTAAATATACTGTTGTTCTATTTGATACTGGTATGAATTGGTATAGTAGAGCCTTGATTCAGAGTTTATATGAAAATGATTTAATAATTGGGGATACTAATGATTGACCATAATAATTATTATTAAAAAACCCCTTGACTTATTACTTTCCCCACTGTATAATATATAAGATAGACTACCCATATTGACCAGTATAGATTTGGGAATATTTAATCCTATATTTATTTTATAGAAAGACTTATAATTATGGCTTGCAACAAGAAAATCCCTTGTAACAAAGATAAAAAGAGTGGTGCAGATAAAAAGGTTTGTAAAAAATCATGTAAGAAAGTTTGTGATAAAAATAAATCCCCCACTAATTTCTTTACCAGAGTGAAAAATTGGATATTGGGTATAAATTAACCATGACTATAAATAATCCTCAAAAAGAACAAAATACTATCAATAGTCTCATATTTGTGGTACTAATCACTATAGGTTCTATGATTCTAATAGAAATATTAGTTCCAAACTTAAATAATTTTATATATAACCCCACTATTTCCCATACTACAATTCTAGATCATCCTGATTCCCCTGAATAATAATACTTTATGAACCTGAATATTGATTATATTAACTTAATTTCTCCTTATTTTAAGACCCCGTGATAGATTATAGGGAAGAATGAGGAATACTAGGGGCAAAATAATAGTGATAATAATGGTCTTATAGTATCTAGGAAAAAATGGGTCAATAGGTATCTTTAGTGTTATGTATGGTATTGGTAATAATAGTAATAAATAGCTTAATATATGTATAAAAATGTCTTATTGACCGTTAAAGAAATCAACCTTTTGAGTGGTATTTTAGACCAATATATTAGTCAAAATAGTTCAAATAAAAGTATACAATTAACCAACTTGACCATATTATCAAACACTTTAAATAGAGTTATTGATTACAAAAAACCACCCATTATCTCCTAATCAGAATCTAATCAAATCATAATCAACCTATAATAATAAAGAATCAAATGCCTCATAAAGATAAAGAAGAACGAAGAGAATACAAAAAAAAATACAATAAAAAATATCGTTTAGAACATATAGAAGAAAAAGAAGAACGAAGAGAATACAATAAAAAATATTATTTACAACATAAGGACAGAATAAGCACAACCACTAAAGAATATCGTTTAGAACATAAGGGTGAGAGGAAACCATATCAAAAAAAATGGTATTCAGAACATAAAGAAGAAAAAAGGGCTACAAACCGAAAATGGCGAAAAAATAAACATGATAACGATCCAATATATAAAAGAGTACATAATATAAAAAGTATATTTAAATACATACTCCTCAAGATAATAACAAATGGTAATATTACAGATAGGAATGATAGTCAGTGTTTGAAATATTTTGGAACTACTGTTGATGGGTTCAAAAAACATATTGAAAGTCAGTTTACCGACACTATGAGTTGGTACAATCATGGACAGATTTACAATCCTGATGCGTGGCAACTTGACCACATTATACGAATAGGAAGTTTTGACTTTACTATTGAAGAAAACTTTACCAAAGCATTTCACTATACTAATACTCAGCCATTAATGTCGTCGGATCACCTAGAAAAAAGTAATAAAGAAAAAGGGGAAAAATATGATAAATAATGCTACAGAAATTTCTAACAACGAAGTAATAATCTTTGATGTTCCACAAATAGATTTTGAGTTACTAGAAACTAATGCTAAAAAAGCAGCAATTGGGGGAAAGTCTCAAATTAGAAGAAATGAAAATAGAAAACAGTATCTATACGAAGATCAATTAGTGGGGCAAATAGCCAATTATGCAGCATCGGTGGTTTTAACAAAATCTTCAGGGGGATATAAAGAGGCTAGGGAAATAGCTAATAATAATCCTTATAAGGGAGATGATGGGGTGGATATTATAGGATTGTCTAATGTGGATGTTAAGGGGAGTTTAATGAGATATTCTTCTGATCCATTAAGTTATAGACTTCTTGTGAGGCCAAGAGAACGACATGAAAATTGGATTTATGTATTATGCTTGGTGCCGAAGGATATGAAAAGGTGTTATGTGGTTGGGTGGATTAAAGACGAGGACTTGCCAGCAAAAACTTATGAGGGGCCAATTGAATCTCTACATGGGGCTTTTGTGGTTCCTGCGAAAAAATTAGAAAAAATGTCGGATTTCCCGATATAATAAATCTATTACTATCGAAAGAATCGAACTATATATGAAAAAAGATATTATTCTTGTAGAAAATTTTTATAATGAGCCTCATAAAATAAGAGACTACGCTCTAAATGAATTAAAAACTAATAATTATTTACCGTATGGATCACCTAGTTGGTATGCTTCTAAGTTCAAAGAATGGAACGAATGTCCATTTAAATCTTCTGAATCCTTAATAAATAGACTGAACGATATAGTTGACGAAGAAATTGATTTAGACTTTTGGCGACAAGGCTATCCGGCTCATGGAAGTAGGGAAGACTCAATAAGAAATAATAATAAGAGTTGTAAATGGAACTGCACCTTTCATATTAAACCTTTAACGGGACAAAAATTGGGCCAAGGAGTCCACAACCATGTAACAGACACTTGGAACTCCGTTGAAGAAAACGGATGGGTGGGATTAATATACTTAAATCCAGATGCTCCAATTTATTCTGGCCTGTCTCTTTGGAACAATATAAATCAAGAAAAAAATTATGATTGGATGACCTCAGAAGACAACTGGAGTCTCATAGATTCTTTAGGGGCTGTATTTAATAGATTAATATTATGCAGAGGCAGCAGGCCGCACAGTGGAGCGGATGGATTTTCTAATACTTTTGAAGAAGGACGATTGTATCAAACCTTTTTCTTTAAAACAAAACCTTCTACTGCTAAGGTTTATCAGTCGGTATCTATAAATACATAATGAAATGGATTATCAGAAAAAATGTCGGATTTCCCTAAATTCTAGTTGACAAGCAGTCGATATGTGGTATGATGATGGTCTATCAATAATTAAGGAACATATCTATGAAACATCCAACAAATAAAGAAAAGATAAAAAGGTACGAAGACTTATTCCATGCTATTAATCTCGCTATTGTAGGTTGTAATAATGATCTTATAAATATTTATATTGGACAAATTGATAGCTGGAGTTATGCTCACAGAATTGGTAATGGACAATTATCTGAAAGTAAACAGAAAAGAATAATAACAAATGCTTTTTACAGATTAGGAGAAACTGATACTTATGATGAACATGAATAGTGACAATGTGGGAGATTTATTCTCTTACTATAAGGACTATCTGGATAGATTAGAAGATAATAATATTATCAATAATACAACTGATCATCCTTTGAACTTTATGACTTGGTGGGAGGAAGTATACTATCCATTGACTCTGGGTGGGTGAATTTCTTGTTGTTAGGGGTTTTAAATTGATTTGTGGGGCAAAATACTATTATTTTAAATAAGGGTTAAAAATGAAAAAGAATGACGATCTGGGAATTATCAGTGTTGGATCATCGGTTAATCTAACTGGTGATGTTATGGGGGTTATTATTAGTATTAATATTAAATATAACAATCATATTACTTATGAGTGTTCGTGGTGGAATGGACGGAATCACGAAACAAAATGGTTTGAAGAATTTGAGTTGACAAAAGCTGTTGGACAGGATAAAACAACGATAGGATTTTTGTGAAATATAGGAATATCTTAATAAGAATAATTATCGTGATCCTATGTTTTATTGTGGGATATATTATTGGCAACTGCTTATAAGAACAATCAGGGATTAGAAAGAGACATTGACAGAATTTGTATTTTCTGTATAATCATACAGACGATCCGAGGAAAAATCAAGATCGAAAAAGAAAGTTTATATTCGGGTAGAATATATATTAGTAACTATTTATAAGGAGATTTAAAATGGGAGATAAGCTGTATACTGCTACTAGACTGCATTTCGAGGCGAAGCAATCAGAGGCTATTGCTACGTTAGACGTTTATTTTAATAAAGCCGCTGGAATAGGTGAGCATTCTGACTTGTTGACGGAGATCATCAAATGGACTGATATTTTAGCAGCATCTAGTGACGCATTAGAGAGACTAGCCACTTATTTCAATACTGATGGCAGTGCAAAATGAATCGCTGAGAGAACATACGTCTTCTTTAAAAACAAGATTTTTGTGATCATGCTATTGACAAAGCTGTGGCATTGTGGTAAAATCAGTAAACAAGGAGAAAAAGAGATGTTTTATTTTACAGATGGCGGTGTTCGGGGCAGTTGTGAACATAAACACAAGACTGTAGAGACGGCCCAAAGATGTTTAGACTCTGATCATATCGGTTGTCACTATCAGGGTGGGTATTCGGATCGATCTATCTATTCTCAAGATGGTGATAGAGTAGAGTTAATTGGTTATGGAGCAGATGACGAATGAAAGAATTTCTAATAGTAAATGCTAACACCAATCAGATATTGGGCAATGAAAATAGTAGAGACAAAGCATTAGATTTTGTCAACGCGATTTTGCTCAAGTCTGATCTAGAGCGTGTCGATATAGTGGTATATGAAGCAACACCTCTCATGTGGAATCCCCATAGGAAAAAAGTGTATGCTAACTACCAATAGGGTGTATTATGAAGGAGTTTTGGAAAATGACCGCTCAGATTTTGTATGTGGTGTTAAGTATCTGTTGTCTATATTATGCTGATTTTTTACACAAGAATATAAAACCTGCCGAGTCCCCACCAGCAAACATAGAAAAAAAAGATTTTATTCCTTCATGGGAATACTATTGGGCCGCTTACGACAAAAACAATAACAAAACCTACTACTATTATAACGGATTATGGTATGACAAGCCAACACAAATACGACAATATCCAAATCAAGATCAAAAAGTTCTGGGAACAGCGAACTGGACACAATCCACATATCTCAGGTAGTGGACAACACAATTCTATCCCTAAAAAAGAACGCACAAGGGCAGAATCTAAGAAGGAATCGATAAATGAATGGAACGGTATTTGAAATATTTCTCTTGATCGCTCTGGTTTGTGGTATCATAAGCGTTCTTATTAAGAGATATTCTTAATTCTTAAAAATATTTTTCTGAAATATTCACCTATTGACAAGCGTTGTTTGGTCTGGTAGAATACTATCATGGAGATAAAAATGCCATTTGAGTTCAGCGAAGTCCTTGAAGATAGCTTGGAAGAGTTTGTTTATGAGGGTTCTAGTTTTTCTTTTTCTAAAGAAGAAGAATCGGACTATTCAGAATGGCTTAACTATTACAAGGATCAGGCAATAGACTTTATAGATTGATAAAATGTCTAATAAACTACTACCTATTGAAGATTGGCGTAAGACCGATAGCGGCGAGTATATTGCTGCTACCGATCATACTGGAACAATCCTTAATCATCGTAGCAGAAATAAGATCATAGATAAGGCTGTTTGTGAACTTGCTCCAATAGTACATAGGTTTGAAAGTATTGTCTGTTGTGGAACAAGTGGTCTAATGGTTGTGCCACAAATAGCGGAAAGACTAAGAAAGAATATAGTTGTAATTCGTAAAGGAACTGAAAATTGTTATTCTGACTTTATGATTGAGGGGCCACAGCCAAGAAGATTTATTATTGTGGATGATTTAATCTGTTCTGGAAATACTATCAAACATATATTATCTCAAATTAGTATAGAATATAATACAAATGTTTGCTATCCTGTTGGGATATATTGCTATCTTCCTGAACATTGTTACTATGGATCGTCTTCGCTTGCTTATTACGATAATCCAGACGCTGCGGCAATGAATTTCCACAGGAAGTATAAGTTTCATTATCTAAATAGTTATGGAATAAATAAATTGCTAGGATTACCAGCTATTAAAAATGTTTAGTTTTCAAGAAATAAAAAAGTGGGCAAAGCAACAAGGATACAACACCATTAAAGAAGAGGATGGGTATTACTGGACTAAAAATAATAATATAGAATCTAGTGGGGTATCTAAGAGTGTTAGTAAACTAGCTAGAGATATTTTTAATCATATAACAAACAACAAATGGATTGATTATCAGGCCGAGTATTTGAAGACTATTACAAAAGAGATCGATTTTAAATCTTTACAAGGATACCAATAATGTCATCATTTAAATCATTCTGCGAAACATTAGAAAATAGTGTTGGGGAAAGTAAAGTAGACGACAATCTTCATATAATCAGAAAGATGTATGATAAATATGCGACTGCTGAACAAGTGTTGCTTAGACTAGCTAAAGAAGATACATCATTACTTGTTGAGAATTGTGCTACTGTAGAGTATGAGAGTTTATTTACTCTAAATATTAATGATAAGGTGATGGTTGGGAAAGATTGTGGTAAAGTTGAATCTGTCTTATCTTCGGGTTATAATATAAAGTTAGATAATGGAGCAAAATATTATTTAGCCTCTGTGAAAGTTCATATCTAAATTATGTGTAATCATTCTTATCTATTGGAGAGGCCCAATGACTCTTATTAATATAACATTAATATTATTTGCTATATATATGACTATGGGTTTGCTACTATTGGTTATTATGCTATGTGTAATGATCTATGTTGTTTATGAAATTAATCGGAAACATATTATCCCCACCAAATTAAAGGAGAAAAAATGTCTAAAAACAAATATTCAGTAACCGCACAAGGAAAACTAATCAATCCCGGTTTGGATAATAAAGATTTAGACGGACAAACAATACTTCTGTATGATGATATTATAGCAGATACTATGGAGGAAGCAGAAGCTACTTTTAAAAAACTATTTGGATCAACCCATGAAATTATTAGGGTTTATTCTGTTCATCTTATTACGAATGATAAAAAACTAGCAAAGGTAGCATAAATGAGAGTAATAGCAATCCTTGTTTTATTGTTTTGTCTTTTCTCTTTTTTAGAAAATAACAAAGCATCAGAATATGATGATGTATTTGACGCTGCTAAAAATACCAAAGGGATCGTACTATTATATTTTACTGATGAAAGTTGTTCTTGGTGTTATAAATTAAAGCCTATATTTAAAACCCCAGAAGTACAAAAGATTATAAGTAAATACTTCTTTGTAGAAATAGACATAACAGATAATCCAGAATTATATAGTTTTTATAAGATTTCCTCTATACCAGCTTATATGTTGGTGGACGGTAACAAAAAGATTATTATTAGAGGAATGGGATACAAGGACAAAACAAATTTTATAAATTGGTTACAAACTTATAAGAAAGAGGATACTAATGTCAGGAAAAGGATCAAATCCGCGACCAGTAAATAAGAAACTCTATGATACTAATTATGAGCAGATATTTGGCAAAAAGACTAAAATAAAAACCAAACCCAAAAAACCTGCTGAATGGGATGCTGAAGATGTTGCTACAGCAGAATCTAGAGAAAATGAACCTAGTACAATATGGATAACACAAGATAACGATCAAACAGAAAGATAATAATGAGTAAGCCCCTGATTATTATAACTGGATTAATTTATCTCTATGTTGCTGTGGAGCAATGGTACAATGGAAACAATGCTATGTGTTTAGCTTATGTAGGATATAGTTTTAGCAATGTTGGATTATATTTTTTAGCTCATTAGGAGAATAAATGAAACAACAACAAATAGTTATATTGAAAATTAGTTATGAAGACAAAAATAATCCTCCATCTTCTTGGCATTGGCCCACAATAATAGGATGCGAAGATAATTGTGTAGAAATTATGAATTATGGGGGCGTGGAAGAAATTCCTGAAGTGGCCTCTTGACAATGCCGATATTCATGGTACAATTGTGTTTTTGCGGGATAGCATAATGGTAATGCACCAAACTGTTAATTTGCAAGATATAAGTTCGACTCTTATTCCCGCAGTTGTTCTCCCTCTTAAAAGGATAAATCGATGAGTTATGGTATCTGTTGTATAGTATTGTCTTTAGCCGATCAAGACCCGCCAGTCAAATTTCAGACCATGACATATAAAAGATTTTCCTCATTAGAAATTAGTGAGGCTCTTAATATTTTAGGTGGTAGAATTTTAAATAATATGAATGTTACTTTCGAGTGCATTAAGTTTTGTTTTCAGAATAATTATACCTATCGGATTAGTAGTGATCTATTTCCAATTATGACTTATGACAGAGCAAATATTGAGTTGGGCGATCTTCCTCAATATGATGAGATTTTATCTGCTATGAGTAAGATTAAAGATTTTGTTACAGCTAATCCAACAAGGGTAAGTTGTCATCCTAGTGAATTTAATGTATTGGCATCTTTTAATAGTGTTGCAGTAGAGAAAACTATTAAGGAATTAAATTATTATAGTTGGTTTATGGACAAGATCGGTTGTTCACCTGATTATAACTCACCTATGAATATTCATATCCATTCAAATGCGGGTGAGAGATCAGAAGTTATTGAGAGATTTATGATTAATTATAATAGATTAGATACTAATTGTAGGAATAGATTGGTTATTGAGAATGATGACAAGTTGAATTGTTGGAGCGTTAATAGGCTAATCAAATACTTGACCCCTGTTCATAATATACCTATCACATTCGACTACCTGCACCATAAATGTCATCCAGATGGACTAACGGAACAAGAAGCATTTGAAATATGTGTAGATACTTGGGGACAATACAAGCCACTATTTCATTATAGTGAGAGTAGAATTCTTGGAGATAATCCTAGAGCACATGCTGATTATCTAACGTCTTTACCAGACACATACGGGGTGGATGTTGATATTGATCTAGAATTAAAGATGAAAGATAAATGTTTTGAATTTTTACCAGCAGGAGTAGTATTACAATGAATAAATGTGGTTGTCAAGGACGGTGTTCTTGTGGTAGAGGCTATTCTGGATACCCTCATGTATGGGAAAAGAATGACCCTTGGGACAAGACTTTAGATAATATTCCAAAAAATAAACAGATTGAATATGATGCCTATGGACAATATTCCAATTCTGATCCTGATGATTTATTCTTTAAGGGAACCAAACGAACTAAGCCAGTACCTATTCCATTAAAAGCTGTTGATGACTCTTGGAAATTAGATTATGAAAGAGAACTGAAAGACCCAATCAAAATTGTTTTTCCTCGATCAGCAGCAGAAGAGGCAGCAGAAAAGGCAGCAAAAGAGACAACATCTGTTGGGCCTGTTTCGATCTTAACTCTAAAAGGAGTTATCGCTGTTGACGTTAAAGTCGAATCGTTGAATGATTTGGTTATAGATAGTAAAATTTTCAAAATCAAAAGAGCTATACAAGAAAAACTATCTGAAATCAAAGAGATTGATATTACTACAAACATTAGCATTGATCTTGTGGATTTGAAACAAACTATTACATAACATGAAGATTATAGATAAGTCTTTAAAAATAGCTTATGGATTATTCAAGCCTAATCCTTATCAGAGAAGGTATCATTTCGCTATAGCTTTCGATGGGAAAAAACCAATAGGTATTGGACAAAATAATCCTATTAAAATGAATGCTAAAGCTAAGATGATTGGGGACTTATTTAATATACAAACATATATTGAGTTTCCTTTTCTCCATGCTGAAGTTAATCTATTATGTAATTTATGGAATGAATACGAGAATATTGATCCATCATGGAAAGTTGTGGTATTGAGAATCAATCGCCCCGGTAAACTTATGATGAGTAAACCCTGCAATAATTGTGAAAAAATTCTATCTAAGGTTAATTTAAAAAAAATTATTTGGAGTGGAGAAAATGGAGTATTCTGTCAAAGAAGTAAGGATTCTTTCTCAAGTTTGGTCTTGACAAACCCGAATATAGAGGTATGATTAAGACTGATTGAGGAATGACAGAAACTAGGAGATAGAATATGACGGTTTCAGAATTGATTCTGGCTCTGGAAAATTGCGATTGCGTAGACAAGGACAACACAGAGGTGTTGTTCGATCATCGCGGAAAACTTTCTTTTTTAAGTCCAGATGTTCGGTACGATTTGAGTTGTGCTACTACAACTCTATTTTTTGAAAGCAAACTCTCAAAAGAAGATTATGCGAGGTACACATGAGATTATTCTGCTCATACTGTAGAGACGATGTTGATTCAGAAAGATATGATTTCTTGACAGAGCAAAATAGACCTATCGTATGCAAAGGATGTTCCACAGAAGGAAAAGCTATGGGATTTATGGACTATGGGCATAAAACAGCCCCACAATTAGTGATGGTTCCTAGCAATGCCAAAGAAACTATCCGCATTTTACATAGGGCGAACAGAAGAGCCAGATAAATTTTATAAGACCACTTGACAAGCGATGATGCTCAAGATATACTAAGAGAGATGAGACATAAACCTTCTGGAGAATAGATCATGGGAAAAGGACAAAAACAGTGCGATAAATGTTTGACGCTAACTGGCCCAAGAGCATTTTGTTGCCCTTCTTGCAAGACTCCCTTTATTTTTAAGGTAAAATCAAAAGAAACAAAAACTACTAAGATTTTGCGTAATATTGATTGGAAAACTCTGGTATGTGGAGATAGAATAAAGGTAAATGGTGGGCCATACTATATTGGTAAAGACGGTGATTATATTCCTATGGGATACAGAGGAAAGTTTAGAGTAGAAAAAGTAGAGTTCAATGGGATTCATGCTTATGGAATAGATAAGCATACAGGATATGCTTTTATCTGGATGGGTAAAGATATGAAAGATAAGGAGACGAATGTAAATAGGACTGCCCATAAAATAATCAAGTTTAAACTAAAGGAAAACGGTGGTGTATGAATCGAAAAGAAGTTATTGATAAATTGGAAGATCACAGGGATGCTATCATAGCACATATGAAAGGCATTACAGATATTCTAAAGAACTCAGCACCAAAGCAACACACAAGAGCATACTCAATTTGGATTCCCCAAATAATCACAGCATTAACAAGAAATACTAAGTGGCTACCTAGAGGAGACTATTGTATGCAAGATACTTTGGACGATCTCAGAGAAGTTTCCACCAAAAACAGTGGCAGTTTGTATAAAGTTGTTGGGGTTGAAAAATGACAAAAAAATCATATGTAATTACTCACTTTGATAGCTTTGCAATAGACATTAGAAAAGCAGTTGCTGATGCTCTTGTACACAGTAAATTTCCAGATGGTGAAAACACGACAATAGACCTTGATAGTTATATGACAATACATCAAGTTAAAGACATTATTAGAAATAATGCTCTAGAAGTTACTGATGATGATTGTCCTGTTGTTGATCTAAAAGGTATGGATAATGCTTGGACACAGATTGATACTGGACTCTATAATGCGACACTGTCTAAACTAGCAGCTAGTGGACATATTGAATGTGGCTGGGATGAAAGTACAAATAATATGATGTTTTGGCCCAAAGAAAAAAAAGAAGAAAAATAATTAAAGGACTTGACAAGGTCTGATCGAACAGGTAGAATAGATACATATGGGGCGTAAGGTAAGCCGGTTGCATCCGTCACTCTTATAAGGTGATCATAGGTACGTTCAACTCGTACACGCCCTATTTTATAGTTTTAGTGTATTCTTTTTTATATAGAAGATTACTTATTTTAAAAGGACATACCATGAATCGTAGACATTTTCTAAGCCATGTTGCTGGAACAGCAGCAGTAGCAGCACCAATCTCTAATTTTGCAAATTCTATTTTAGCAAATGTTGCTGATCTTCGCAAAAGACACAAATCCGCTATTCTATTGTGGATGGGTGGTGGGCCAAGCACTATTGATCTATGGGATTTAAAATCTGGTACTCCTACAGCAGGCCAATTTAAAAGCATCTCAACCAGTGCTGATGGAGTATCTATCTGTGAACACCTGCCTCTAATGTCCAAGCAGATGCACCACATGAGCATCGTGAGAAGCATGAGCACTAGAGAAGCCGATCATATGCGTGGAAGATATTATATGCACACAGGATATGTTCCAACTCCTAGTATTGATCATCCTAGTTATGGCAGCGTTATTTCTCACGAATTAATGGCATCTATTCCAGAACTAGAAATCCCTTCATTCGTTAGTGTTGGTGGAGGCAGTGTCGGCCCCGGCTTTTTAGGCATGGGCTATTCTCCATTTGTTGTAGATTCTAATGGAAACATTAGAGATTTAGATATGGGAATAGATAATGAAAGAGTTATGCAGAGGCTACAAATGCTATCTGCTATAGAGAATAAATTTATTGCTGAAAATAGGGGAGGTGGAGCTTCTGATCATCTGAAAATTGTTGATAGAACAGTAAAGCTAATGACAAGTAAACAGATGGATGCTTTTAAAGTAAGCAAAGAACCAAAAGAGATGCTTGAAAAATATGGTAATACTGGTTTTGGAAAAGGTTGCTTGATGGCTAGGAGACTCGTTGAAATCGGAGTTCCTTTCATCGAAGTAGATTTAGGAGGATGGGATAATCATACTGATATTTTTAAAACACTAGAAAATCAAAAACTCCCAGAATTAGACAAAGCTATGAGTGCTTTAGTAAGTGATCTAAATGATAGGGGTCTATTAGAAGATACTGCCATTATTTGGATGGGGGAATTTGGTAGAACTCCCAATATCAATGCTAACGGAGGACGAGATCACTGGGCAAAGAGTTGGAGTGTTGTTGTTGGTGGGGCAGGATTTAAGGGTGGGCTAGTGGTTGGAGAAACTAGCGAAGATGGCAAGGATGTTATATCAGAGCCATATTCTTCACAGGATTTAATGGCTAGTGTTATAAAATCTCTTGGAATTTCTCTTGAAACTACTTTTACTTCTAAGAGTGGTAGACCTATGAAGATTGCTAATTCTGGCAAAATTATAAAAGAATTATTCTAAAAAACTAAAGTTTAGAAACCCATCAATCCGATACTTGACAAGACGATTGATCTGTGGTAGAATGAGTTCTAGGAATAGAAGCATAGAAAAATTTGGAGAAGTATAATGATCTTGGTCAATGCAAAAGCCTTGGACACAAAAGCCTTGTTGAGAGACTTGAATAATCTGTGCGTGGAACTACAATCCACAAGCAGCAGCAATGATAAGATTGCTATTCTTAAAAAACACCTAGTGACTAACTATCATAGTCAAGATTTAATTAAACTTGTTAGATATATTTATCATCCCACATATCAATTTTATGTGACCAGTGATAATCTGGTAAAGAAAAACCACCTAACAGGTTCCTCTTATGTTGACATATTTGACTTGTTGGACGATCTCAGAACAAGAAAGATTACTGGTCACGATGCTATTGGAGCAATTAATACTTTTGTCTCTAATTTCCCATCATACGCAGACCTTATCCACTGCATCATAGACAAAGACCTAAAGACTAGAGCGGGAGATAAGATTATCAATAAGGTTATTCCTGATCTTATTCCTATCTTTGAAGTTGCTCTTGCTGCTAGTTATGAAGATGCTAAGGTGGATTTTGCCGACAGGTGGTATTCATCTCAGAAAATGGACGGGGCGAGATGTATCGTAGTGGTTGACGACAAAGGAAAAACAACTACTTTTTCAAGACAAGGCAAAATCTTTGAAACTCTTGGCTTGGTACAAGAAGCTATTGAGTCTCTAGGTTTAAAAGATGTTGTATTTGATGGGGAAATTTGTTTACTAGATTTTCAGGGCAAAGAGAGTTTTCAGGGAATAATGAAGTTGATAAGAAAGAAAGACTTTACTATTTCAAATCCTGTGTTTAAAATATTTGATCTATTGTCTTCCAAAGAGTTCTATGATAGAGTAGGTTCAAGAAGTTTAAGTGTAAGACTATCCAATCTTAATGATATTTTATCTAAAAATGATAATCCAACACTAACTATTCTGACCCAAACTCTGATTAAAGATCAAAAACATTTTGAATATTTGATCCAAGAATCAGTAGAAAATAAGTGGGAGGGTCTTATTCTAAGGAAAGATGCTGGATATAAGGGGAAAAGGAGCAAAGATTTACTCAAGCAAAAATCTTTCTTTGATGATGAATACCAGATTATGGATACAGAGATGGGTAAATTTAGGTATCTTAAAGAGGGTAAAGAATATGAAGAAACTATGCTATCTAGTATAATTATTCATCACAAGGGGAATTCGGTTGGGGTAGGTTCTGGGTTTACTGTGGATCAAAGACAAGAATTTTATAAAAACCCAAAAAAGATTCTGGGTAAGATTGCTACTATCCAATATTTTGAAGAAACTAAAAATCAAAATGGGGGAATTTCTTTGAGGTTTCCAACATTTAAATATTTGCACGGTGAAGAAAGAGACACATAATAAGTAGCCGCCAATTTTTCCAAACAACATTTGATCTCTGAAATAATTTAAAACGTCATTCCAAAAGAATTTAAACCGTCATTATTTTTTGAGATTATATTTACTCTATCAGAATTTACGAAGTCATTCCACAAGAATTTATCACTTCATTCTGATAGAGTTAAAATATTTTCGTTTTTGTTAGTAAGAGTATAAGAATTTAGCCGGTCATTCCAAAAGAATTTACCGCCCCATTCTAAACTTTTGCTAACAAAGACGAGAATATATTTTGGAAAGGCACTTGACAAGATTATAGGGTTGATGTAAAATACGAAAAGATACAATGGCTCAACAGCGTTTAAGTTTTCCGTTTAAAGTTCTAAAAGGAGATAGTATATAAGTTATGAATAAGTTAATGCTAACAGAAGATAAAAAAGCCAAGCACAATATGTTACTTGAAAATGCGATAGTTCTTGATTGTGGCAAAAATACCGCTACTCTGTATGATCCCAAAACAGATACTTGTAAAATAATTAGTCACGAAGACATATTAAAACTTCCAGAAGAACTAGAGTCTGGTACAACTGTGGTTGTGGAACGCGCTCATCTTGGTTGCCCAAGGCAAGAGTATTCTTTAGCTCAACCTTTTACTGAAAAAGAGTTGCTCGATCTTTACAAAAGGTTTGACTCAAATGATATTAAATTAAAACTATTTCCTCATGGGTCAACTCCAAGAGCAATAGCTTATTCTGAATCAAAAAAGTCTGATTTAAATGATCCAAAAGTAATATATTTTCTACTAAAGGCATTTCCTGAGATTTCAATGATGAATCCCAAAAAATCATTTGAGGTTTCCGATATTTTACAAGATGGTTGGGAGTGGAAAGATATTACTAATAAGATATTAAATCAAGCCAGAGTAAATCATTACGAGGCAGATGACGATCAAAACACAATATATATTAGAGAAAATATACAACATATTTATAATAGTTTGTCTCCTGTTGCTAGAGATGTTTTTGGACTTGAAGTGTCTAAGAAAACATCCAAAATAGCACCAGCAGGAACTGTTAAGATCAAACAGATAAATATGGTTCAAATATATTCTATCTTAGCAATATTAAGAGATACCGAAGCTAGATTAAGACTATTTAGAGAGACGGGTAAATTCCCCTCTAATAATTTTGTTAAAAGATATGTTCTTTGTATGACTCCAAATCATTTTGCAGGAGGGGTTGCACGAAGTAATTTACTTCATCACGGTATGAAAAACTGGATTATTAAAAAGGCTAAAGAGGATGAGAGCATAAACCTGAAAAGAAAAATCCCACTAACAGATAGAAGAGGAGAGTTTGAAGCAACAATTAACAGAGGAAATTTTACAAGCCAAGAGGACGCTATTTTTATCAAGTATAGAACGCAATACAGAAAATCAATGTATGAACTTCTCAATTTTTTCAAACAACATTTGATCTCTGAAATAATTTAAAACGTCATTCCAAAAGAATTTAACCCGTCATTATTTTTGAGATTATGTTTCCTCTGTCAGAATTTACCAAGTTATTCCACAAGAATTTAAGAGCTAATTCTGATAGAGTTAAAATATTTTCGTTTTTGTTAGTAAGAGTCTAAGAATTTAGCCGGTCATTCCAAAAGAATTTACCACCCCATTCTAAACTTTTGCTAACAAGGGCGAGAATATCTCATGCTAGAGGGCTTGACAAACCGATAGAGCTAGTGTAGAATACGAAAAGACAATATTATTGGTTGACCCCTTTTATTTGGAGATTCAATGCTTGATTCCGTAGCCCCATCTGATTCAGCAGTTCCTTCTGATTCTCTAGTTTCAGCTACTCCAGTTGTAAAAAAGCCAGTAGTGATGGATAAGACTAAAGCTCAAAAATTCTTTGACAATTTTCCCAAAGACAAGATTGTGTCCTATAAAGAATATTGGGAAACAGTAAAGCCCAAGAACACAGATGACATATTTAGAAGGTATCTTTTTGCCTTTTGCAGCGTTCATACCACATGGGAGGGTAATGTTAGGGGATATAATGCTATTAAAAATTTTGATGAATGGACAGACAACAAAGATACCCTTAAAGAAAAACTACACAAATCTGGTGTAGGATTACATAACAATAGAACAGAATATATTTGGTCTTTTAAGGATAAGTTTTTTGCTAATCCAAAAGATTTTTATCTAACAACAAAGAAGTACCATGTAAAAAAGAGAGATAGTATTGTGGATAAAATTAAGGGGTTGGGTCTAGCTAAAATTAGCTTTGCTCTTGAGATGACTCATCCCAATGAGGCAAGAGCATTGTGCTTAGACATTCATATGCTTCGTTTATATAATATGGACGGGTTGCAGTATACCAAATCTAAACATGGCATATCAGAGTACAAAAAGACGGAGCGTCATTGGTCTGTTAATTGTGGTAAGCTGGGGGTTCCTAGTTATATTGCAAGATCAATCTATTGGGATGGATTACAGAAACAGGAAGATAGTCGTTACTGGAGCTTTGTACTAGAATGAAATGTAAAATTAAGATTGAAGATAAAGAATATGTGGGGGACATTACCCGAAGAATGGATGTTGGAACTTATGAGGTTTGGGTTGATGAACTTAAACAGAACTATTATATAACTAAAAATAATATGATTGAGACAGATATTGATGACTAATATTATTAGTAGGAAAGATTTAATCTCTAAATTAATCCCTCCAGATACAATAGGTATTGAGGTTGGTATTTTTACTGGTACATTTACAAGAGAACTATTAGATGGTTGTAACCCCAAGAAAATACTATGTGTTGATTTGTGGGATAGCGGCAGAATAGACTGGTTTGTACATAATAAAGAAACAAACACATGGAAATCAGAAGGGTCTTCTTCCTCAGATGCTCTGTCTGTTTTTAATATTAATATGAAAGAGGAGATTGAAAGAAATATAGTGGTGCCTATTAGGGGTCGATCTCCAGAAATTCTACACTCATTAAGATCAGACTATTTTGATTGGATTTATTTAGACGGCCAACATGACTATAGGACTCTTTCTAAAGAATTAATAGAATCTAAAAGAATAGTAAAAAATGGTGGATATATTATGGGCCATGATTATTGTAGTTTATTCCCCGGTATAGTTAGAGCAGTAGATGAATTTGCAACTAGAGAAAAATTAGAACTTATTTTAACTAATGAAGAACCCTCTCCTGTCTGGAGGCCCAACCCAATTGATGGAGAAACAGCCTCGTACAATTCTTTTATTTTCTGCAATACTTAGCAGATAGGTGTATATACTATAGCTTCTTATATAAGAAAGGAATAAATATATGGTTGCTTTTGCAAATACCCAAGAACTAACAAATAAAATATTTCACCTAACTAATATGTTAGACGAAGCACATATTCAGATTGTAAAATTAAAAAGTGACAGAGATAATTGTAAAAAGTTTTATGATATTATGACCCATAATCAAATATCTGACATAAAGGATAAAGAGTAATCCATGATTAGTTGGGATTGTTTTGATACTTTGATAGCTCGCAGATTTAAAACTCCCTATTCAATATTTAAATCAATATCAGAAACAATAGATGATAATAGTTTCATTAAAAATAGAATAGAAGCAGAACAAAAGTCTCCAGAATCATTAGATAGTATTTATTTTCAACTATCTCAAGATACTAATATTAGTTTAGATAAAGCGAATAGTATTAAACAGATAGAGATCGATACAGAATTATCTCATTGTTTTCCTATTAATATCAATCTTCAAAAGGTAAAAGATGGAGATATGGTAGTTAGTGATATGTATCTGCCAAGACCAGTAATAAGACATATGTTGGATGTATGTGGACTTAGAGCAAACATTAATCTATATGTTTCTCATGGGGGAAAAGCATCTGGTAAAATATGGAATACTCTTCCTAAGTTTGAATATCATGTTGGGGATAATAAAGAATCAGATGTTGATCTGCCAAAAAAACTAGGATACTCAACATCATATTGTAATATTGGGGAACTCACAGAAATAGAACGAATGGTTGGGGGAAATCTTGGGTTGTTAATGAGAATGATAAGATTACAAAATCCTTATGATTCTAGTAATGTGTCTCATTATTTGTGGCATGATCAATCCCAGTATAATATTCCTCTACTAATTTTGTTCTCAACAGAATTACCCAAAGACAATTTGTGTTTTTCCTATAGAGATTGTTCATATTTACAAAGAATACATGAGGAGCTAAAGAAAACAAAAAACTTTAGATGCCATTCATCTAGAATCTCACTAAGAAATACTACCAAAGAATACGACACATATTTAGAAGATATGACAAAGGGAAAAATTGTTGTTGATCTACATGGCAGTGGAGGAAGTATAACTAGATACCATTCTAAAAAGAGCAATACTAAACCCCATCTTATATATCTTACAGGATTCTTAACTTCTAAGTATGAAAATAGAAAAATATTATTAGAGTTTGGAGATGTTGTAGAAAGATTTAATCCATATGATAGTGGTAGTTTATTAGAGTGGCCCAACAAAGCATATAATGAAAACCCAAAAGAGCATACAGAAGCATTAAGGGGGTGCTTTGATTTAGCTATTAAGTGTTTACCTTTGTTTCCAAAAATTTATTCTTATCATAAAGAAATATCTAACCCTTATACAAATTGGAATCCTTCATTTGAACTTATTAGTAAAAAAATATGTATGGGCATGTTAGAATCTATGGTAAAGTCTCCAAGCTATCAAAATATCCCATTCCTTTTGGATCATAATAATAATAATATCTCAGAAGAAAATAAAAAGAAATTAAAAAGAAGTGTTGTTTTGTCTAAGATTATAAGAGAACAGTAATACAATATGAAAACCCTTTACTTAACTGTTGGGCCTCCTGCTTGTGGCAAGTCTACATTTGTAAAAAGTTATGTTGACGCATTTCCTCAAGAAAATTCTTATTTAAGCAGTGACGAGTTAAGGGGAGTATTTGGCAAAGACGAAACTGACCAATCAGTATCTCCACAAGTATTCTCTCATATACTAGACAAGGTTGAGGAATTTCTTCAAGATGAAAGCAAGCAGGGTTACCTTATAGTTGACGCTACCAATATTAATATAAGACTGCGTAAACAATATATATCTCTTGCTAAAGAATACAAGGCTAGAATTATAGCTTGGGTCTTTGAAAGAGATAGGGAAGTTTTAATAAAAAATAATAAATCTCGTAATAGAATAGTTCCTCTGTGGGTAATAGATAGAATGTTAGATTTATATAAAAGACCTACAGAAAAAGAAGGATTCGATAAAATAGTTAATGTTCTTCCAGTACATACAGAAGCACTATTTATTCATTCTCTTGTCTCTCCTAATCATTGAGGATCGATTCTACCACATGAAGATCGAGCATATAGTGTATGCTTATATATCTTTTAAATATTTTCAATCTATAAATAGGAATAATTATGTATAATAGACGCAAATTTTTATTGACCAGTGGTGCTGCTGGTTTGAGTATAGTCTCTAATAATATATCTTTTGGTGTTGATACTACCAATGCTCCAGATATTACTCCTAATGAAAATAGTGTTCTATATATCTTTTTAAGTGGTGGGCCAACACAGATTGAAACATTTAACCCTATTCCAGAATCTACAGCAGAACGAAAATCTATTATTGGTCATTTAAATACAAATGTTGCAGGAATACGGATTGGTGGATTATGGACTGAACTAGCACAAAAAGCTAATAAGTTTTCTATTGTCAATAGTTTCAGTCATGGAGATGCTAACCATGAAAGCGCAACTCATTGGATGATGACAGGAGAAAGAACAGTTCCTAACTCACCTCCAAAGTGGCCCAGTTATGGCAGTGTTATTGGGGGCCAATATGGAACCAATACTGCTGATGGGTTGCCCACATATATTAAGCTCAACGATATTCAATATGATGGGGCAGCATGGATGGGTAATAAGTATATGGGATATACTGCTGCTGGAGAAGGTATTAAGGATTTAATCTTAAAGGAAAAACAAAAGTTTGAAAAAAAATTAGATATTCTAAAGATGATAGAGAGCGGTTCAAGAATTAGCCCAGATAATAAAGTATCACAGAATTGGATGGAACTTAGGGATCAGGCTGTTGGTGCATTAATGGGTAAGGCTAGTGAAGCCTTTTTAATAGAAAAAGATGCTGAGTTTGAAGATTATAAAAAAGACCAGTTGGGCAAAGACTTTTTAACAGCAATAAGATTAGTAGAACGAGGAGTTAAGTTTGTTACTCTGAATTATGGTGGGTGGGATATGCACGACAATATAGCAGAAGGAATGAAAGGTAGAGTTCCCCCACTAGATCATTATATTTCAAAGTATTTAACCTCTATGGAAAAGAGACAAATGAATACTAAAAATATGTTGGTTATGAGTGGGGACTTTGGAAGAACTCCAAAGATTAATAAAGGCGGTGGACGAGATCACTGGCCTAGTTTAATCCCCCTGTTTATTGCTTGTGATGGATATAATATGGGCAGAACTATTGGAACATCAGATGCTAATGCTGAAAGAGCCGATCAGAATCCTTTTGAACCAGAAGATTTGAAGTGGACAATGTTTGATCATCTGGGAATAAATAAGACTGCTGATTGGTACAGTATTGAGAATAGACCTCACTCTTTTGTTAAGACAGAAGCTAAGAATATACTAAAGGTGTAAATATGGATAGATTATATAAAAATTCTAATGATAAAATGATATTTGGGGTTTGTTCTGGACTAGCAGACTACTTGGGGATTACTTCCATAATAGTTAGACTATTAACTGTTGCTGGGGTTTTCTTTAGTTTAAGTCTCGTCTTTTGGATATATTTATTATTAGCTATTATACTGCCACAAAAAAACAAAAACAATACTGGAGTTTAACATGAATAGAGCCAATGAGTTATTAAATTCAATAAAAAGTGAACTAGAATGTCCTCCAGCAACTCAAGATGTATCTATTAATTTAAAAAATAGACAGAATGCAATAGATGTTGCTAATTATGGGCCAGCTAATCCAAATGAACCAGATGAACCATATTGGCAAAAAAAAGCAGATCAGTTTAAAACTACTGTGCCTATTGCAAAAACTATGTTATGTGGGAATTGTGCTGTTTTTATTATTAAACAGAAAATGATAAATTGTATAGAAAAAGGATTAGCTTCTGAAACAGATGAGTATGGTGACCCAGAAAATCCAAAAGAGATAGTTGATCAGGCAGACCTCGGGTATTGTGAAATATTTGATTTTAAATGTGCAGGAAGTAGAACTTGTGATGCTTGGGTTGTTAATGGCCCACTAACAGATTAGAGTATTATTATGCCAATCCCAAATAGAGAAAAAAATGAAGATAAAGATAAATTTATGTCTCGCTGTATGAGTAGCGAAGTAATGAATAAAGAATATCCAGATTCTGCTCAAAGATCAGCTATTTGTTATGGGCAGAATAAATCTAAATCTGATAGTATACTAGAAAAGATTAATGACTCATATATATTAGCTAATAGTATTTGGGATGAATCTATTGTAGACTATACTTATTATGCTCTTTATAATGAAAATAATGAATTAATATCCTCAGAAAAAGATGGTAAAAAAGTAACTTTAAATAAACCCTTTAGAACATCAGATGGCCCCAAAAAATTTAGTGTGTATGTAAAGAATGACAAAGGAAATGTTGTTAAGGTTAATTTTGGTGATCCTAACATGGAAATTAAAAGAGACGATCCAGCTAGGCGTAGATCATATAGAGCTAGACATAACTGTGATAATCCCGGCCCCAAATGGAAGGCCAATTATTGGAGTTGTAAAATGTGGTCTACCACAAATGTATCTGACTTAACGTAGGAATACATATGAATCTTTCTCTACTTCTTTTATATGATAAGATAGAAAAATTAACATATAATGATGCTTGGGTAGAAATTCCCATGCCGGATATAATATCTTTTGATTATAAAACTATTCTTAAAAGCCCGCCGTCTAATACTGATTCAAAAACATTAAAAGAATTAAAATTAGTAGCAGATGCAACATTCAATAGGTCTGATGCTGAAGTTGAAAAAATGTATAGTATAGATCAAGATTTGGATGGCCCATTTATTAATTTGCTCTCTAAATATAATTTGGAATATCCCCAAGAATATATAAATGTTTTCTATGACATAGTTAAGCCAGTATTAATGAATACTAAAAGCTATTGGAATAGACCAAGACCATTTCAATTGGCTAAATTATTGAATATTCCCATAAATCCAATTATTACAAATACTGTGCATACTCCTTCTTATCCTTCTGGTCATACTTTCTATTCTAGATTAGTGGCTAATATATTGAAACATACCTATCCTAAGATCGAAAATAGAATATTGGACAGTATAGTGTATGATACTGCTAGAGCAAGAGTAATACAGGGTGCTCATTATCCATCAGATAGCGAGGCTTCTATCTTGTGTGCTAATTATGTTTTTAAAAATCTAATATTAAAAATAGGAGATATTTAATGAGTAGATACCAAGAAATATTAAATAGCATTTGCGAAACACTGACGGGTAAGCAAGGACTATGGGATAATATCAGAAAGAAAAAACAAAAAGAGGGTAAAAAATACAAACCTGCCAAAAGAGGAGATGAAGATAGGCCAGACCCAGAACAATGGAAAAAACTAACAAAGTAATTATTAACATGGAGAATATTATGCTTCTAAAATATGACCTTGAACAATCAATTTCAAAATTATTATCAGAACAAGAAAATGATATAACCCTAAACGAGAAACATCTCGGTAGTACGTTGGATGATTTTCTAAAAGAGCAAAATCCTCCAGAAATAAAATTAGAGATTGACGAACCTTCAGAAATTGAAGAGCCATCGAACATAGAAACAAGGATAGAATATAATAATCCTCTTGTTGTTGAACTTATTAAAAAGTCCCTAAATATACACTGGCAGCAAACAACAGTTCTTACTGCCCAAGCTGAACATCTTCAGAGATGGGGATATAAGAAACTAGCAGCTATATTTAAAGCAGATGCTATCCAAGAACAAACACACGCTGCCATTAACATTAAAAGATTGGAATTTTTTGATGCAGATCACCAACCACTAATTATTGCCCCTCCAGCTTGGGCTAGACATGATATGGTTGCTATGATCAAATATAATCTTGCTTCTGTGATGGAAGCATCCGTTGCAGAAAGAACCACTATTGTTGCTGCTAGAGCGGTAGGAGATGAAATAACAGCTAATATGTTTATTGAACTCCTACAAGGGAGCGAAGATGGTATCGAGCTATATACCGGCTTCTTGAAATTGATTGAACAAATGGGGATTGATAATTTCTTGACACTTCAAGTATGAATAATAAAAAAACCGTCAAAGAATTAAAGATAGCTATTAACAATCTTATTATTGAAGAAAAGAAAAAACGCCAAACTTTAAAAAAGATTTCAAAAAAATATGTTTTATATGGCACAAGACTAGCAATCCTAGTGTGTTGTCTTATAATATTACTGATAGTTGTAACTGGTATCTCTTGCATCAAAATAGATTCTCCAGAAACATCAGTTGGTAGAAAAGTTATTAAAGAGCAAATAAAATTGTACAATAATACCACAGAACTTATGGATCATAATCACATTAATAAATATTATGAAAAACTAAATATTTCTGATAAACAAGCTCTTGAGCAAGAAATGAGACTATTGGTAGACGCAGAAACTAAACATAGGACTAGATTAGAGAATAATTTTAATAGAAAAGGAAATTAATATGAGTGATCTTAAATATGAACCTGTTCCGCACAATCAAAAGGCTTTTCTTGAAGGGGCATCGAAACGCAGTGGTTTTCAACAAGCCTATGATGCTCTTGAAGCCGAGTATGCCTCACAATCATCCATGATAGAAGAATTAATTCCAGCAATTGGACTACACGACTCTTTATTGAGCTATGGGTATAATCCAAAAGATTGTGAAAAAAAATTCAAGGAACCCTCTTGACAAGCCGATAATACCTGATAGAATGATAGGACGAAGCAAGATTATGGTTATCTCTCGATAACCGCTTGCAAGATTGGTAGAACTCTTGGAGGACTAGATATGTCAGAGGTTACTTCGGTTGATAAGACTACTCGGATTCGTTGTGAGGACGAGAAGTTTCTGGAAGCTGTTTTTTCTAGCAAAACATATGCTGAAATTGCAGTAAAGACGGGGCAGAAGGTTGCTAGCACAATGGCTAGATATGCTCGTACTAAGGCTTCTTTGATTGCTCAGGGCATTGATTTGCCAGCGATGGAACGAGCAAAGCCTGTAAAGACAGTAAATAAGAATGAGAACATGGCTGATATTGTTCGCAGGCTTAGAGAAGCTCATAACGGATGATGTACTTTTGTTAGTAAGGGTCTACCTTTTTGGGCTTTTACTTATAACAAAGTAGTACCTCAAGAACACAGCATGGGCTTCATCTGTGCTGTGTCTTGAGGAACTATACGGGCCTTTGTGATGAAATTGGCAACCATAGCGGACTTAAAATCCGCTGCTCGTAAGAGCTTGTGGGTTCGAGTCCCACCGAAGGCACTATGATAAACTCAACAAATAGATTCTACAAGGGCATTTGCTCAAATTCTGGAAATGAATCTTCTAATTTTGACCATTTTTATATTTTGACAGTAAGAGATATAAATGATTATTCTGGGGGCCATATAGTAGAGACTGTAAAGAATACAGAAGATTATTTTGATGATGATGGAATGATTGGTAGTCCCTATTATATTATTTATGGTCATTTTAAGAGTAATTTTGCTACTACGTCTCTTTATATTATGGAAACTGAATTTTTATATCAAGCTATTAATATTGTTGAAACCATAACTGGAAATGATATAAAAGAGAACTACTAGAAAAAAGAATAGGTGTATAAATAGATTATTCTTTCTCTATTAGGGAGTATATTATGACTAAAGATATTAATCACGTTATTCAAGAAATAGCTAAACAAGACAAACAACTTCATAATATACAGAGTATAGATACTTCCTTATCTAAAGATATGTCTATCTTGAAAAAAGATGTATCTGATCTTAAAAAGTATGTCAAAACACTAGAACATAAAATAGATGCTGTTCTAGAGATCATGGTCGAATTTAGAGACGCTGTAGAAATGGCTCAAGACGATGCTGAATCATCAGAGAATCCAGATTGGACTCCTTATAACGATGAGGAATACGATAGAGAAGAAGAAGACGAAGACGAAGATGAGGCATTTTAAATATGGAGAGCTTAGTTATTCTAGTCACTATTTTAGTCTTAATTGTTCTTTTAGTAGGCCCACTAGCTTTAATTATGTCTTATATTAAGATCATTCCAGATATAATTATATGGGTCATGGGATTAATTTCTATCTCTATTGGGGCATATTGGTTTATTCTGCCGATTCCTTTTATCGTAAAACTCCCAGCGTTGCTTGCAATTTTGTTAGGAATATTCGCAGTAAAGAAAAGGTCTTGACAAGTCGATAAGACTATGGTAGAATGGGTGAATCATAGGACAGGAAACCTTTTTGGAGAAATAGATGAAACTCGCAGATCGTACAGTTGAAACGCACTCATCCGGCATTACTAGCTCTTCTGGGTTCAATATCGCCCAAACTAGTAAAATGTTTAAAATCCTATCTGATTCTCTGTATTCGGATAAGATCATGGCTGTGATTAGAGAAATATCTACTAATGCTCAGGATGCTCATATTGAGAGTGGAAACAAAAAACCTTTTGTTGTTCATTTGCCGAACGTAACAGAACCCGAATTCTCTGTAAGAGACTACGGCACTGGTCTAAGTAAGAGAGATATGGAGGAGTTGTATACAACATATGGTGCTTCTAGCAAGAATGATAGTAATGATTATGTGGGATGCCTTGGTCTGGGCAGCAAGTCTCCCTTTGCGTATAGTAATAGTTTTACTACGACATCTTATTTTAATGGTAAAAAATATACTTATGTTGCGTCCATAGACGAAACAGGTATTCCATCATTAAATCTATTTAATGTTGCAGATACATCGGAAGCTAATGGTCTACAAATTAGTTTTGCTGTTAAAACAGCAGACTTCGATGCTTTTTCTAATAAAGCAAAGAGGGTATATCATTATTTTAAGAATAAACCATTGGTAATTGGTGGTTCTCCCTTGAATGGATTTGAAAATCACAAATATAGCAAAGAAGAGATAATCACTAGTGGGATCAACTGGAAAGTATTAAAAATCTCCAGCTATTCCAACGATGATTTTCCTTCTCAAAATAATAGAGTAGACAGTAGTCTGGTAGCTATTATGGGAGATGTTGCTTATCCGGTAAATATTAATATGATTACTGGGTCAGTGAAAGAAGAAGATTCTGTATCGGACAAGTGGACTAATTCTTGGGGATCACAGAAGAAGAAAAATATTCATAACTGGTCATCTTTTCTCAGCGAGATTGATAAGGGGTCTTTCTGTCTAGAAATAAATTTTAATATTGGCGAACTAGAAATGGATGTTTCTAGAGAATCCCTCCAGTATACTAAAGCTGTTATCAAAACTATCAAAGACAAGGTGGAAGAAGCCTATCTGTCTATGAGAAAACAGGCCACTAAGGATATTTCAGAATCTAAAACAAAAATCGAGGCTATGAGAAAATACTATAGTCTTGAACAAATCGGTAAAGGCTGGAATGTTGGGGCCACATGGACTGATTCTCATGGGGTTGCACATAAAATAGAAGACAAAGATATTGTCTATAAGATAGAACCTAACAAGAATCTACTTGTGTTTAATTATAAATCCCCATCATATAGAAGTAAAAGATTAGTTTGTCCAACAGATAGGATTCATGTCGAGACAATAAATGGAGTAGGATACTACGCATCAAAAGCAAAATCTAAGGTAGTATTCTTTTATCGTGATGTTAAAAGTTTGGATCAGGCTCAATCTATAGTTACAAGATATTGTAATCAGAATACCTGTTTTGCATACCTACTATCAGATAGGGATCATGCCAAATCTCTTGAGGGATTTGACACTCTTGTAGAAGATGTTGGAAAGGAAAATATCCTTCCTGTTAGTGATTATAAAAATCTTATGAAGAATACTTCATCAAGATCAAGATCAGGTGGTTCTAGTGGACAGGGGCAGATTAGCAAGGATGATATATTTATTCTGTGTTGTTCTGACCCGAATAAGGAATTGGCTGGAATATCGGCCAAACTTAATAATTCCAATTCTTTGAGTGAGATAGATGATGATTATCTATTTGACATAAAGAAGAAAAATAAAGATATGATCTATATTCCAATTGATAGATATTCTTCGATACTTGGATATAATGATATTTCTCTTGTGAAATTAGCAATATCTCATCTTTCGTTAAAGGTAGATGTTTTCTGCATCAAGAATAGTTCAGTAAATATATACAGGAAGCAGGGATATAAACTTGTAGACTTTAACGATTATGTTAATCAGCTAGTGTCTGATATGAAAAAAGAATATAAAGAAGAAATGAGTTATCTGCCAATTGTTGAAAAAGAAACAAAAGAAGTCTCTATGACTTATAATAAGAAAGATAGTAGTCAATATGAATGTTGTGTACACATGCTCAATATTTTTGGGCTAGATTATAGTAAATTTATTTCTGATAAAAATCTAGTAAGAAGTATCGATCAATTCCTGATAAAAAACTTTTTTGCAGCAGTTGTGGTGAGCGATACTATTACAACAGACAGATTTAAAAGAGAAGAGTACATGACTCACATAGAGGGATTATTTAAAAAATATAATATTTCCACTATTCATAATTTGCCAGAGAGAATAATTTCTTGTTATCAACTAAGCATTAAAATTTTAGCTTTGTACAACGATCTAACAAGACAAGAGACGCACAAATCTTTTGTTGAGGCTAAATCAACCTGCATATTAGACACTTTTGACGAAATAGCAAAAAATATTAATATTGTGCTTGACAAGAACCCTCTGATCGAGTATATTTGTAGTATGACAAGTGTGTCTCACAACCTGACGGGATTGCAGAAATCAAATGATCCAATAGAATCTCTTCAGGCTGCTCGATCAGTGAGCAAATATCGTTATCTTTATTATAAACAAAGAGTTCCTAAGATCAAAAACAATAGTCAGTTTCGTGTTCAAGTTGCCCGTGGTATCAATTCTTAGTCATAGGAGAATGAGATGAGCGTTCCTTTTTTGTGGGTGGATGGTAATCTTACGTTGATTTTAAATAATAAGACTTATCAGGTGTTGCCTGATCATGTCAACTATAGGATTATTCTTGAGAATCTAAAGGATAGTTCAGCAGAAGACCTTGAGGCTCTTGTGGATATTCAAAAGTGCATGGAAGTATATACAGATGGTGCTGTTGAAATCAAGCAGGGTAAAGTGTTTTACTCTGGGGAAGAGGTTCATGGTGCTATCAGTAAGAGGATTCTGGAGTTTATGAGCAAGGGACTACCTTTTGAGCCTCTGGTAAAGTTCTTGGATAATCTTATGGAGAATCCAAGTATGCAGAGTCAGAAGGAACTGTATGATTTCTTGGAACATAAATCCCTCCCTATTACAGAAGACGGTTGTTTTCTTGCTTACAAGGCTGTTAGAAAAGACTATATGGATAAATATAGTGGGAAATTTGATAACAAGGTGGGATCAGTAGTCAGTATGATTAGAGCGAAAGTAGACGACAATCGCTCTGTAGGATGTTCTGCTGGTCTTCATGTTGGGGCTTTAGATTATGTTTGTGGATATGGTTCTTTAGAAGCTGGAGACAAGATCGTTATAGTTAAGATCAATCCGAAGGATGCTGTTAGTGTACCCACAGATAGTAATCATCAAAAACTTCGTACTTGCTCTTATGAAGTTGTTGGTGAATATGAAGGAGAGCTATTGAAGCCTTTGTATTCTTCAGAGTACGATTCTGAGGACGAGGATGAAGATGACTATGATACTTCAGAGTATGATTGGAGTTGGAAAGACGAAGAAGACGAAGAGGACGAAGATGATGACGATGTAGAAGACTACGACAATAACCAGTACCTGTGAGATAACCAATGAGTCAAGAGCCAGATAAAAAACCAGAAGATAAATATTCATTTAAAATTGATGTAGATATGTATAAAAATCTATCAAAAACATTAAAATCTCTCTGGAAAGAAATTGGTTCTTCATCACAATGTGTTTCTTTTCCTATAACTAATATGTTCTCGTATACGGGGGAAGTAAAAGCTCCCCTGTATATGGGGAACAATCAGTATGGAGATGGTATTTATAAAACAATATTTGAGCCGTTTAGACATGAATATATTAACCATCTACAAAAACATGCTGGATACTTTGTTAGCCAGCCCAGCTACTATAAAGGAATGTTTGACATACTTAATTAAGACCCATATGAAAACATATTTTATAGTATTAACTGACAATTACCACAGATTTGATACTTATGAACAAACTCGTATTTTTTGTTCACAGAGTGTAGACAAAGGAGTATTTCCAAAACATATAAAAGAGTATTATTCACAATCCCACAATCTAATTACTGAATATATGGTTCAATCAGATGTTAGATTAATAGTGACTAAATATCACGAAGGAGTCAGCGATGAAGTCAGAATGGTATAAAATTAATGATCTGAAAACCTTCATAAAGCATACTAGGTTCATGGTCTTTGAAACATTTGGAGACGGTAATAACAGAGCGAATGATGATTTTACTGAATTAATGTCAAACCAAAAACTCAAAGATAAAAAAGAAATGGAAAGGCTCCTTCCTGCTAAAGAGACAATTCAAATAATCACGGCTGGAATAAAAAAACGATTATCAAAAGATGGAGAGGTAGAATTTACAGTAACGAATAAGGCATTTAAGAAAATGTTGGAAGAGCTAAATGCTAGAATGGTTAGTAACATACTTGCGAAATTATCATCAGAAGGACTAATAGAAACTGCTTTTGATAGTGAAAAAAATGATTTTGTATTTTGGGTAAGTGAAAAAGGAAATAGTCATGTTGAAGAAGAAAGTCCAGAGCCAGAAACCGATTGAGCATGATATTCATTTAAAATATAAGTGTCCAACCTGCGATCAACATCATTGGTTAGCTTTTAGAGAAGCTAAAACAAAAAATTTCAAGGTTGTTTGTGATTGCAATACTGTTTTTAAAGTCAAAAGAATCTCTGCTTTTAAAATTAAGTATCAGCTAGAAAACAAATCTTTTGAAATAGAAAAGACCAAGAACGAGATCGCTCCTCCAATAGTAGCTGCCACAGTAGTAGCTCCAATAGTAGTTGCCCCGGTAGTAGCTCCAATAGTAGTTCCTCCAGTAGTAGCTCCAATAGTAGTTCCTACAATAGTAGCTCCTCCAGTAGTAGCCCCACCCCAGATTCCATTAGAGTTATTGAATAAAGCATGTAAACTTTTTATAACTTATGGATTTACACAGAAAGAATCGATATTGCTGTTAAAGTCTAGTTATGAGAAAAATCCAGTAGATGACTATTCTAGTTTAATAAAAAACACCTTGGAACTAATTAAGAGAAAATAAAGATGACATTCAGACCAACTAAATTTGAGGATATTGTAGGACAATCAGATGTTATTAATCGTCTAAAAATCAGCACTCATGGTTTTAAAAGTGGGGAGTCATCATCCATGCCTCATCTTTTAATAGACGGCCCACCGGGGTTAGGAAAGACCACCCTAGCCTGTGCAATAGCTAATGAGTTAGGAGTTCCTATTCTTGTTGCCAATGGAGCAAATCTAAGAAGTATTAAAAATATAATTCCTTATCTATTGGGAATATCTTCTAAAACAGTTTTATTTATAGATGAAATTCATAGACTAACAAAAATAGTCGAAGAGTTTCTGTATCCTGTTATGGAAGATTTTATTGTTAATATTAGTACCGATGGAAATTTAGAGAAGATCGATATTCCACAATTTACTCTTATAGGAGCAACAACTAGTGGGGGAAGTTTAAGTCAACCTTTTTATGATAGATTTCAAATGAAAGAGCATCTTTCTTTTTATACCCCAGATGAGCTAGCTAAACTAGCAGGATCGAATAGTCAGAGGCTTGGTATGGCCCTTGACGATGAAGAACTATTGGAAATAGCAAAAAGGAGCAAGGGAACCCCTAGAATTCTTAACGCTAGATTACAGTGGTACAAAAGTTGCGTCTCTTATCACAAAGATAAAAAAATGACGGTTGACGAAATATTTGATAGCCAAGGAATTGACAGTATGGGATTAGATATTTATGATAGAATGTATATAGGCATATTAAAAAAACACAGGGGAACTCATCTTGGACTAAAAAGTATCTCAACATTAACAGGAATTGCTGTTGAGACAATAGAAAATAGTATCGAGCCATATTTAGTAAGGTCTGGTTTTGTACTGAGAACACAAAAGGGTAGAACTTGCGGTAACATAGATTAGAAAATATGTCTTTATGTATGGAGAATTAACATAAACTTGATTTTTATTTCTTGGCAAATACTATTATTACAGTGTCCTTTCTCAAAATACTCTACACGAACTATAAAATGAATAAAGACTCATCTCTACTTGCTAGTTTGATTAAAAACTCTTGGGTATCTAAAGATATAAATATTGAGTATTATGAAAATCCTTATCGTCATCTCATTATCGATAATTTGTTTTCTAAGGAAGTATATTCCAATATTTGTGAACAGATACCGATATTAATATCTCAAACAGTGGCGTATAAAGATACTCCCGGTGCTACGAGCGACTATGCTGGTTATATAAAAGGAATAAGCGAAGACTATAAAGACACCCTTGGTATTGGAGCTTTCTTGTCTTTAGAGCTAAAGAATTTTTTATCAAACATCTTTGAAGTGGAAACCAATCAATACGTTGCCACATCTGCGCATTGGCATGGTGCTCCTTCCAAATCGGGCCATATACATAGAGACTCTAACATTTGTTCTTTTTTAAGCTCAGATAAACAGATAAGTATGTCTGGAGGATGCGTATACACAGATGATTCTGATAAAAACCCAGATACTATAAAAGTAATTAGGTCTATAGCCATGTTATACTATGCTAATAATCCAGGGAAGATAGACGATTATGTTGGTGGTTCTACTGGAATTTATGATGGTTATCAAGGCAAGTTAATCAAAGAAGTCAAAGCTCTTAACAACAGACTATTGGTTTTTGAAGTATGTCCAAATAGCTATCATGCTTTTATCGGAGCTAATTTTGACAGGTCTGCCTTAGTCCAGTGGTATCATTGTAGTCCAGCTTATTTTATTCATAGGAATCTATTTCAAATAAAAAAAGATTATAAAATAGATGGTAGAACACATGAGGGTTGGGGAACTTCTGGTAGTAAATGGAATATTGAAAATGATCCAGAATATAGTAAGTATTTTGGAGAAAGTAAATTAAGGGACATACTTCTAGGATAAGAAACAAATGATAAAAATACTGGTTTTAGGAGGAACTCAATTCATAGGTAGGGATTTAGTGGAAACCCTAATGATAAATGAGAACTATTCTTTATCCTTAGCCAATAGGGGAATTTCTAATACTAACTTATTTAATAATTTATGCAAACTAAATATAGACAGAAATAATAAAGAAACATGCTCCAAACTAATTGATAGTGAATATGATATAGTTATAGACTTTTCCTGCTACACACAGACACAGTTCACTAACACTATCCCTTATTTAAGACACAAAAAATATATTTATATTTCAACATCAGCAACAAGATTTCCCGAGCAGATAAGAAAAAACTATAAAAATGATCCCTACTACTCCTATTACATCAATAAAATAGAAGCAGAAGAGTATGTGGTAAATAATATAAAAAACTGCGTCATATTAAGACCTCCTGTTGTGTACGGAGAAAATGATTACACTGGAAGATTTTATACAAAAGATGGTATATTTTATTGGAAAAATGATAATAGAAAAGCTGGTATTAGTTCTGAAACTATTTATGTCAAAGATATAACTAGAACTATTATACAGAACCTCTTCTTGGGCGATGATTATACAGATGCCGTAATAATTGATCTATAAAAAACAGACTATTTAATAATATGTTCTTTAATAAAAATATTCGATTTGCCATAAGATCACCCAAGTGGCAGACTGTTCGTAAAAATCATCTTATTTTAAATCCTATCTGTGCTGCTTGTGGAAAATCTAAGAAATTAGAAGTTCATCATATAGTCCCAGTACATATAGACCCCTCTAAAGAATTAGACCCCGACAACCTTATGACCTTGTGTGCTGATCCTTGCCACATTCTATTTGGTCATTTAATGGATTTTAAGAGTTGGAATAGTGGTGTAAATGAAGATTGTAAAGAATATTATCAAAAGATATTAGATAGGCCATATAAATAAGGAGAAGCTATGTTTTCTATTTTTGGGGAACAATATGGCATCTGTAATAAGCTAGGTAGAAGAGATTTTCTATCAATAGGTGGATTATCTTTTGGTCTGGGTGGATTATCTTTGCCACAAATATTAAAAGCTCAAGAGTCTTCTGGTAAAAAACACAAATCTTTAATCAATATATTTTTAGCTGGTGGGCCACCTCATCAAGACTTATGGGATTTAAAGCCAGATGCTCCGTCTGAAATTAGGGGAGAATTTGATCCCATCAAAACTAATGTTGGTGGAATTGAAATTTGTGAAGTTTTTCCACAGTTAGCTCAACGAATGGACAAGTGTGCTATCATACGATCTATCATTGGTTGTCATGGAGATCATGCTGCTTTTCAATGTATGTCTGGTTGGACTCCTGATAATCTAAAAAGTATTGGAGGAAGACCCTCTATCGGAGCAACAGTCTCACGAATCCAAGGGTCTGTTGATCCATCTGTTCCAGCATATGTTGGTTTAGCAGATAAGACCGATCACATGCCTTGGTCTGATGCTGGAGGAGCGGGGTTTTTAGGAACATCTCACGGGGCATTTAAACCAGATGGGCCAGGATTACAGAATATGATATTAAAAGATTTAACTTTGGATAGAATACGAAATAGAAAAGACTTGTTAGCTAGTATAGACAATTTAAAAAGGGCGATGGATTCTAATGGGTCTATGAAAGGGATGGATTCATTTAGTCAAAAGGCTTTTGATGTTTTATCTGGTAGTAAATTATTAACAGCATTAGATTTGTCAAAAGAAGACCCTAATGTATTGTCTGCTTATGGAGATGGAAAACCTTATAATTATCAATATGATGGAGCGCCCACTTGTAATGACCATCTTTTAATGGCTAGAAGATTAATTGAAGCAGGAGTGCGGGTGGTGAGTCTTAGCTATGGTCGATGGGATAGTCATGGTAGTAATTTTGATTTGGTCAGAGATCATGGGTCAAAATTAGACCAATCTCTTAGTGCTTTAATAGATGATCTTAGTACCAGAGGAATGTTAGATGATGTAACTATTATAGTTTGGGGAGAATTTGGTAGAACGCCAAAAATAAACAAAGATGCTGGACGAGATCATTGGCCTCAAGTAAACTCAGCATTATTGGTTGGAGGAGGAATGAAAACGGGACAGGTTATCGGTTCCACCAATAGACTAGGGGAATATGCTGTTGATAGACCAGTTCATGTTCAAGAAATATTTGCAACCCTCTATCATAATCTTGGCATAGACACATCACAACAAACAATAGTAGATACAACTGGAAGACCCCAATATCTTGTTGAGCACCCTTATCTTAAAGAATTAGTCTAATGAATATTGAAAAAGACGATCAGGCTTTTATAGTTAGTTTTTTATCTCACTGTTGTATATTACTAACTTTATCATTAATTCCTATCATTAATGAAAGAATAGCCCCAACTATTCAAATAGTATCTTATCCAGTACAAGAAATAATAATACCAGAATCAGTAGACATAGAGGACATTAATACTTTTAGTGAAGAAGAAACGATATTAAGTAATGAGGAAGCTGGAGAAGAAAGTCTACAGATAAATGAAGAGAACTTAGAAATAGAGCTTCAGTCTGTTGAAACAGTGGAGGATTTTGGCGACACAATATCCAATGAGGATTTGATGGAGCTTTCTGGGTCGTCAAATGAGTCCAATATCGGCAACTCTGGCGTTGCTGTTAGTGGAGTTGGTAGTGCTGTTGATCGGTTGTCCAGAGAGATTGTGAGCAATGCTAATGATCGTCCAGTGGTTGTATTTTGGTTATTTGATGCTTCAGTCAGCCTTTTTAAACAGAGGGCGGATATAGCCTCTAGATTTGAAAAGGTGTTGACGGAAATAGAGCTTTCTAAAAATCAAAATCAACAGATAAATCACATAGTCAGCAGTTTTGGGGGAGTCCTTAGAACCATTACTTCTGCCCCAACCTCTGATAAAGACCAGCTAATAAAAGATATTCTGTCTATCGGACTTGATGAGTCTGGAATAGAGAATGTTTTTGGGTCGATTCAAGAACTAATAATATCTCATAAAAATCTTCTTAAAAAGAATAAATCAAGAATGATGGTAATATGTTTTACTGATGAGGTTGGTGATGATCAAAATAAATTAGAACCCCTTATTGTATCTGCCAAACAAACAGGTTGCATGATTTATGTTGTTGGAGTTCCATCTCCATTTGGTGTTGCAAAGAGTGAATTAAAATATGTTGATCCTGATGAAAAGTATGACCAAACAGAAAAATGGGTACAAATTCAACAAGGGCCAGAGTCTTTTGTTAAAATGACCCTCAACATGAAAAGTTTAGATATAGACAATATATTAATAGATAGTGGGTTTGGGTCATATTCATTATCAAGATTGTGTCAAAATACTGGTGGACTATACTTTGCTCTTCATCCTAATAGAAATAGTAGTCATAAAATATCTAAAAAGGATATTGATCCACTATCTTCTGGTATTCAATACTTTTTTGATCCCAACATAATGTTTAATTATAAGCCAGATTATAGATCAATAGACCAACAAACTAAAGAAATATTATCTAATAAAACAAAATTAGCTCTTATAAATGCTTGTAGAATTGAAGATGGGATAAATATCTCTGGTAATCAAGTTTTGAAATTTGATGCTAGAACCATAGAATCTTTCTTAAAGTCTTTAAATAAGGCTCAACAATTTTCTGCTAAACTAGACCCTAAAATAGCTCAGGTATTTTCTATTCTTCAAAACGGAGAAGCGACTAGGGGTTCGGTAAAAGAAAAGGTGTGGGGGGCGAGTTTTGATCTTGCTATGGGGCGAATTTATGCTGCTAAATGTAGAAATGAATCATACAATCTTTTATTAGCAGAAGCTAAGTTGGGAATGAAAACAGAGAGACAGGAGTCTAATCAGTGGGAACTGGTACATACTGAAGAGTCGATAAAAGGAAATAGCTCGGTGGAGAAATCTTTTAAATTAGCTAAAATGTATCTAAACAGAGTAGTCAGCGAAAATCCTGGAACCCCTTGGGCATTAGTAGCTAGCGAGGAATTGAAAACTCCTATGGGATATAAGTGGATGGAAGGATATTTAGAACCAGATATAATGAAGATGAATGATAATGGTAACAATATCCCGAAACCTCCAAAAGATGATGAAAAAAAGATGTTGTCTCCAAAAATGCAGAGAAATGTTAGCAAGATTTGATTTAAACTCTTATTCGATAAAGGATTAATAATGCCTATTGTTCTTGCACTATTTGCTATCGGTATCTATCTGACTTGTATCAGGGTTTATGATTGGTGGAATGGATACGGGGATTTGTTTTGATTAATATAGTAATTTTATTAGCGGCAGGAAAGTTTCCTCTAATATATCTTTTAACAGCAGGATGATAATATCCAAGTAAGCAATAGTATTATTTTACAACCTTAATAAAAAAAGAAGGACATCCATCATCAGCTATACATACTACCTCTTGATTTAACTGTTTACAAAAAGCAGATACTGCTTCTTTAACTCCATAATGGTAGTCATGCCCCATAATTATTCCACCATTTTTTGTCTTATAATATGAATAAAACAAATCATTACAAACCGCTTGGATTGTGTGATCACCATCTATATAGACAGCGTCAAAAAAATTATTCTCACAGCTTTTTAAAAATGCTACTGATGGAGATCTAATGACATCAACATTATTGTAGTACTTATATTTTTGATACAACCCCAAATAAATCTCTTCCATGTTTTGTATTTCATAATGGTTGTTTCCATCTTTGTCGCCAGACCCGTAAGTTCCCTGCCAAATATCTACTAAATACAAATGTGACGGTTGAGCTTTTTCAAGAATCTCTTTTGCAAAATCTCCAACAAAAACCCCTATCTCCAGGAAACTACAATGTTTTGGGATAATTTCAAGCAAGTCAGATCTTGTTTTATAGTGTGTGATTTTATTCATTTTTTCTAGTATTTATAATATCTGGGTAACACTTTTCTATTTTTATTATTCATTTGATCATTAATATTCTGGATTTGGCCACCGATATAATTCTTCGGGTAAAACATAATAGAAGATAGAAAGTCCCCAAATATATTGTCTACCTCAGTCTTAAATGGTGGATATATTTTACTTTTTATAGACTCTATAGATAATATAGATTGATCATTTCTATGATACTTACACTCTGACTGATCTCCATCTGGATTCTTTATAGATGGTTGTGGCCCACTAATCGATTCCTCTAAACAGAGAGAAAGAACTCTGTTCAAAAAATCTGTATTTTTTATTGTTTTTTTATAAGACTGAAAACCCGCCCATATTTGTGGAGTGTCTAAAAAAGATTCCCCTGCTAGTTTTTCTATACATTTTTTAGTAGTCCAGTTTTTGATCAAGAACTGGTCTTCGGGATATCTTAATAACAATGAGTCCATAAAGCAAAAGTCTTCTATATCAGACAGACTGCCATTTATTTTATTCGCAGAATCTGTATATATCACGATTTCTGCATCATTTAAACTATCTAGAATAGCCCAGTACTTATAAGCAAATAAGAATGGTTTATTTAAATTTTCTATATTTTCTGGAATTGTTTTTATAGAAATAAAATCTGCCACATTACGAGATACCGGCTTATCTCCAAATAAATAAATGGTATGCTTTATATCTTTATTCTTTTCAAAAGAGTTTTGAAAACACTCGATAGCTTTATCAAAGAAAATATTATTACAGCATGTTATTAAGCTTATCATAAGTATTTTTTGTCTTTAAAATTTGATGATATAAATATGTTGTATAAGTTTAAGAAGAATTTTTAGTCATCTCTTGCATCCTAGCAAGAAAGTCTTCGTCAGACTCCTCTACTTCTGGAATTACATCTACTGATTCTGGAATCTTGGGAATATCAGGACTATCTATCAAAGACTTAATTTTATTCATAAACTCAGAATCATCTTCGATATCTAAGTCATTGCTCATTTTATTCATTTCCTTAACTTCTGACAAAGAAATATTTTTTCTATTTGTAAAGTAATTACTTCCATATGACACATATACTTCCGACCCCTTTGAGATATCTTGGGTGGCTACAACATCTGCTATAGAAGAATCGTAATAAAAATTCCACTCTGTATTTGGACTATCTTGATGATTATAGATCATGCCATAACCCAAAACCATCCAGAACACGCCTCCGTGAGCGTTATATTCTTTGTCTGGATTTGTTTCAGCAGAACATCCGCAATTTGATTCTTTATAACAATATTTTCTAAGTTGGGGATCATGAATATAGTTTGATCTCCAATCCAATCTAACCATTGGACATCTCTCTATTAGTTGTCCACTAGCTATATTATTTGTTGCTATTACTCCAATTCCCTCTATTTCAGAGTAACCTACAACTATATCCTCTGACTTAAAGTATTGATTTTTTTCACCGGCTATTGGTTTTGGAAGTATCATGAGATAATGTGTCCTTTTTATTATAATAAGTTAAATATGTTTTGTTTAGATCTACCAGTAGCATCCACCCTCCAACAATTCTGGTCTCTCTGGAATTTCATGATACATTGGTCTTATCCATGATTGAGTACCATACCAATCTTTGTGATGAAACATATCATCCCATCTCTTTCCTCGTATGCCAAATAATAATTGAGTCCCGCCTCCAGTATGTATGCATGATTTTCCCATAGCTTTAATAAATCTACAAACCTCTAGCGAATATCCTCCAGCTCCGACGACAGCACAATCAAATTCTGCTTTAAGAATCTCTTCTTTTAATATTTCTATTTTAGTTTGCCAATCTATTGGAGATAGTCCCGTAAGAGCCTCTGAATATCCTACTCCTATCACTACACAGCTTCCTATTTTAGCTCCGGGCCAAATTTCAGAATATCTATTAACTTGTTGCCCAATAGTATCTTTTAGTTGGGAAACACATAGTACTCTCTTGTCCCCAAGACGATAATGCCATCCATCTTCTCCATGATCAAAAGGCTCTATCTGTGAAAAAGAATGTAAAAGTCTTCCGGTTCCCACAGAATCAATAACATATGAGTCCCCATAATCTTTGCACCAAGGCAGGACATAATCCAGATCTTTTACCGCCAAGAGATAGTTATCGAGCCAGCAAATTAGGCTCTGCTCATTCTTACAATATATTCCAGCATTTATATATAGCATATCCTCAACCATGCGTTTTGGAATGCCCGATTTAAGATACTCAGCACAGTGCGAAGCCTCAACACTTCCTAACTTACCAATAGAAATTGGGAGGTTACTATCTGGGATCAAAAAGGGGCCTAATTTATTTAGATATGCTTCGCTCATATTTTTTCCTAGGAAGATACACAATCCTTAATATAATAGAACAGAACAAGCATATTGTCAATAAAATAAAATCTGAATAATTAATACTAGAATAGCTCTCTTTATTACCATAAAACCAGAAACAGGCAATGCTTCTACGAAGGTGTATAATATAGAGCTTTATTATAAGGAGCATATTTATGAAAATTTTTTTATCCTTTATTTTATATTTTATAATAACAACTTGCTTATTAGCTGGAACAATACGACAAGATACGTCAGACTCTAAGTACCTAGAGTATGGTAAAAAATATATTTCTGTTGTTAAAATAAGCGGATATATGAATATTGTCCATAATTCTACCATGTCTGTTTTTGAGACGATAGAGAAGGTGGAGACAATAGCTTCTGGATCAGCAGTAGTAATAGATCCTCATTGGATATTAACTGCTGCGCATGTAGTTACCGACTCAAATAATCATTTTTTTTATATAGGATCTAAAAAATATACTGTAGACGACATTATAGTTCATCCGTCTTATGATAAAAATAGCAAGATGACTTTTGCAGATATCGCTCTATGTTACGTCAAAGAAGAGATAGATCTTTCTTTTTATCCTCTTTTATACGACAAAGACGACGAAGTCGGGAAACTGTGTGGACTATGTGGGTATGGGTCAACAGGATCAGCATCTATGGGGGCTGTCAAGAGCGATGAAAGAAAAAGAGCAGGAAGCAATAAAGTATCTCTTATGACTGATGATCTTTTGTTCTGCGATATGAGCCGTAGGAATCCCACAGAGCTGGAGTTTTTAATATCTCATGGTGATAGCGGGGGTGGTTTATTTATAAATGGAAAACTAGCGGGTATTCACTCTTTTGTGTCTGCCTCAGATAAAAAAGCGGATTCTAGTTATGGAGATCAGAGTGGGCATACTAGGATTTCAACATATAAAAGATGGATTGACTTTATTGTTAAGTAGTTCTAATAGCTAGTCTATCTCTTGTTGGGTGTATAATAATGGGTCTATCTATTGTTTTTTATATACTGGTTTATTTTAAATGAGCAACATAACAATATTATTAGTAAGTGTTGGATATGTATCAATATATTTTATAGGATTTATAATGGGTAGATTGAATACTTTATCTGGAAATATGTTCAATAATGACAATAATATGGTTAAAACTACTAGCTTTTTAAATAGAACGAAGGAGAAGCAGCAGGAGATTATTATAGATACAAAAAAGTATGTTACAGAAATAAAAACCGATCAATTAATAAAAAGTTTTACAGATTTGGGCGATACAACAGTTAATCAGGATACTATTGCTGGATCAGTTTCTAAATTAAATCAATTAAAAAAGGGGTGATTTATGGCAAAGGGGTTAGATGTTGGAACGTCATATATTGTTTTATCTAATGAGATTAATAATACTATAGAATATAAAGATTTTAGAGATGCCTTTTATATTATCAGGCCATCAACTCCTGTTGCGACTAAAATGATAGAGAAGGGGTTGGCCGGTAAGATTTTCGTCAAAGATATAGATGGGTCATTTATAATACTGGGTAATGATGCTATAGAAAAAGCCATAGAAAGAAATGATAGTGCTAAAAGACCCATGTATAAGGGAGTAGTCTCTGCAAAAGAGAAAGATGCTAGAAAAATATTATCATTTATTTTAAAAGAGGTTGTAGGAAAAGCAGATGAGCCTAATGAAAAATTAGTGTTCTGTATACCTGCTCAACCGATAGATCAACAAGACGATGATTTTGATGTTGGCTATCATGAAGATGTTATTAAATCTGTATTAGCAGAATGTGGATATGCTGCTAGAAGTATCAATGAAGCTGAAGCTCTATGTTATTCAGAATTAGAGAATGATGATTATACGGGTCTTAGCTTGTCTTGGGGTGCTGGCATGGTAAATATATGCATAATGCTTAATGGAGAGCCAACTGTGATGTTCTCTACTACAAAAAGTGGAGATTGGATAGATAGAATGAGTGCTATCGCAACAGGGGAGCCTGATAGTGTTGTGCAAGCAGAAAAGGAGCACGGAAGTTTTATTATTGGACAAGACAACCCAAACCAAGTACTAGCTGCTGTTTCAGCATATTACGAAAGACTAATAGACTATACCACTAAACAACTAACAGCATCCTTATTACATCATAAGTCTTTGCCGAAGTTCAAAAATCCACTACCTATTGTTGTAGCAGGAGGAACATCTCAAGCAGCAGGGTTTATAGAAGAATTTGAGAAAAAATTAAAAGAAAATAATTTCCCTCTGGTAATACAACAGGTCAGACACGCAAAAGATCCTCTTCATGCTGTTTCTAGGGGGTGCTTAATAGCATCTAAAGTTTTATGATATTTTTTAATAAAAAGAATAAAAAAGGACAAGTCTCTCTTCTTCCTCATACCAGAACAGAGGTATATGGATTAGATCCATCTTCTACACAAATGATTGGATGGGAAATAAAAAAATTAAACATAGATAGACAATGGACATACTCAGAAGGAAAGGGTGTCGTTGTTGCCGTAATCGATACTGGTTGTGATTTACAGCATGTTGATATAAAAAATAATCTATTGAAGGGAATAAATCTTTTAGACAATTCTAAAGATCCACAGGACGACAATGGTCATGGAAGTCATGTTTGTGGAATGATAGCTGCCGAAAATAATGGTTTGGGCATGGTTGGTGTTGCTCCACAAGTAAAAATTTTACCTGTTAAAGCTCTAAACTCAAAAGGAGATGGCTCTTTACAGGATGTTATTAATGGAATCATCTGGTCAGCAGATGCTGGAGCAGATTTCATTACTATGTCATTAGGGACGAGCAATACTTCGGATGGTCTTGAGAAGGCAATAGCTTATGCCTCTTTAAAAGGCTCTGTCGTTTTTGCTGCTGCTGGTAATAGTGGAGAAAAGACAGAAATATTGTATCCTGCAAGATATAAAAATGTTATATCTATAGGAGCAATAGATGAGCATTTAAATAGGACTTCCTTTACTTGCAGTGGAGAAGACTTAGATTTTTTATCTCCCGGACACAATGTTTTTAGTATAGCTCCTAATAATGGCTATGCGATAATGAGTGGAACGAGTATGAGCAATCCGTTTGCTGTTGGGTGTGCTTGCCTATTACTATCTCATAACAGGCAGCATAAAAGATTTTCTTTGAGAAGCGCTCAAGATTACATAGATGTTTTGAGCAAGGTCTGTATTGATATTCCTGAAGAAAAATATAGGTCTAGGAAGTATCAGGGAAACGGTATTATTAAACTAGATTTTACAAAGTTAATATAGATCAAGATCAATTTGTATCAAATTTTTACCAAGATTATTAATATCTTTACCTTGGTTATGTCTATGAAAAAGATATCCTGATTCCACGCTAAGATAATATCCTAGATTTGGATGGTCAGTATTCTCTATTTCTATAAACATATTGGAATATTGTGGGTGCCGATTTATAAAACTATGAAGAGTCCCTATGTCTCCATTAAAATTTTGTAAGAGAATAGTGCTTTCTCTGATATGGTGAGTACTAGAATATAGTTGCTCCAAATATTCATAGAAAGAGTCTTCATCTTTGGACAATAACTGCCAAATAGAATTGTGATAGTTTCCAGTTATCCATTCAGAATAATCTATCTTTCCAAAGCTGGGTTGCATAGTAGAGACAAAATCTTTTCCGTGATGAACTATCTGAGCATTTGTTACAAAAGAATTAAAGCCCCTATATGTCATATGGGGCAAGATATCATCTATAGCCATTCTGTCATTAGAGTAATGAAAATTATTTAAAATATATTCACGGGCTCTCCTATTGATCAGATAACCCCAAGCTCCAGTAGACTTAAAATTTTTAGATAAGTGAGGAGATATTGGAATACATTTTTTTTTACCATTAAATCCAAGAAGTATAATGTCCCACTCAATAGAATTTATATGATCAAATAAAATGGGTAGATACTCGCTTATAGGAGCTGTCTTGGAATTATTTAAAACAAATACTTCTGGATATATCTGAAAATCATCCTCTACAACCAGAATAGTTTCAAGATTTTTATCCAAACTATCAGAAAAAACTTTAAGATGGCTAACAGTTGGGGAAGATTGAGGAATATCGGTATTTTTTATTGCTACAGAATTGGTGAGTCCCTCTATATTAAAGGTCTTAATCTGATCATTAATATTATTTAGCCTGTCTGTGGATTCTGGAAGGCTTATGAAGAATCCCTTATCGGCAATTATAGTTCCATTAATTGATATCATTTTTCCCTATCAAAAAATTTAATGATTCTCTGTGTCTATAATTTGCTTCGTCGGCACCATTGAACGGCCAATTTCTGCTGGCTGTTGGATCAGACACAACATAGTTATGCTCAAAGATTTGAGAGTCTATATATTTATGCTTATTTAATATTTTTGAAACATTCATATATTCATTGTCGCAGTAAATAGACTTATAGCTAGGATGATATATGTAGTTGAATCTACTATAGTATAGTTTAGTCATAACGCACCCTATGTCTAGTCTTTCTTCCCAAGATGGGTTCATATAGTGCAAGCACCCGTCCATATCAGGATGGTATAGCTTCATATCTGAAACTATTCTTTCATCATAACTATCTCGAATAGGATATAGGTCGTCAGCAGCTAATATTAGAATATCAAAGATTAAATCAGCAGAGATGTCTGAGTTAATCGCTTCTATTTTATTATTATGATCCCCATAAAAATACTGGAGGTAATTCTTGTGTTGCTCAAGATATTCTTTAGCTTCGGCAGAATTCATCTCCTCGTCATCTTTGTCAAATGAACAAATAAAAGAAATATTATGATTATTAGATTTTTTCTCTATGTATCTATTTAGAGAAAACTTGAATTTGTCGAGTCGTCCTCTGGATGGAAACTTAATAAGTATATTCATATAAAATTACAGTAATGAGTAGTGATCAAATCTTTTATTGTTTTCATCGAATATCTCTCCAACAAAATGCCTGTCTTCCATGTCTGTTGGGAATTTTTTAGAAAAAGATTCTGTACTTCCATATGAGTCATGAATAAAACAAGTGTCTAGAATCTTTCCATATACGCGTTCTCTTAAAAAAGTCTGATCAACTTGCCAGTAATCCCCAGATGGAAAATCCTGAAGAGTAATTCCTATTCTATCTAGTATTTGATTTCTTGCTCCCCACATACCCCCAAGTATAGCAGTATTATGGAATGGGTGGTCTCTCATTATATGAAAATCTTTGTCAGAAGCAAGCCATTCGTCGACAGCAAGTTTTTCTCTTTGGTTTAATCTTGAATCACAATCTCTAAATATAACAACATCATTTTGTGCTTCAAGACCAGCGTAGAATCTCCAAAACATACCGCTCCAATCTCCATCATTATCCATAAGGATTACTTCACAATTGGGTATAGATTTAAGATTATTGATTATTTCACCCGTAACACTTTTACCACAATAAAACCTTGATACCCAACCTGAATAAATCTCATTTGTTAATTCTGCATTCCTTATTGCACCAATTGTATAAATTGGCTTATTTCCCCACAAACTAAATGATATTATTTTACTCATAAATTAATAATTTTTTAAAAAAAGTTTCCAACCATAAATATTTAGATCAATCATCGTGAAATTATTTTTAATAATTTTATCAATACATTGTTCTGTTCTATTATGATAAAACTGATTATCAAACTGAGATAAAAAATTGTGAAAACTAACACATATTTGGTCTACAGAATCAAAGTCATTAAAAGAATCAAATAAATCCCATTCAGAGCCTTCTATATTCACCTTTAAAATTGATATTGACTTAATGCCAAATCTAAATTTAAAATCAGACCATGTTATTACATAATATTCCCCATTTTCATCAGGTATTATTGACCCCGTAATGCCATCTGAGCTTAAATTAGCTTTGCCTGTAAATGTTGATACGAACCCTTTAAATAATTCAGAATGTTCATTTGGACTTTCTTGAGGATCAACCCCAATTACTTTCTTCTTACCAAAAAAATAACCAGCCCAATTGTCGCTTTCAATGTCTTCAAAGCTTTTATTCCACCCTAAACAACCCAAGTCAACAATACACCCGTCGTGCATATTAAATCTTGGGTGAACACGACTCCAAATATTTACATCTTCATTGGGACCTCTTGCATACCAACTAGGTCTTATCTGAACTAATTCATTCTCGACGTTATTTTCCATTGTTTCCCCATAAACTAAAAGATATGATTTTTCTCACTAAAGATTTCCAGCATCTTTTATGATTCCAACAACAAGATTCCTAATAGAGTTTCTTTCGTGATCAGTGTAGCCCATTTTTTCACATGCTGGCATGTCATAGTCAGCATAATACTTTCTACATATATTATCTATATCAGAAAGACTTACTGTTTTAGGAATATAACAATATTTTTCTTGCAAATCCTTCATGGTTCTGATAACTTCATTATCTTCATTATGTTTTAACTGCAGTCTATTGATCAACCAAGCAATAAATTCTTTTCGCTGTATATTAGTCATGCTTTGCCTTCAAGACGGGATAATTATAAACATACACAATGTGTTTTGCCCAAATGTCTTCAATCAGATCTGAAATAAAATTCCAATTTCCACCAGCTAGTCCACTGCCAAATTTTGGAGCATGTATTTCTACTTTTTCTTCCTTATCAGCAAATTCTGAATTATTCTGTATAGATTGAGATAGTCCGAGCATGCACTTAGCCAAAGCTAAATAATTAAGGGGTCTGGGATTATTATTATTTCTTGTTCCATTTTGAGCTATCATATTCACAATATACATTTTATGCTTATATTTTTTGTCTTCATAGACCTTAATAATTTGACTGTAGCCAAAATTTGCTTTTAGAAAATTCTTTCCAAGTAAGTGATAGTCTTCTTTTACAGAAGGATATTTATTAGCTACCTGCTCAGCAAATCCAGATCCGAATAAGTCTATGTTGTTACAAACGTGCGGGATAAAAACTGTTGCTCCAGAATTTCCAGATTTTACTCTATCTTGTGCCATCTGAAACAAGTCATTGTTAGATACTATGTATGGGTATTTTCTATTTATTAATCTCATATTTATTCTCCCTACTATTTATTTCTTTCCATTTTCCTATAGGACATTTTTGATCTGCCCATGCTAATTTATTTAAAAATATTTTTCTCTTGCCTATAGAACATCCACAAATATAGCACTCTTGTTTTTTTTTGTTAAATTCTACACAATTTTCACATATAGAATATCTCTCTAATATTTGCTCTTTTGTGGACTTAGGAGATCCAGCATAAATATGAAAAAGCAGGGATTTTATAAATACTACTATTTTAAGAAATATCATCCTTTATACTCTCTTTAATAGCTACTATATGATTGTCTTCATTAGTATAGAATATGGGTATCTTATTATTGATTATGTCAGACCCCTTAAACCATCTCATATTACCAGCCTTTAGGTCTACACACAATCTTCTTCCATCATTCTTTTGATCACAGGTGACAATGTACATATTTCCCAGTAACTCAAAACAATCTCCGTGAGAAAGCTCTTCGATATAATTATTCATGATTTATTAGATATCAGATATTAGGATTTATTTGTGACAATTATTTTTTAAAAAAACTTTCCCAGTCTTCCCATTCGTCGTCTTCTTCTAGGCTTCTCTTCTTTTTCTTGAAATCCTTATTGATCTGCTTCTCCCCATATTCATCCTCATCAGAATGAGGCTTTCGCTTTTTGTCTTTTTTTCTAGGGATACTTTGTGGTTCGTCTTCGTTGTTCTGATACATTTTTCTATTTGGCTCCTGTAGGTTTATTGTACTAGCTTTTTTGGTTTTGTCAAGTCCGAGAATAAAAAATTTTCCCCTTGACAAATCGTAAAAAGGCGTTAGTATTGATGCAGGTCGGGAACATAATACGTATAGGTTTATATATACCCCTAGATAATTACATGAACTCCACAATCGTAACAGGAATCTGGAATTTAGATAGATCTTCTTTATCTGATGGTTGGTGCCGTCCATTTGACCACTATCTTGATAATTTTACGAAATTACTGGAGTGTAAGAACCTTAATCTGGCGATTTTTATAGATCCAGAACTTGAAGATATGGTGTGGAAGATAAGGGATAGGTCTAATACTGTTGTTTATCCTCATACTAGCGGATCTTTTAGTGGTGACTTTTTTCCATTTTATGATGAGGTTCAAAAAATACGTTGTGATCCTAAGTGGTTGAATCAAGTGGGATGGCTTAAAGATAGTACCCAAGCTAAGATCCCAGGATATAATCCTATGGTTATGAGTAAGATGTTTTTATTACATAACGTAAAGATATTCAATCCTTTCAACAGTGATTATTTTTATTGGCTAGATGGTGGAATAACTAATACTGTCCACCCAGGATATTTTACCCATGACTCTGTGATAGAAAAAATAGAGGACTGTCTATCAAAATTTTTATTCATATGTTTTCCGTATGAAACATCCACAGAAATACATGGTTTTGATATAAATGAAATGAAAAAATATGCAAATTCTCCATCTGTAAACAAGGTTGCTCGCGGAGGATTCTTTGGAGGACCAAAAGATCAGATAAGTCAAATCAATGGTATTTATTATTCCCTGCTAAAGGATAGTCTTAATTCTGGTCTTATGGGAACTGAAGAAAGTATTTTTACCCTAATGACTTATCTTCACCCAGATCTCTTCTCCTGCGAAAAGATAGAAGACAATGGACTTATAAATTTATTTTTTGAGAATGTTAAGGATTATAAAACAGATATTCAAATAGAAGCAAAGAATAGGAAGCATGAGAATAATAAGATTAGCCTATATATCAACACATATAATGCCCCCGGTCAATTAAAAATGCTCCTAGATTCTTTTGAGAAATATGAACCAAGTTTTCTGGAAAAAACAGAAAAAATACTGATCAATAACAGTACGAAAGAAGAATATTTTGATGAGTATGACATTATCGTCAAAAAATATGACTTTGTGCAGATAAGGGAGGGAAATTTGGGGATATGCAGAGCTAGACAATTAGCAGCAGAACATTTTGCAGAATCTAAAAATAAATATATGTTCTTTTTTGAAGATGACATGCTCATAGATTTATCTGATACCAGGTGTTCATTTGGTTTTAATAAGAATGTAAAGAGCTTGTTTAGTAATCTTGTCAATATTATGAATAAAGAGAACTATGATTTTCTTAAATTCAGTTTTAGTGAATTTTATGGAAACAATGGTGAACAATGGAGTTGGCATAATGTTCCCCAGCATTCTAGAGATAAGTTTTTTGAGGGTAAAGACAATAGGCCAAATACAGTGTTTAAAAATATTAAAAGTCTTAATGAGACAGTTTATGCTGATGGAGAGATTTACTATTCCAACTGGCCTCATATTATAAATCAAGAGGGTAATCAAAAATGTTTTCTAGATACAAAATGGGCTAATCCCTTTGAACAAACATGGATGAGTCATATGTATTCATTAACAAAAGAAAATATTTTGAATCCAGCAATCTTACTAGCTAGTCCAATAACCCACAATAGGATATATCATTACGATGCTTGCGAAAGAAAAGAAAACTGAAAATACAATCTTTATACAAATAGCTTCGTATAGAGACCCTCAATTGCTTCTAACTCTTAAAGACTGTATCAAAAATGCTAAATATCCAGAAAATTTACGATTTGGAATAGCATGGCAGCATGACTCAAAAGATAAATGGGATAATCTTGGAGAGTACGCTAAGGATAAGAGATTTAAAATACTAGACATAGATAACAAGAAAAGCAAAGGTGTTTGTTGGGCAAGAAATCAAGTTCAACAACTTTACAATAACGAAAAATATACGATGCAGTTGGATTCCCACCATAGATTTAAGAAGAATTGGGATGATACTCTAATAAAAATGTTGATAGGATTGCAAGATGAAGGTCATGAAAAACCACTGTTGACCAGTTATTTACCCAGCTTTGATCCCGACAACGATCCTGCTTCGAGAATAAATGTTCCATGGAAAATGAATTTTGATAGATTCATACCAGAAGGAGCAGTTTTCTTTATTCCTGCATCATTTGATGAATGGGATAATAAAAAGTCTCCTCTTCCAGCTAGATTCTACAGCGCTCATTTTGCTTTTACTTTAGGAATATTCTGTAAAGAGGTTCAGCATGACCCAAACTACTATTTTCATGGTGAAGAAATTAGCGTTGCAGTAAGAGCATTTACTCATGGGTATGATCTCTTTCATCCTCATAAAGTAATATGCTGGCATGAATATACCAGAAAAGGAAGAGCAAAACATTGGGACGACGATACAGAGTGGGGCGACAGAAACAATGAATCTCATGCTAGAAATAGAAAATTATTTCAGGTAGATGGACAGAGCAAAGATATAGACTTTGGGATTTATGATTTTGGAACAACTAGAACATTAAGAGATTATGAGAAATATTCTGGTCTTTCTTTCCGTAATAGATCAATACAAAAAAGAGTTATAGATAATAAGCCTCCTCCTGATCCAGAAACGAGCTATCTTAAAGACAAAGAATTCGATGCCTCTTTGCTCTCTATTTTTAAACACTGCATAGACATACAATATGGTCAGGTTCCAGAAGATGACTATGAATTTTGGGCTGTGGCTTTTAAGAATAAAGAAGGGGTAGAAATTTATAGAAAAGATGTTGATAAAAATGAAATACCCGGAATGAAAAATGATCCAGACGGTTATTGTAAAGTCTGGCGAGAATTTCAAACAGAGTCAAAGCCTGCAAGCTGGTTAGTCTGGCCCTATAGTAGATCAAAGGGTTGGGCAGATCAAATTATAGGTTACCTGTGATTATTTTTATAAAACACAATATTGGAGTAAAATATTAACATATTCACAGATAAGATATATGTCTGTCATTATAAGAAGTTGACAGATAGGAAGATAATTATATTAGACCAATTACAAAAATTGGGATTAGACAATTATATATTTGTTGAGCAATTTGACAAAGACTCATGGAATACAGAAGAAATAACCAAAGAGTTTCCTAAAATCCTCCATCCTGACAATAAAATAAATAATGCAGAAAGGTCTTTAGCTTTGAAACATGCTTGGATCGTAACGGATATGCACAAGCAAGGCTATTCATCTGTGTTGGTTTTGGAGGATGATGCGGTGTTGGTCGATGACTTTGTCGAGAAATACAACTCCTACATGAAGCAGATGCCTGTAGATTGGGATATTGGATGGGTTGGAAGTTGTTTCGGTCTAAAAGAACCAGAGATTTTAAATATTAATGTATACAAAACAAATAGAGGATCTCGATGTGCTCATGCTTATTGTATAAGTAAATCATTTTCTATAAAGATGATAGATGAAATAAAAAATATCGACAGGCAAGCAGATTTTTATTATAACTATATTATCGATAAGTTTAATCTTAATAATTATTGGTTTCAGCCTCCACTAGCACTACAAAGTTTAGAATTTTTTTCATCGCTACGAGGAAACCAAAATCTAAAATGGGATCCACTTTTAATGGCATAATATTATATGAGTATCAACTATAATAGAGAATTTAATTTACTGTATCCTCATCGTCAGTTCGTAACTAAGATATATGGCAATACTATTTTCATGAAAGACACAATATGAATATATCATTTTCTGATTTTTGGGAAGGGGTTGATCCAAATAATAATTTTTTCTCTGATCTTCTAAAAAGCATGTATCCTGATTGTCAAGTAATTCCATTCTCAAATGATCATACCGATGTTCTTATTTATTCTTGCTTTGGCTCGGAGCACCATTCTACTGATAAAAGTAAGGTGAAGAAGATTTTTTATACTGGCGAGAACAAGCGTCCAAATTATGATGAATGTGATTATAGTCTGACGTTTGACTTTGATGATTATGAAGGAAGAAATATTCGTCTCCCTCTGTGGATGCTTCAGATAGATTGGTTTAAAAAAGAGAACTACGGAAATCCAAGATTTGTCATCCCCCCTGCTGAGTTGAGACATAGTCGATTCTCGAAGCGTCCCAAGACAAAGTTCTGCTGCATAGTTTTTAATAATCCTATTCCAAATAGAGCCGAAGTACTGCAAAAATTATCAAAATATAAGAATATCGATTGCTATGGTACTGCATTTGCAAACCATTTTTGGGGAGAGGATGTTAAATATGATATCATATCTAACTATAAGTTTAATATCTGCTTCGAGAATGGAATACATTCTGGTTACTATACAGAGAAAATTATTCATGCAAAGGTGGCAGGATGCCTTCCTCTATATTGGGCAGATGAAAACTGTAAACAGGATTTCAATACGGATTCGTTTTTAAACCTTTATGACTTCCCAAATATGGACGAATATGTCGAAAAGATTATTCAATTGGATACAAATGAAGAACAATATGATAGAATCGCTTCTCAATATCTGTTTGAAGGGAAAGAACCATCATTAGATTCAATCAAAAAACAATTACGTGAGATACTATGAAATATGTGCTGATTACTGGTTCCTCTGGTCTTATTGGGAGTCAATCAGTTGATTTTTTCCACCGATTGGGATATGGAATCATAGGTATTGATAATAATATGCGGCAATATTTTTTCGGAAGTAGTGCATCTACCCAACCCTCTAGGGATGCTCTAATAGCAAATTTTGAAAACTATATTCATTTTAATTACGATATTCGAGACATCGGGTTGATGGAAACTATATTTGAAAAATATGGAATATCCATTGATCTCATTATTCATACAGCATCACAGCCTTCTCACGATTGGGCAGCAAAAGAACCCATTACAGATTTTACTATTAATGCTCTTGGTACGCTTAATCTACTTGAGCTTACTCGTAAATATTGCTATGATGCGACGTTTATATTTACATCAACGAATAAGGTATATGGAGACACCCCAAACTACTTGAATATTGTTGAGCAAGAAAAACGATATGAATGCTTTGGAGAAGGAAACAGTCTATATTCTATTCCCGAAACCATGTCTATTGACCAAACAAAACACTCTATATTTGGTGCGTCCAAGGTTTCTGCTGATGTGATGTGTCAGGAATATGGAAAGTATTTTGGATTGAAGACTGGGATTTTTCGTGGTGGCTGTTTGACTGGTCCAAATCACGCAGGCACAGAACTACACGGATTCCTTTCTTATCTAGTTAAGTGTATGGTTGAAAATAAACCCTATACTATATTTGGCTATAAGGGAAAGCAAGTAAGAGACAATATTCATAGTTATGATCTAGTGAATATGTTTTGGCATTTCCATCAAAATCCGCAATGTGGAGAGGTGTATAATGTTGGTGGCGGAAGAAACAATTCGTGCTCTATACTAGAAGCTATAGATGCGATAAATGAGAAGACCGGATTTGATTGGAAAAACTACAGCGTATCCAACAGTAATCGTATTGGGGATCATATTTGGTATATTACCGATTTTTCAAAATTCAAGACCCATTATCCTAATTGGAATATTACTAAAACTTTAGATAATACTCTCGATGAGATGATCAGTTCTGAAGTCAAAAAAGAAAGACCTCATAAGGATATAAAATGAAAATAGCTTTTTGTAAGTTTGCTGGAATGGGAAATGGTGGTATTGAAAAATATCTACAGAGTATCTGTATGCTTTATAAGAAAAGTGGACACGATTTAGACTTCTATTATACAAATGCTGCAAAGATACTAAACACCTCTTGGATACACCCTGACAACGACCCGGATCGCATCTTATTGCTGGAAAAGCAGCAAATAGACTTGATTAAAGTTTCGGTGGGATTAAGAGGAGAGTCTTTCTCTAACATGGCCACTCAGTGGATAGATACTGATTTTTTTAATTTATTTAGGGAAGAAAATTATGAATATCTTGTTACTGCTGGAGATGGTCGCGAAGAATTTCCATATAATAGTCTTAATGATATAAAAATTATTCATACGGTACATGGATTTCATGCTTATAATAAATCAAACATTGTTAAGTCTGTTTTATTGTGTAAATGGCAAGCTAATAAATGGATTGCAAATGGCGGAGATCATAGTCGTATGGTTATAATTCCTCCGTTGGTTCCAGTTCCAGAAACATGGACTAATACTTTCAGACAAAAGTATGGAATCCCTGCAGATGCCTTTGTGTATGGCTTACACCAGAGCAATGGTGTGGGATCATTAGTATCATTACAAGCATTTACTTCTTTGAATGACAACAATTGTTATTTTGCTTTACTTGGCGGTAGCGATATACATAGACGATATTGCCAAGACAACAATATCAGAAATGTAATTTTCTTAGATGCGACTTCTTCATCGAATGAGATTCACGACTTTTTGGATGGTCTTGATGTTTACGCACACTGTCGTGTAGACGGAGAGGTGGCCTCAGCTTGTATCATAGAAGCTATGTTTCATAGTAAGCCGATTATTTCATTCATTGGAGACGGAACAAATCTTGGTCATCTTGAGCAAGTAGAAAATTGTGGAAAAATGACCTACTCGGTATCAGAGTACTCTGAAGAAATGATTAGATTACAAGACAAGAATTACTACAAAGAAATGTCAATTCTTGTTAAGAACAAATATAAGAGTGTTTATGATTATAAATTAGTTGAAGGCGAACTATTAAATTTAATAAATAATACATATTAATATGATGAAATACTGTTTTGATTTAGATGAGACAATCTGTGCTACTCCATCGTCTAGGAATTATAATGATGCTATCCCTTATAATAGAGTTATACAAAAAATTAATGAGCTGCATGATCAAGGAAATGAAATTACTATATTTACGGCTAGAGGATCGACTTCTGGAATAGATTATAGGTCATTGATAATAAAACAGTTATCCGATTGGGGGGTGAAATTTCATAAACTAATAGACAAAGGAAAGCCAAGTTATGATCTTTTTGTTGATGACAAAGCTATAGGTGCGTCTGCATGGAGAGAAAGGGAAGGCATAAGAATTATAGGATTTGTTGCTAGTTGTTTTGATATGCTTCATGCAGGACATTGTTTGTATCTACAAGAAGCAAGAAGTGTTTGCGACTATTTGATAGCTGCGCTTCAAGAAGATCCAAATATAGACCGTCCACATAAAAATAAACCAATTCAGTCTTTAAAAGAAAGAGAGATACAATTGCGATCCAATCGTTATGTGGATGAAATAATAATATACAAGACAGAGAAGGATTTAGAAGAAGTTTTGCAAAAGATAAAACCAGATATAAGAATCGTAGGTTCTGATGCAAAAGGCTCTAGTATAACAGGGGAAGAATATTGTAAAAATATATACTATCATAATAGAGGGCATAGTTTTTCCTCTACAGAATTGAAAAATAGAATAATAGAAAATCATAGACAATAATTTAATCAAAATAAGCAGGAAATATTGTGAGTATAGAAACATTAATTAATACAATCGAATCAGCAGTTCGATCTAGTCCAAAAATAATCAATGATTATGAGGATAAGTATCATTTTAATTATTGGGCAGAAGTAGTGCCAAATATTAAAGAGGATGGATTATGGATGGAATTTGGTGTTTTTCGGGGCAGAAGCATTCAGAGAATTTCTTCTCTAACTAAAAATACAGTATGGGGATTTGATAGTTTTGAAGGACTGCATGAACATTGGGACAAGGATAATCCAAAGGGTGTCTATAATTCTAGTGGAAAAATTCCCGAAGGAGCTATAATTGGAGATAATCACTGCATGTTCGACAGCTCTGCAACAAAAAACACAGAACCCTGGAATTCAAATGTTAGACTAATTAAGGGATATTTTGAAGACAGTCTTCCTGATTTCTTAAAAGAATACAAAGAAAATGCAGCTTTTATTCATATTGATAGTGATCTTTATAGCTCTTGCGTTACTATCTTTAAACAGTTGAAGTCTCGAATCGTTCAGGGAACTATTATTTGTTTTGACGAACTCTTAGACTTTCCAACATACAAAGAGTGCGAAATAAAAGCTTTTGCAGAATTCTTAATTGATACTGGTTGGAACTTTGAACCCTTGATATATCATGGAGCAGGAGCATCATATACACAAGGTTGTATTAGGATTGTTAAATAATATATAGGAGATTAGATGAGGAGACTATTTGATTATGGAATATAGTGAACTACATAAAAAATATTTGAATTTCCGTGATGGTATTTTTGTAGAAGCAGGAGCAAACAATGGCATCGACCAATCAAATACCTTTTCCCTAGAACGAGATCAAGGATGGAGAGGATTGTTGGTCGAGCCAAACCCGTTCGTATATGGGCAGTGTGTTTTAAATAGACTCAACTCCATCTGTGAAAACTATGCATTGGTGTCTAGCTCGTACTCTTCAAATACAATCAATGGAGACTTCGCTCACCGCGACAACTACCAAAGTTTGATGGGGACCGTAGAAGATCCGGGGGATTATTGCGATGAGTTTCTTTTGGAGGCGAAGAATTCGCGCAAGAATGACTATGGATACATAGCCGTCCCTGCAACGACTCTCAACTCCCTGTTGAACAAGCATAATATCACTAAGATTAATTTCCTTAGCCTTGATGTCGAGGGTTATGAGATTTCAGTTCTGAATGGACTAGATCTCAACGTATATCGTCCGACGTACTGCCTTCTTGAGACATCTTTTAACTTCGCTAATGGTCGTCGGTTGGTGGCAGTATCCGACCATATGATACGAAACGGCTATGAAGCGTTGGAGAATTTTGGCGCCAGTGATACTCTCTATCGGAGTCTTATATGAGAAAGAACATACTTCTGCTTGGTGGGAATGGATATATTGGAAGTAGAGTTTACGACCATCTATATGGCCTGAACTACAATGTAACGAATGTAGATCTTTGTTGGTTTGGAAAGATTTTTGATAATACTATCCAACAAAACTATAACGAGCTGTCCAAAGAATTCATCAATGGGTTTACTCATGTAATCTTATTGGCCGCTCACTCTTCGGTTAATATGTGTAAGGGGTCTTTACTCCCATGCTTTGAAAACAATGTCCTGAACTTCATTAAACTGATTGAGAAACTAAATGACGATCAGGTGTTGATATATAGCAGCACAGCAGCAGTATATGGAAACAATAAGAATCTAGTGGATGAGTCGTATCCAATTGCGGGTGGCATCTCCTATTACGATTACACCAAAATCTGCAACGAAAATATCATCAGTCTATACCCCAACAAGAAGATCCTTGGTCTTCGGTTCGGCTCTATCGGTGGATTCTCTAAGAACTTCAGAGGGGAGAATCTGTTAAACTCAATTTCTATGTCCTCCCTAAAGTCGAACGAGATTACAATCACCAATCCAGAAAACTACAGATCAGTTCTTGGTATGAGTGACTTGTGTAGAGTATTCTCTACCATTTTGGCAGAAGATACTATTAAAAACAAGATATATAACATCACTTCTATAAATGCGAAGATTATCGAGTTTGCACAGGATATTCAACGACGGACCAACTGCAAACTGATTGTGAGTGACAAGTTCCCGACTAACTATAGTTTCAATTGTGACAACTCCCTATTCCAAAATGACTATGGATTCAAGTTCCAAGACAATGTAGCAAGTATCTATGATGAAATAATAACTAATCGTGATTTCATAATAAGCAATGTTCTACGAGAAAACGTATAATATGTATAAGAACGAATGCAGGTGTTGTGGTAATGATAGACTAAAACATATTGTTGCTTTGGGAGTATCTCCTTTAGCGAACAACCTACTGAATCATGTGGATGACGACGATAATTTATATCCATTGGATGTAGCGTATTGCTGTAAGTGTAACTATGCTCAACTCACATATGTAGTTCCCCCACAAATGTTGTTCGATAACTATTTGTATGTGTCCTCCACCGCAAAAACCTTTCGAGATCATTTTAGAACAGCAGCAGCAGATTATGTCGTAGAATTTGGATTAGATGTTGACTCTGTTGTAGTGGATATCGGCAGCAACGATGGTGTCGCACTCCTTCCTTTCAAGGAAGAAGGCATAAGGGTGTGTGGCGTAGACCCCGCTGCAAACCTCTCCAAACTCGCTAATGAGAATGGCATAGAGACGATCAATGCGTATTTTGATGCTGAAACCACTGATAAGATTGTGGGGAAGTTCGGTAAGGTCGATCTCGTCACAGCATCCAATATGTTTGCCCACTCTGATGGTATCAAAGACATCACGACGAATGTCTTTCGTCTGCTCAAAGATGATGGCTGCTTCGTAGTAGAAGTCCAATATCTATTGGACACTATCAAGGATCTGACCTTCGACAATATCTATCACGAACACCTTAGCTATTGGTCTGTCACATCTCTCAACAACTTCTTTGGCAATTTTGGGTTTTTCGTTGTGAAAGTGAAGCACATCAATACGCACGGAGGCTCCATTCGTGTGTATGTCAAACGCCACGCCACCAAGGTAGACTCAAGCGTTCAACATTTCCTGAATACCGAACGAGACTTCGGCCTAAATAACGAAAAGATATATGACTCTTTCTTTGAACAGATCAAGAAGATCAAAGTGAATGTCAATAAAAATCTTCGTGCCTTGAAGCAAGAAGGCTTGAAACTTGTTGGATATGGCTCTCCGGCAAAGGCGACAACTGCTCTAAACTACTTCAACATTGGTACAAAATACATCGACTATATCGTCGAAGACAACAAACTAAAACACAATAAGATCCTACCTGGTGTGAAGATCCCCATCTACTCAAAGGATAGGCTGAAAGAAGACAAGCCCGATGTCGTCATAATTATGGCTTGGAACTTCTCAGAAGAGATCAAGAGAAACAATAGGGAATTAATTGATTTGGGAATCCGATTCATCAGCATCAAAGACCTGCAAAGTGAAACATTTATATGAAAATACTTTGGCACTACAACTCACACAGACACATAGAAGAGTATCATTTGTCTAGTTGTTTCTTTAATAGATCTGACTTCCTGAAGAAACATTCAGATGTATTAGCGTGCTGTAACAAACAGAGTATTGATCTAGACGAACTCAGATCGAAATGTACATACGAATGCGGGAGCTGTGAAGTAGTTCGTAGTACAAATCCAAGTAATGGGGTCCACACAGGGCAGCTCGTTGCTCTCAATGAAACTTTTCATAAGTTCGACAAGTATGACTTTGTTATTCATAGCACACCTGATGTCTATGTGGTCGATGATAAGCCCTTGATTGCTTTGCTAGAAGAAGAGCTAGACACAGACAATCATATAATTGTTGATCATCATCCATACCATCCCGGTTGTAACTATCTGTATAGTACAGACTTCTTTGTCTTTAAGCCACGAAAGATCACTAATTTCTTCGGAGATGAGTTTGGCCCAACAGAGCATTGTATCGAGAGCCATCTTTATAAAAAGATACATGAGTTGAATATTCCACACAGAGTAATATGTAGGGGGCTAACTAGTCTGTATTGGCAGGTTGATGAGTATGGCATGATTCACAATCACAATAAAGATATCATTCGAAATATCTTAAACAACAATGTCCGTCCTGATCGGGCAACTGCTAGTTCGCACATGAGCTCACATTAGCATGAAAAAAAACCTACTATACCATTGCTACATTAAAGACACAGATAATATCAATGAAACGATGATATTCAATCTCAAATGTCTTGAAACATATATTGATGTCTTCGACGGTAAGAAGATTGTTTATGTAGCAGTCGATAGTGTCGGAAGATATTCCAATGAAAAGATTGTGGAAGCACTCCCTATTCTAAAAAGATTCGATGAGATTCACCTCTTCAAGAATCATGCGATACACAGAGAATCAGAGTCGTTGATTAGACTATTGAGCCATGTGAAAGACTCGACAGATTCTATATCCTTCTATGGACATAGCAAGGGAAGCACACATCCAATAGATAATACTTTGAGAAATTGGATTTTGTGTATGTATTATTTTAATCTTGATGGAGATTATTTAAAAGAAGCCGAGCAGCAATTGAGTACAAATTACACTACTAGCGGCATTCTTAAAAAGGATTGCAAGACGGATGGAATTATAGGAGATTGGCATTATAGCGGAGCTTTTTTCTGGATAAATGATGAGAAGTTTTTCAAAAATGAATGGAGCAGCATGGGTTTGCTTAACGCTATGGCTCTTGAGTCATACCTTGGCCAAAAAATAAAATCATCCCAAGCCTTTAGTACCTTTGTTACAGAGTCATTTAATTTTCACATGGATGATGATCTATGGAAGAGGAAGGTAAACTTCGAAACAATCGGAGAAAAGTCATATGAGCGTTACACCACAATCCTACACAATCTTACCGACCGATAGGTTCCACTTTAATCGAAAGCATATAACATATTATGGCGAATATCTTTATTGATTGTGGTTCTAATCTTGGTCAAGGATTGCAGCAAATTGCTTCAATCTATCGTATGGATGCTTCATGGATTGTCGAAACCTTCGAAGCAAATCCATATCTTATTAAGGCGCTTACGTCAAATCTTTCGCCTTTGCCTATGATGATCACTATTCATAACAAAGCTGTGTGGGATCGGGATGGCGAAGTTTCTTTTTCAGTGATGTTGGAAGAATCGCAAGGATCGTCGGTCGAGAAATTGATGGCGGCAGCAGAGTGTGTTGACCAACATTCTGTTTCCTTTCGTAAGCACGATCACATCATCACCGTCCCGTGTATTGATATCTCGACGGCACTAAAAGTATATACCAAAGAAGATCGTATTGTCGTCAAGTTGGATGTCGAGGGATCTGAGTTTTGCATTCTTAGGAAGATGCTCGCTGATGGCACAATGGATCTAGTCGGCGACCTGTATATTGAATGGCACACCAAATATATTGCCTCTGAGAACAAAGAGACGGAGGCTGAATTGATACAACAAATCGTCGCACGGGGAGTAAAAATTCATGGATGGCACTAATATGAACTACATTGAAACATATTTACAAGAAGTGAAGATCATCTGCGACTCGATCTCCAAAAATGATATTGATAAGCTTGCAGAAGAGATCAACACGGTGAGGACCAATAAGGGTCGGTTATTTTTTTTGGGGGTCGGTGGAAGTGCTGGAAATGCCTCTCATGCTGTAAATGATTTTAGAAAAATTCTTGGTATAGAGAGCTACTCCGTTTCTGAAAATGTCTCCGAACTGACAGCGAGGATCAATGATGATGGATGGGATACGAGTTATTCCAATTGGCTCAAAGTTTCCAATCTATCCAAAAAAGATGCGATCATCGTATTTTCAGTTGGTGGTGGATCGGCTACCACATCACAGAATCTTGCGTGTTCTGTTGATTTGGCAAAGGAAGTCGGAGCAAAGGTTCTTTCGGTTGTTAGCAGAGACGGTGGATATTGCAAGGAAAAATCTGATATTTGTGTCTTGATTCCTGTTGCTCATTCTGATAGAATAACGGCACACGCAGAAGAGTGGCAAGGAATTATTTGGCACCTAGTGGTAAATCTTCTTTCTGGTAATTAATTATGAATATTGAAATATATGCAGACGGCTCGAGTTTTACGGAAATGGTATCAATATATAATACCAAAAAATTTGTAACCGGATTTACAACCAATCCTTCTCTGATGCGTAAAGAGAAGATAGATAACTATGTCTCTTTTGTTGAAAAAGTAACAAGATATATAAAAGATCTTCCTATTTCATTCGAGGTATTTGCCGACGATCTTCCTGAAATGGAACGACAAGCAAAGATATTAGCTGGATTTGGAAAAAATATCTTTGTAAAGATTCCAGTAACTAATACTAGCGGAGAATCGACAAAGACGCTTATTAAATCTTTACTAGAAGATGCTATCATGGTAAATATAACAGCTGTATTTACTATCGAGCAAATAGATGAGCTTATTCCATATTTACAAGGGGGCCCTGCGATCCTTTCTATTTTTGCTGGTAGAATAGCAGATACTGGGATTGATCCAAAACCTATTATCAAGCATGGGATTAATTCAGTTCCAAGTAATGTAAAAATTTTATGGGCATCGCCAAGAGAGATTTACAATGTGTATGAAGCTGATCAACTTGGATGTCATATTATAACTATTTCTCAGGATATTCTTAAAAAACTCGAACTACAGAATAAAAATTTAACAGAATATTCTCTAGAAACGGTAAAGATGTTCTATGATGATGCTAAAATTGCAGGATATATATTATGATTATCTCTAAGACTCCACTTAGAATTACTTTAGCTGGTGGGGGAACCGACTTGCCAGACTTTTATTCTAGATACGGTGGCTGTGTTACCAGTATGGCTATAGATAAATATATTTATATAAGCTTTAAAAAAAATATTTTAGAGAATATTATAAGATTGTCATATCTAAAAATAGAGTCGGTCGATTCAATAGATCAATTAAGAAATGAACGAGCCAGAGAGACTATCAGATATTTTATACCTGAGCTATTAGGAAATGGAAGAGGCGGAGGATTTGAGATTTCAAGTATATCAGACTTGCCTTGTGGTAGCGGTTTGGGCTCTTCTGGAAGCTATCTAGTAGGACTTATCAATTTATTACAACACTCTCTGGATTATAGACTATCTAAAAAAAATATAGCAGATATAGCTTGTCATATAGAAATAGATGTGCTAAATGAACCAGTAGGAAAACAGGATCAATTTATAGCTGCATATGGAGGAATAACCACATTCACTATAAGTAAAGATGGAAATGTTATAGAGCAAAAATTATATCTGGAGAACCCAGAGGATTTCCTGTCTAAAAATAGAATCTATTATACTGGATTGCAAAGAAATGCCTCAAATATTTTACAAGCTCAAAAAGAAGATATTTTTAATTTTGAAAGAAGAATGTTAAAGATACAAGAAATTAGTCATATGTCACTTGACGCTATCAAAAGAGGAGACTATGATATGTATGGAGAACTCTTAAATCAACACTGGCAAGAAAAAAGGCTTCTAAATTCAACTATGACGAACCACGAAATAGACAGTGTCTATAATACTCTCTTGGAGAATGATTATATTTTGGGCGGGAAAATAATAGGGGCTGGTGGGGGAGGATTCTTATTATTATATAGCCACAAGGATCACTGTTATGTTGATGAATATATGAAGAATAATAATTTTATTAAGCTTGATTATAAGATCTCTCAGAATGGGTCAGAAATAGTCTATGATGATACAAGAAATAATTAAATTAAAGGGATAATATATGGAATTTAATAAAGCTATAGTTACTGGGGGAAGTGGATTTATTGGTGGTCATATTGTGGACTATCTAGTATCAATAGGTAAGGATGTTACCGTAATAGATAATGAATCGGCACAAGGTAATGACATATTTTATAAAAACGCTGGGGCTGTCTATCATAATAGAGACATCTCTTCTTATGAGGATATCTCTCCTATTTTCAAAGGCATTGATGTTGTTTTTCATCTAGCGGCAGAATCACGCATTCAGCCATCTATACTAAATCCTATACAAGCAACTAGAACTAATATTATTGGAACGTGCAATGTGCTTCAGGCATCAAGAGAGCACAATATAGACAGGGTTATATATTCCTCTACTTCTGCTTGTTATGGATTAATAAATACTCCTCCACTAGTAGAAGACATGCCCAAAGACCATCTAAATCCATATTCTTTAACTAAATGTGCAGGAGAAGATCTTTGTGTTATGTATACTAAATTATTTAAACTTAAAACAATTTCACTAAGATATTTTAATGTATATGGTGCAAGGGCCCCTACTGTTGGGCAGTATTCGCCTGTTGTTGGACTACTTTTAAAACAATCAAAAGAGGGCCAGCCTATGACAATAGTCGGTGATGGTCTACAAGAAAGAGACTTTGTTCATATATCAGATGTTATTTCTGCCAATGTTTTAGCAGCTACTACCTTTAACGAGGAAGCATTTGGACAAGTTTTTAATGTCGGAACAGGTTCTTCAGCATCCATACTATCTCTCGCTAATTTTATAGGAACGGGACATTGTTTTATAGATGCTAGAGTAGGAGAAGCTAGAAACACTCTGGCAGACTCAACAAAAGCAAAGACTATTCTGGGCTGGGTACCAACAAAAAATATTTTTGAATATCTATCAGATGAAATAAATAAAGATCAAGATACAGATATTGCTAGGGAAAACGATGATTGAAATAGATAGTGCTGATAACAGAGACTTTATGATTCACCACCATCTCGGAACAGGTGATCATTTTATTTGTAATGGATTAGTGAATTATATCTGTTCTGAGATAGAAAAAGAAACAGAAAAATGTCTACAGTCTTCTCCCTTGGTATATCTAGCTTGTAAAAAGAGAAATATCGAGACCGTTTCTTATTTATATAGCGACAATAAAATGGTTATACCTATAGAGATTGGAGACAATGAAATAGAGTACGTCAATAGTTTTGTTAAACTAAATAATTTAAAACTTATTAGAATAGGATTTGACAAGTGTGACAACAATAATTTTGAAGAATCTTTTTATAAACAGTTTGATATTCCATATAATTTTAGGTATGAGTACTTTAGACTGCCAAAAACAAAATTTCCGAAAATGCTACAAACTCCTAATGAAAGATTCATATTAATTCATGACACTTGCAGTGATGCAAAATATGATTTAGACATAGAGACATCTTTAACAAAAGTATATTTTGAAAGCAATGAGCCACTTTTCGCCCACATGGATTTGATAAAAAAAGCTTGGGAGATTCATTGTATAAATAGTTCCATATATCACCTAATAGAAAATATGAGAGACGATTTGTCTTCAGGTTTATTCTTCCACAATGTTAGACAAACCTCCGTCCCCTGCAAAACATCTAAAAAATGGACGGTGGTATGAATCTCCTATATATAAATGAGCTATCTGTTCTGCACAACAATACTGATATTATTTTTTGTAAAACAGACTTTTTAATAAAAGAATTCTATGAAATAAAACAAAGGGGCATCGACACCATCTTAATATCTGGTAATTCAGATTATGGAATAGATGATAAAATATGCTCACTTGTGCCAAGCAATGTCATTAAGTGGTATTGTCAGAATGCTCTATCTACTTCTTGCGATATACTAGAACCTATTCCAATAGGATTAGAAAATAAAAATATTTCATATAGGGATGGTCATGGCATAAGCTACCCAGAAAGAGCATCTCTTAAAGAACAACTGATCAGAGACAATAGAAGCATGTCTTTACAAGAGCCTAGTACCTATCCAAAAAAATATATTTATGCGAACTTCAACACTGCTACTAATCCTGAATATAGGAATAATATAAGAGATGTTGTGCAGAATATTGATCATATTGAGTGGGAAAATCCAGAAAGCTCTTTTCAAGACCATACGGCCATTTCTTTCTTTTTTCATAAGATAATGAACTATAAAATGGTTCTTTGCCCAGCTGGTAATGGAATTGATACCCATAGACTATGGGAGACTCTATACTCCAATAGGATTCCTATAACCATTAAAACTGGAAACTATAAAATATATGAGCTATATGAAAAACTCCCTATTGTTATTTTAGACAGACCTCAAGATCTATTAGACTATCGGTTAATTGATAGTAAATACCAAGAAGTAATCAATAAGACATATAATATGGATCTGTTGAAAGCTGATTATTGGAAGAATAAAATTTTATCAAACAAAAAGGTTGCTACATTAAAATGAAGTATAAGTGCTCACTGTTCTGTTCTCTGTACAAGGGCGAGAAATTTATTCAAGGATATATAGAAGATGTTCTTGCTCAGTCTATTTTCAAAGATATTGAATTTATTTTTTTAGACTGTAATTCTCCAGAAAATGAAAAAGATTTTATTATTCCTTTAACAAAAGAATATTCCAACATAAAATATCATAGGCTTGATAATGATCCAGGACTATACTCAGCATGGAATATTGCAGTTAAGATGTGTTCGTCTAAAATAATTGGAAACTGGAATGTCGATGATAGAAAAAATAGCAATGGAATTGAACTCTTATTAAAAAAAATAATAAAATATCCAGAGATAGATATGATTTATGGTTTTACTTATGTGTCAAAAATAGCTAATGAAAAATATGATGACAATTCTTTTCAAGAGATTTATCCATATCTCCCTCATTCTACAGAGAATTTACTCAAAAACAACTCTCCTCATTGTATGCCATTATGGAGAAAAGATTTGCATGAAAAATTTGGATACTTTGACGAAAATTATAAATGCGCATCTGATGGAGATATGTGGTTGCGTTTTTCTGTCGGAGGAGCTATAATAGGTTTGATGAATCATCCGGTGGGCCTGTACTACCAAAACCCAACTGGTAGATCAACCGATCCAACGAATCTAAAAGAAAATATTGAAGAAGTACAAAAAATGAGAAGTAAATATATTGGAGCTTAATATGGACTATGTTTTATTTGTTTGCATTATAATGACCTCACTATCCGGAATTATTAATGGACTATTAAAAGTCCAAAGAGCAAAGACGAACTCATCTCTTGGGGTAGGGTCATCTAGGAATATTTTTACATTTATGTTTACAGACAAATATACCAATGACTAGTAGTGTTAATTATTAATGAATAGATTAAAAAATCAAAGAGTCTATCTTGCTGGCCCAATGGATAGGTGCCCAGATAATGGTAAAACATGGAGAGAGGATATTACTCCTTTCCTAATAGATATGGGAGCTATAGTTCTCAATCCAATATCAAAACCTATAAACATAGCAAAAGAAGACATGGGGTCAAGAGAATATAAGAAGTCTCTAAAGGATCTTCAAAACTATGATGGTCTAGCTGTATTTATGAAAGAAATTAGAAATGTTGACTTAAGAATGGTCGATATTAGTGATTTTCTAATAGTAAATATTGATTTGGATATATATCCCTGTGGTACTATGGAAGAAATTTTTTTAGGAAATAGAGAAAAAAAACCCATAATATTGCACATGAAACAAGGTAAACAGAATACCCCAGATTGGCTTTTTGGGGCCATTCCTCATCAGCTGATATTTTCTTCTTGGGAAGAGATAAGAGGTTACCTTAATCATATCAATACTAGCAGCAGTATAGATTCGTATAAAAGATGGTATTTTTTTGATATGGAAACAATAAAAAAGAGTAAAAGTGCAAAAAATAATAAATGAATTAAAATTAGATTTTGATGATGTTCTTATTAAACCCAGAAGATCTAATCTATCTAGTCGATCAGAAGTTGGTCTAATTAGAGATTTTAAGTTTCTGTATTCTCCAAGATTATTATCTTGTGTTCCTATAATGGTAGCCAATATGGATACTACTGGAACAATGGCTATGGCAGATAAAACTATAGAGCATAACTGTATTACGTGTCTACATAAGCACTATAGTGTCGAAGATGTTGTAACCTATTTTACTTCCAGGAAAGATAAGTCGGATCTAGTATTTTATTCAACAGGAGTATCTCATTCAGATATTCAAAAGCTTACTGCTATAATGAATGGTCTAAAAATTAATGGTCTAAAAACTAATAATATTTCCTTACCAAACATCTGTATAGATGTTGCTAATGGTTATCATGAAAAATTTGTTAAAAACATCAGACATATTAGAGACTTATATCCCGAGATAATCATTATGGCTGGCAATGTTGTTACTCCAGAAATGGTTGAAGAATTAATTATTCATGGTAAAGTAGATATAGTGAAAGTTGGAATAGGTTCAGGATCTGTTTGTACGACCAGATTAAAAACAGGTGTGGGATATCCTCAACTATCAGCAGTAATCGAGTGTAGCGATGCTGCACATGGCTTGGGCGGGCATCTGTGTTCTGACGGTGGATGTAAAAATCCCGGAGATTTTGCTAAAGCTTTTGGAGCTAATGCTGACTTTGTTATGTCTGGCAGTATGTTTGCTGGGTGCGACGAGTGCGAAGGAGAATGGAAATATGAATATCTAGCAAATATTTCTGGTGTTCCTTTTTGGCAACCTATGTCCCCGCATAATATTACAGATGCTCAGGCTCAAACAACAACAAGAAAAACCCATCTAGAATTTTATGGTATGTCATCTAGGAAAGCTATGACAAAACATAGTAATGGGGTAGCTAAATATAAAACGGACGAGGGTAAATGCGTTACCATTCCATACAAGGGACTAGCATCAGAAACTATACAAGATATTTTAGGGGGACTAAGAAGCTCTGGAACATATATAGGAGCCTCTAAAATAAAAGATTTTGGTAAAAAAACAACATTTATACAGGTCACTAGTACTCATAATAAGATATATAACTAATGAAAAATAAATTATTTCACATAAATTACAACGCTCCCGTATGCTTGACTGGCTATGGTATTGCGTCTCTAAACATATTAAGAGAGCTTTATAAGATAGATAATAATATTATTTCATATTTCCCTATTGGACAGCCCCTTATACAGAATGAGAATGATCAAAAAATACTTTCCGAAATGTTTAATAATAGACACCTATTTGATATTGATGCTCCATTTATAAAAATATGGCACCAGTTTGATTTGGGCTCCAGAATAGGCAAGGGTAAATATTTTGCTTTTCCCTTTTTTGAATTAGACACTTTTAATAAATCAGAGCGTATTCATATGTCTGTTCCAGATACTTTATTCCTTTCTAGCAAATGGGCTCAAGATATAGTAAGATTAAATAATATAAAGACTGAATCTTATATTGTGCCTCTGGGAGTAGATAGGGGTGTTTTTGACCATAATATAAAATCAACAAGAGTGGATAATAAATATGTTTTTCTCAATATCGGAAAATGGGAAGTTCGTAAAGGCCATGATATTTTATTGGAATTATTCAATAGGGCTTTTCCAAATGAATCAGATGTTGAATTATGTATTTTGGCTTCTGAGATAACTAACAGCTATTCTAATAGTGATGAATTAATTAAATGGAAATCTATGTATAATTCACCAAGAGTAAAACTATTAAGTGGACTTGAGACCAACGAGCAGGTCGCACAACTTATAGCAAATTCAGATTGTGGTATTTATCCTTCAAGAGCAGAAGGTTGGAATCTAGAATTATTAGAATCAATGTCTATGAATAAACCAGTAATAGCAACTAACTATTCATCTCACACAGAATTTTGCAATGAGGATAATTCTTTTTTAATAGATATTGATGAATTAGAGCCTGCTCACGATGGAAAAGTATTTAGCGGACAGGGTAAATGGGCAAAGATAGGAGAACAACAAAAAGAACAAATAATAAATCATATGAGATATGCTTATAATAATAGGTTGTCTCAAAATCCCAAAGGCGTAGAAACAGCTAAAAAATATTCATGGGCAAATTCTGCAAGAATTATCATGGACATAATTCAATAAAAAATAGGGGCTTGACATTCAACCAGCTATGATGTATGCTCAGATAGATCAGCAGGATATTTGAATAAAAACTCAAGTCCCCTGATTATCTTGTCGATATCAATTTTAGAACAAGATACCATTAGTTTCAAAACAAGGAATATCATGACAAAAACTATGAAGAAATACGACACATTGGACTCATACCTAAGTCTAGCGAAGAAGACGATCTCAAAATTTGGTCCATCTTTTTATAATAGTCTTGCAAGAGAGATGCTCAATAGCGCAGAAGCTGTTTCAGACATAGCCACAGCTATTATGTATGCTGACTGGAGATTTGACTCAGAAAGATCTGGAAGACAGGGTCTCAAAAAAACCATATATTCCTATCGTAATCAGTGTGCCATATGGGCAATTAAGACATATATAAGCAATAAGTATAAAAATAAAAAGAATATTCTAAGTATTGATTTTGAAAACGATAGCAACTCAACAGGATTAACAGGAACTATTCAGGACAAGAAAGCTAGTTGTCCGATAGATATATTGATCTTAGAAGAGAGTGCTGATATGCTATCCTCAGACATAGCTTCTTTACTTGACAATAATTTAATATCCGAAAAACAAAAAGAGCAGATTAAGCTGTATTATTTTGAAGATGAAACTCTTTCATCAATAGGTTTAAAGTTTGGAGTTTCTAGAGAAGCTGTTAGACAAAATATTAAAAGGGCTATGGACATCATTAAAAAGAATGACTTATACAACCAATGAATTATATTATATACAAGATTACAAAATATTTTTATTCTCTTCTGGCTACTAAAGATACTACTAAAGATGTACCCAGAGAAACAGAAATAGAAAAGAAAACAAAAAACTCAGAGTACGTGTGCTCTATCAGTTATTTCTTAACTACTGATAATGATATAGATATGTCTTTTTCAGTAGCTGGATTTGAAGATATGCCACTTGAAGGAATAGCTCCTCTTGGAGAAAGATGTGCTGAATTATTGTTGTCTATAAATCATGGCTTTTTTCAAGATAGACTATTAAAAACAATAAAGAGTAATTCAAGAAAACTAGAAGATTATAGGGAAAAACTATTATTGGATAATGTGATAATTTTCTATAAATTTCTAGAAAAAGACATTATGGACATGAAAAATGGAAAAGAGCCACTAATTAGGCCTAATTCTGTCTTTAGAGGGAAATAATTACCTGCCCAACTACTTTTTTTTCTTATTATAGGGTATACTATAAGTGTGTGAGACTTATTATTTTTTATCATATTAAAAGAATAGTAGCTTATTATGAGTGAAAACAATATAATAATATGGCAAAAATGGTTGGATCCATTTGGACAAGATGATCTTCCAATGGAAGATGTCTACGATGAAAATGATCAAGATGATGATCCAGAATATTATTCAGAGGATGAAGAAGATGAGGGTCGCCCACTTACAGATTTTCCAGAATTCCAGACAGCAGCTAGCAAAAGACTTGTTTTACCCATTAGGGTATTGTCAACACCAATGGGATTTATTCCTATGAATGATAATACTGCTAGTAGTAAAATATTTAATTTTTGGACAGGACACACAAATTTTAACATAACTAAAAAAGTTGCCCAATTATTGGAAGAAACAGTTGGAGTAGAGACTCTAGATATTTTTACAAGATATAGATTTAGAATAGCTATTGGCAAAGCCTTTAAGGACTCGGATATTATGAGAGATATTAACAGTAGAATATATGGGGTCTTGGACTAATATGTCTAATAGTAACTTAAATACAAACAATAATATAATTAGTGATCTAGAACTACAGTCTTTACATGTTCATAATTTAGATATAAAAAATAGAGAAATATTTTTACACGCACATATGGACGGGGATGTTGATAACGGAGTAGATTATAGATCTGCTGTAATATTTGAAAAAAATTTAAGATACCTGAATTTACTGTCTCATGAGCCAATACTAATACATATGCATATTCCAGGAGGAGACTGGGAAGACTGCTTGGGAATATATGATGCTATTAAATTTTCCAAAGCTAAAACTATTATACTAGCATATGCCAAAGTTCAATCATGCAGTAGTATTATTTTACAGGCCTCAAATATTCGGGTCATAATGCCAAATGTAAATATGCTAATACATTATGGATCTATTAGTTTAGATGCTGAGCACTCAAAAGCAGCAGCTAGTAGTGTTAGATGGAATGAAAAAGAATGTGATAAGATGATAGATATCTTCACAGATATGTGTATAAATAGTGAGATATATGTTGAGAAGAATTGGAAACGAATGATGGCCAGAAAACATATACAGTCTCAACTAGCAAATCAGTTAGATTGGATATTATCAGCAGAAGATACTGTTAGATATGGGTTTGCTGATGGGGTTTTGGGTAGTAAAAAATATCCGACTATAGATTCACTTAAAAAAATTAAATAATTATTATGCACATAGAATATTCATATTACGATTCATCATCAAATGAGATAGAAACAAAAGAGATAATATCAAAAGTTATCAAATACCCAGTAAATACCATTGCTGTTTTGCCAACATATTTAAGATCAGTTAAGACTATTATCCCATCTAATATAGAATTATGTTGCCCCATCGATTATCCACTGGGAATTATAGATAATAAATCCAGAATTAGTATATTGGAGGGGGCCATTAAAAATGGTGCAAAGAGTGTGGATATAGTTTGTCCTTCATATATTTTATGCAATAGGAAATATGACAAGTTTAGAGAAGAGATAAAAGAAGCTGTTACTATTTGTTCTAATAATAATATTAAATTAAGATATATGTTGGAGTATAGGATATATTCATATGAGTTGTTGTATAAAATAGCCCAGATATTATTAGATCATGGGGTCACTACAATATTGCCCTCAACAGGATATTTATTGGACGATATTAATGATAATATTTTAGCTTGTGTATTGATTCATAAAAAAGTGGCTAATATGAATATTATCTGTAATGGCAATGTCTGGAATCAAAAACAGGTAGATACTGTACAAAAGGCTGATTTATATGGACTAAGGGTAAATTCTATTAATGCTCTGAGTATAATATCAGAAAAATCACAAAATAATTCATAGAAATAGATTTAGGTGTATATATAAAGTATGATATGATAAACTTTTTATATGGAGAGAATAAAAATGGCTACAAAGCAAATAGACGGAAGTACAGATGTAACTAAAACATCTACTAAAAATAATGGCGGAGCATCAACTGGTGGCGGTACATCTACAGCTAATAGTAAACTAGATGTTATTCGCACAACCAGAACTCAACCCGCTTTCGGAGGGTCAGTAGTTATTGATGGAATGGATACTAATGAATCTATCTCTGCTAGTACTATTGCTTATAATAATAGTCAGCCTATCGGCATGAGGGTATCATCTACAATTTCTGGACAAGCTAATACCATTTTAAGATCTGGTGCTCTTGTTCCTAGTCAAACAAGAAGTATTCATAAAAGAGAGAGTTTCAAAGTTTCAAAAACAGCTACTGCTCTTAGAGCTAATTATTTTAGCAGATATACTGGCTTATGGACAACTCCACCAACATCAACAACAGAGAGTCCTGGTGCAGATCATGCCGCTACTATAACTAGAGCAATTCCTGGTGTAGTAATATACAAATTAGGTCAACCAATTCCTGTAATAAAAGATTACTCAGCTAAAAATACCTGATTATAATTAAGGTACGATATTCTCTAAGATATCATACTTTTATTTTAATAAACTAACTAGCAGCTTGTAAAATGGCTGCTGGTTTTTTTATTACTATAGTGTATTTGTTTAATGAGCGAATCAGCTTGTCGTACTTGGAGAGCATAGAAACAAAAATATGGAGACTATAAGACTATGGCCGGTACATATCTATGCGATATAAATGCATATCCAAACAAGACTGTATGCGATTACGCAAAATGCGCAAAGTGCGGAACAAATAATACTTGGGACACTATAGATCCAATCTGCAATGAAGTTAGACATGAGATGCCGGGTATGCCTGGACAGGGGATTACAAACTACTATCCAGTATGTCCCGCTGGTTATATCTGTTATGGTACTAATCAAATTTTAAATCCTACTACAACAGATAAATCATATGAAGATGATAGATTAAGATGTGTGGGTCCGACACCTCCGTCTCCACCCTCGCCTCCGTCTCCACCTCCTCCACCCCCTCCTCCGCTTCCAGGGTTTCCGGCGTGTCCGGGGTCGATTTCCTTCTGTGATGCATACATTAGCTGTACTGATCTCCCTTTTACCATTAAGTGGGCAGACAGGTATTTGGATGGAGATATCGAAACCATCGATGGAGTTGCTATAACTGATTCAGGAGCGGGAAATTTATTCTCTACTGTTCTGGGAGACTCTAACATAGATGGATATAAGGGCGCAACAATAGGTTATGAAAATTATAGATCTGGCTGGTGGAATGGAACCAGAACATTTAGTTTTACAACACCTATTAAAGATTTAGCTCTTATAATATTTAATTTAGGATCTTCTAGTTCCCCTGTTTCACTAATAACATCAGAAGACTGTCAGATATTGATTAGCGATAGCATACAAATGCCTAGCTCAACTACGATTGATGTTACAAATTTTGCCTCTGGAGAATATTTAATAAATGGATTAAGCAATCCGTCTATATCATTTATTCGTGGTCACAAGTATCTAATTAATGTGAACGCTTTTGGACATCCTTTTTGGATCCAAACAGTTTCGGGCAGTTTCAGAGCAGATAGTGTGTATTCAATTGGAATTACGGGCGGAGGAGCAGATAACGGAACTATAATATTTGAAGTTCCATTTGATGCTCCGAATAATCTTTATTATGCTTGTCAGAACCACTCATCAATGGCTGGCTCTATACTTGTTTCTGGACCTATTGAACCGAAAGGAACCAAGAATAGACTTATTACGTCTTCTTTAGCAGGGGGTAGCGATGGAATTGTTGGATTTCCTGGTACTTATAGTAGCATTACGATAACATGCGATCGTGGTAGTTCTACCGGTTGGTATAAGTGGGGAAAGATATTATGTGGGATACCTCCGTTTATTCCAAAGTTTGGAATTCCAGTACCTACAGATGATGGTTTCACGGTACAGATATCGAACTACACAACTTCCTTCGAACAAATAAAAAACGAAATCATGACCAAGTACACCGTACGTTGGCTGCAAGACGGGCGAGATTTTCTTATCAATGATACGGGTCTGGTCACGGTAACAGGTAAAGCTGCTGGAATGAGTTCGGTATTAACAATAGTGACTGGTACAACAATAAAATATGCTATCGGTGTCTCCCCCAGTACTGAGACTACTGGCTCGGCACAAGTTAAGGGAACCTCGCTATTTACGGCATTAACTCCAATATTTGGCTCCACAACAAGAACATCTGATGGTTTCACGGCACAGATAACCAACTATGACTTGAGCTACATATGGGCTGGAATAGCAACATATGGCAATGTAATAATTAGTGGAACTGGCTTGGTTACAGTAACGGGCTTAGCTGCTGGAATACTGTCGGCAGTAACGATTACAACCACAAAAGCTAGATATGCAATAGGTAGCGGAATTATTAGTGAGCTTTCTCTGTATGTTGCTCTAACCCCAATATTTGGAGCTCCAGTATCAACGGCTACTGGTTTCACAGTACCAATAACTAACTATAATGCTAGCTACACATGGGCTGGATCAGCAACATCGTTGGGCTTGGTATCTGTTAGCAGCACGGGCTTGGTTACAGTGACCGGAGTTGCTGCTGGAACAAGTTCAACAGCGACGATCAGAACAACGAGAACTGGGTATGTCGATGGTACGGCACCAGTCACGGCAAGCTCGCTCTTTGCTGCGTTGACTCCAACATTTGGACCTATAACATCAACATCAAATGGTTTTACAGTACTGATAACTAACTATAACGCTAGCTACACATGGGCTGGATCAGCAACATCATCGGGCTTGGTATCTATTAGCAGCACGGGCTTGGTTACGGTGACCGGAGTGGCTGCTGCAACGAGTTCAACAGCGACGATCAGAACGACGAGGACTGGATATGTTAGTGGATCATCACTAATTATAGGAGTTTCATTAAGTGGTTCAAATCCGCCTCCACCCTCACCTCCGTCTCCACCCTCACCTCCGTCTCCACCCTCACCTCCGTCTCCACCCTCACCTCCGTCTCCACCCTCGCCTCCGTCTCCACCCTCACCTCCGTCTCCACCCTCACCTCCGT